AATTCAAGGAATTACGGGCATACAAGGAGTTCAGGGAATAACAGGTCAGCAAGCTATAACAGGTTCGCAAGGTGTACAAGGAATAACAGGAATTCAGGGAATAACAGGAATTCAGGGAATAACAGGAATTCAGGGAATAACAGGTCAGCAGGCTATAACAGGTTCACAAGGTGTGCAAGGAATAACAGGAATTCAGGGAATAACAGGTTCACAAGGTGTGCAGGGAATAACAGGCATTCGAGGAATAACGGGTATTCGAGGAATAACGGGTATTGGTGGAATAACAGGAAGTGGTGGAATTACTGGGGCTAATGGAATTACAGGTATTCAAGGACGAACAGGTCTTGAAGGCAGTGCTACAGGAATTTTAAATATCATTTTAGATGGAGGTGGCGCAGTATTATCGACTGGTGTTAAATTAGACATTGTATTGCCTTATAATTTGAATTTTTCAGCATGGAGATTATTGTCTAGAGAGACAGGATCAATTTCGATTGCATTATGGAAAAATACGTATGCTAATTATCCACCAACACAATCTAACGCTATGCATATTGGTGGGACGGGACCATTTATTGATACTAACATAAAAAATACTAATACTAATATTTCTGGCTGGGGAACGACTACAGGGACAGCGGAAGATATAATTCGAGTTAATATAGATTCTGTTACTAATATACAATTAGTAACATTAGCGTTAAATTATAACAAATTTTAACTATCTGTGAATTTACGATAAAATACTGCAAGAACTTCAAGTTATATAACGACAGAAGATAACAACTACAAGTCCACAGGCATTTATAAGTTTAGCACTATCTGGCAGTTTTATAGATACTAGCAATGATAGTACTGCATTGACAAGTAAACTTACTTTTACAGGAAATGGCATTTTTCAAATAAAATGGCCAGGATTAAGTGGTATAAAAGATTTTTCTAACGATACTTTAGCTTTCTATGGTAATGATACAGTAAAATTAGATAGTCATTATTATTTGGTTAAAAGACTTATATTAAGAACAAATAGGACATGTACATTTAACGCAGGCGATTCTTTAGGAATTTCATATTATATTACGGGCGACTGGAACGGAGCTACATTAAATTCTAATTCTCCAGGATCATATTATTATTTAACTATTCCGTCTACTGTTGGAACGGGTGTTAGAGGAATGCAAATAAGCGATTGCTATAATTATGGCATACCGATGACAGTTAATATGGGGGCAGATAGGGGTCATAATTATGGTATCACATATGTTAAGAAAAATATCTGGTAGAATAATTAAAATTGATGATTTAATTAGTCAATAATAACATATTTAAATGAAGGACGATGTAGATGCATACATTGGGATTAAGCATAATAGTCAGCGACGAAGTGTTTGAAATCGATAGATGTTTAAAAAGTGTTACGCAGGGTTCATTGTTTGATGAAATTGTCGTAACGATGACTGTTAATAATGTAGAAGTCGAATCTGTAATTAAAAAGTACACTGACAAGATATATTTCTTTGAATGGATTAAGGATTTCTCTGCTGCTAGGAATTTTTGCCTCGATAAAATGACGACTGATTTTGTTCTTTGGCTTGATTCAGACGACATCATAACTCTTCAAAATTTTCAAAAACTGCAAGAATTAAAATCTACAATAAATGATCACGACGTGTACATGATCACATATAATTATTTTCATGATAATCAGGGTCGACCGTACATCATTCAACCTCGAGAAAGAATTTTTCGTAGAATTGACTCATTACGTTGGCACGGTGCAATTCATGAAGTATTGTTATGTAATGTAATGCATAAAATATGTCAGCGTAGAGATATTGCCATTGATCATTATCGAATAAAGCCGTTTAACGCATTACGAAATATTGAGATTTTACGACATCAATTTGAATTGCATCCTGATGATGCTAGATATCATTTTTATCTTGGTCGTGATATTGTCGAAGAAGGTTTATTTGGTAAACCAGAATTATTAAATGAAGGATATTCAATACTTGAAGCTTTTTTGAAGAAAAATTATGGTTTTAGTGAAGACCGCGTGATGGCTTGTCTAAAATTGGCGCAATGTTATTTAGCTAAAGGCGACTTTGAAACGGCTAAAAATTATGCGCTTCAGGGCATGACAATATCTGACAAATATGCAGAGCTTTATTTAGTATTAGGTGAAGTTTATAGGGCTTTAGGCAATTATGATCTTGCGATACAGTATAATGAAGAAGCATTGACGAGGAATCTCGATGCAGGTTTTGCTCAAATGCCGGAACAATACAAATTAAAACCTGCTACGAATTTATCATTACTTTATTATTGGAACAAGGGCGACAAAGATAAGTCGTTTCAATATAATAGAATAGCATTGCAGTGTGATCCAAATAATGCAAATTTCTTATATAATCAGAAGGTGTTACTGACTGAAATGTCGACAAAGATATCGGTAATATGGTTTGTGCCGACTTTTAATACACAAAATCCAGTCGTCAGGATTCGTTATTACAATAGTCATTTAGCATTAATTACACTGAACATTCGGTCGATGATCGTGACTGCTTATTATCATTTAAGTATAAATCAAATTGTGCAAGAGACAGCTAATAACGCAGTTTTTGTTTTCACACAAAAATCAGATTTTGATATTAAACTAGCGACGGCTTTAAAAGCTGCAGGAAAAAAAGTCGTAATTGATGTTTGTGAATCATTATTCTATAATGCAGGAGATTTAAACAATATTAATGCTTTTGATATGGTCACTTGTTGTTCAACATATTTATCGCAAGAACTTAAGACGTATGGTATTAATAAGACTAGAGTTATTAAAGACGCTATTGAAGATAGACCGGTCGAACATAATTATGAGAATAATGATCAATTAAAAGCAGTTTACGCAGGTATGGGCGGTAATAGTTTTCTAGTAACTGACGTACTTAAAGATATTATAGAATCTGCGGGTTATGAATTAGTCGTTATAAGTGAATGGGACAATGCAACTAAAAAATGGGACATGAATACTTGGCACGAAGAAATGAACAAGTGCGATGTTTCATTATGTCCTCAAAGGGTCGATATTCAACCTGCAAAATCAAATGTAAAAGTCACTACGGCCATGTCATTGGGGTTGCCTGTCATTGCATCACCTATTTTAGCATATAAAGAAATTATTAGTCACGGAGAAAATGGATATTTATGTGAAACGAAACATGACTGGTACAAAGCGTTAATTGAATTAAAAAGTGGACAAATTAGAAAACAAGTCGGAGAACGAGGGAAATCGTCAATTAGTCATTATACCAGTGTAGCTATAATTAATGAATGGATAGGACTGTTTTATGACATATTACATCAAGAATCGAAGTCTGAATCAAGTGTTATAACTGACATAAAGGTGCGTACGCCGGTAGATATTATTATTTTGAACTACAATAATTTAGACTATTTAAAATTGTGTATAAGTTCTATATTATTAAATACAGATTATCCATATCACATTATAATATCTGATGCAGGCAGCAGTGATAAAGAAGTCTGGGACTATTTTAGTGTTTTAAAAGGTTTTACCATTATTGGTAGTTCTAATATTCGACTTAATTTTTCACAGGCGTGTAATGCTGCAATGTCAGTGTCTAGATCAAAATATTTCGTCATTTTAAATTCTGATGTTATTGTTTCGAAGGGTTGGCTTAATAACCTTGTTGAAAAATTAGGTACAGTGCCACGGTTAGCTGCTTGTGGTGTATTAAGCAATTGCGACAGAGGATGGTTGCACGGTATTGAGGGTCGACCTTTTTATCAAATGCGCACTACGAAAGGAATCGAGTTAGTTCCAGGAATGACAAAGGAACAAATAGATGTCGATGATCTTTATCAATTTATGGAATCATCAAATAAAAATCTTAAAGGTACATTTATTGAACAAGAGTGGATTGCAGCTTATGCAACTATTTTTGTAAGATCAGCTATTAATGAAATTGGTGGATTTGATGAAGAATATAAAAATGGTTGCGAAGATCGCGACATTTGCATACGGCTCAAGAAATATCATTATGTGATTGGACAAGCTATAGACTCGTTCGTTTATCATTTCGGTGGTATATCTCGTGGTGCATATGAAAAAGAATGCTACGATGTTTTTCACGAAGAAGATGTTTATAATCATAATCGTATGTTCAATAAATGGGCAAAAGAAAAAATCGTAATATATACAGGACCGGCTTGGGAAAAATGGGATAAAAATACTGTTAATAAAGGCATGGGAGGGTCAGAGACATGGGCTGCTAGATTAGCTGAACAATTTAGTATTTTAGGTTATGATGTGACAGTCTACAATGACATGGCTGATATGAATGCCACTGTGGTAGAGTCGACGAGTGAAAGATATAGACACTATAGTAAAGTAATTGATGACTTCAAATGTGATTGTATAGATTATTTTATTGCATCGCGCACTACAGACATATTTTCCATTCCATATTTGCACGCCATAAATAAATATGTGATGATACACGATATTTGGTTGTCGCAAGATCCAAATTATAACATTCAAGAATGGCAAATTGATAAATACATGGTATTGAGTGACTGGCATAAGTCTTACGTTATGCAGCATCATAAAATACCTGAGAAAAAGATTGTATTTACTGCTAATGGTAGCGATCAACAGCTTTACGAAAATGCAGATAATGTTCAGAAGAACAATAAAATATTTTATAGTTCTAGTCCTGATCGGGGTCTTTATGAGTTATTGCAAATGTTCCCGAAAATTCGTGAAAAAGTGCCGAATTTAGAATTAGTTGTTGCGTATGGATTTTATAATTGGGAACAAGCGATAAAGCAGCGAGGCAACGAAAACGAATTAACATATTGTAACGCAATTAAACAATTGTTAAATCAGCCGGGTATAAAGTTTATTGGCAGGGTGTCAAAAGAAGAGTTGGCAGAAGAACAGATGCAATGTAAAGCGTGGTTGTATCCTACAGCGTTTTGGGAGACGTTTTGTATTTCTAGCGTTGAAGCAGGTTTAGCTAAATGTGCAATATTATCAACTAAACTTGCAGGATTAATCACGACTGTTGGTGATAGCGGGATATTAATCGATGGTGATAATAAATCGAATACTTATCAAGAAAAATTTATTGAGGAGAGTATTAAGCTGCTAACTAATGAAGAATATAGATTAGCATGGGCTAAAAAAGCGTACGATAAAATGAAACAATATCGATGGGACGTTATAGCTAAAGATTGGAAACACATTTTTGACGCTAGACAAATTAAATGTTTAAATTTGGGATGTAATGATTTATACATATCGGGATTTATAAACATTGACATTAATACTAATATAAAAACTGATTTGAACTATGATATTAGACGATTAAAAGAAAAGTTTGAATATTCATCTATTGATTTTATTTATGCAGGGCATATTATTAATTGTTTATCATTTAATGAAGCTGTGCAAGTAATGAAAGATTGTCACGACATTTTAAAATATAAACACGATATTATTGTCGTCGTGCCAGATTATGAGTACTGTATGAAGAATTGTCTTGTTGAAGAAGCCTCTCAAATTTTGCTTAATAATGGTAATTGTAAAGACATTTATGATGAACAACGTTTAAAGAAATTATTTCAACTTGCATGTTTTCAAAATATCACTCGAATGTCATTATTAGACGTTCCATATATTTTTAAAGTTATAACAAATGGTGAGACTCAGATTCAGCCATGGCAAATAGCTGTTAAAGGATCGAAGCTATGATTAGTATTATTGTTAACGTGACTAATGAAGAGCAGTATAACAATTTTTTCTTACCAGGATTAGAAGAGTCAATCGTTTATACGAAAAAATTAGGTTTTTCAAATTTAGATATTATCGCTATCCGTAGTACTGAATCAATAACAAAAATATATAATGATGGTATTAGACGCGCAAAATACGCTATTAAAGTATTTGTTCATCAAGATGTGAAAGTACTAAATGTTGATTGGATTACAAAATTATTTTATGCGTTTGCTGTAGACTGTGATATTGCTCTTGTCGGTGTTGTTGGTTCAACATTGACAATCGATGATAATTTTTGTGCTATAGATCGAAAGTATAAAATAGGTGAACTATTTCTAGGTAAAAATTATGAAGATGTTCAATATAATATTTTTACAGATAGGTTCGTGCAAGTTCAAGTGATAGATAGATTTTTTATGGCGACGAATAGAAGTATATTTTGGGATGAAAATTTAAAAGAGACAGACCTTTACGATGTTGATTATTGTAATACGATTAATGACATGAAATTGAAAATTGCAACTATGCCGCACAAGATGTGGCATATTGGAGACGCTGCACTTAATAGTGACAGGAGTTATTTCGATAAAAAATGGCAGATTAAACAAAGACGAGAAGGTGATATTAAGTTACATCTCGGTTGTGGTAATAGGAGAAAAGACGGGTACATTAATGTTGATGTTTTCCCCGGTCAGAATGTTGATGAAGTGTTTAGTATCGATTCTATACCTTATGATGATAATTCTGTAACTGCAATATATTCTGAACATGTTTTAGAACATTTACCGTTCAATAGGACGGAAAAAGCGATTAAAGAATTTTATAGGGTTTTAAAAGAGGGCGCAGAATTACATTTAAAAATACCTGACCTCGAACAATGTTGCAAACAATATGTGGCATCAGCGGGCGATGCGTTTAAACGATGGTGGTATAAGTGCACTATTTATGGAATCCAACAGAGTCAAGCCGGTGAACCTGATGAAGCCCAAATACATAAAAGCGGTTTTTCAAAAGACGAAATAAAAATTGTGCTTGAACGAAATGGATTTAAAGTTACATATATTGAAAATTATGATGGGTTTAAAACACCTTCAGTAGAAGTCAAAGCGCTTAAATTGCATGAAAAACTATGAATATGATTGACGCTGTGGACGTAATTATACCACACTATAACAACGTTGACGGCATTAGATCTAGCATTGACGTCATCGTCAAGCATGTCGATTTATGCTGTGTGAATTTATTTATCTCAGATGCCGGTAGCAATGATCAAACGTGGCAAGATTTAAATTTAATTAAAGGTGTGACATTATTAGATAAACAAAACAAGCAAATAGATTATTTTGACGCTTGTAATAATGGCGTGATGAATTCACGCTGTCGATTTTTTGTAATATTAAATCCAGTAATTATTGATACTGAGTTTAGTTTATCTGATGCTGTCGACAAAATGAAGACTATTCCACGAATGGCTGCGTGTAAAGTGTCACAGAATGCAATTATTTTTGCACGATCAGCAGTAATAGAAGACGGACTGTTTAGTGCTAGTTTACATGCGAAATTAAAAAAGCATTATATGCTCGATGAAGCTATCGATTGGTCGACTTTTAATTTTAGTAATAAAAAAAGAACGAGGAAATTAAATTTAGGATGCGGTAATCAAAGAGTTAGTGGATATATTGGTTCAGATATATTTATGTGCAATGGCGTAGATGAAATTTATTCTATGGACAAGATACCTTATAAAGATTCGACGATTGATGGTATTTACTCTGAACATGCATTAGAGCATTTAGAATTTTTAAAAGTCGAATGTGCGTTAAAAGAATGGTATAGGGTTTTAAAAAATGATTGTGAATTAATATTGAAAATACCTGATTTTGAATTGTGTTGTCAATGTTATTTAAATCCTCCAGAACAGGCGTTAAAAGAAGTTGATTTTAATGTCGATTTAGCTAAGCAATGGTTTAAGTACACGATTTTTGGCATACAAGAAAGTTTAGCCGGAGAACCAAATGAAGCGCAAACGCATAGGTCGGGTTATTCTAAATCAGAGATTAAAAAGACGATAGAAAATGCAGGGTTTAAAATTATTACTATTTCAAATTATAATGGCTATGATACTCCTTCAATTGAAGTACATGCAGTGAAATAGTTTCTTTCCTTAATTCTTCCTTAATAAAATCACAATAATTGAGATAGTCCGTAAAACGTATTGAAAAGGATATTTTATGCGAACTTTTAAACGTGGAGATACTGCAGATTCAAGATTCATTTTCATTGACGTAAACACTCGTGAACCGATCGACGTGTTAAGTCCAGTGTATAATATTGTTCATTTTGAATCTAATACTGAATTCGTCGATGTGCCGTCGACAGCATTGACTAGAGTGGGTCTCGGTGAATATTTAGCATCGTGGACGATCCCTGATACTGCTGCAGAAAATGAAACATATTTTGTTACAGCGAGCGGAACACATCCGACTCAAGGCACAAATACTGAGATTGAAGACAGTTATAATGTAGCATCAGCAGCATTCTTTTCTAATATGGTCGTCAAATTTACTAAGGATTAACATGATTTACTTAGGCAAATTATTGACAAAAGACGATCTAAAGATATTTTTCTTTGATATTGATGGCGTTATGCCGATTGATCCCGCAGTTGTTTCATATACGATATTTGATCTTACGCATAACAAGAAAGAGATAATTAGACAAACGATTAATAGTAAACCGATGAGATATGATATAGGTCATTATTTTGTACCCATTCATTTAGATCCATTGATATTTCGAACAGGTCGACATCTTATACAGTGGGCATTTAAAAGATTTACAGATTTAGATACACAAATGGTCAATGATACATTTGATATAACACGGCCAACATATTGGGCGGGTGAATTTTGCAACGTGCCATACGCGGTCGATAAGACAATACCATGAATATAAAAACTGAAAATTTAATATCTTCGATTGTAAGGGCTACAATGTGGCAACATTTACCGGGCTATCAAAGATTCTTAAACGAAATGTCAAATAATAAAGTAAATAAAAGCGATGCTATTAAGATTGTTAGTGCGCTTGAATCAGGACTAGAAGTAGGTTCAATACCGAAAGTCACTAATGTAAATCAATGGACATGTAGAAAAGTAATAGACACAGCATATAAATATGATTTATTGAAGAGGTAAACATGCCAATTGCACACGACATAATAACAAAAAATCTAATAACAGATACCGTATGTGGCTTGTTTAATGGTGGTGCAGTGCTTATGTTCAAGACTGACGCTGATGTAATCGTAGCTCAAATCGCACTTGATGCAATTGCATTTGCTGCTGCGGCGAACGGCGAAGCGATAGCTAACGGATTTCCTAAAACGACTATCGTGTCGATTGCCGGTACTGTTTCTAAATTTGAAATAAGAAATTCATTAGATGCGCCTAAAATATTTGGCACAGTTTCATTACCTGGTAACAATGGTGATATTGAACTTTCAGTGCTTGAATATGCAATAAGTGATCCTATTACATTAGCATCTTTAAATTATAGAGTACTAAGTTAGGAACTTTAATATGAATTTTGGCGGCGTAACAATGAAAGGTTATGATACAATTGCTGCAGCTATTGCTAAGTTGATTCCTGTGTATATTTTTATGAACGATAATCCATTTGATCCTTATTCTGTTTATTACACTATTTATGGTGTTTGCGGTCAAACTATTCAGACGAATCAACAAGCCACAAGATTTACGACGGGTGAATATTATGCTAATTTTCCATGGACTGTGCAGACTGCTACATTAAAAATGGGAACATTTAAAATAGTATGGGATATAAAAGAATCATATTATAGCACTGTAACATCTGTAACAGATGAATTTTCAGTGTATAAAGCACGATCACAATCGTGTCAGGCGCCACATTTGCCGACCGGTTATGATCCAAATAAACGTCAATCTGGTACCGGAAATTTTCCAGATTTTGGTTATCCAAATGCTTGCTGGCAATATTCTTATTCGCAATATAATTTGCAATGGGGTATTACTTGTGGATCGTATGTGAATTTTACAAGGCAATCGGGCACATGTAATTATCCATGTTGCTAAGGATGAAATATGAATGCATTAAGATGTGGCGACACTACTACAAGAGATAATTTAAATGTGTTTATTTATGACAGGACGGGTCGGTTAAAAGACCCATATAGTATAACGTTTGATCTTTATGATGTGACGTCTGGTATACCAGTATTAATCGGTGGACCTGATAGATTACCGATAAAATTCGCTGTTGGTAGTTATTTTGCTCCATGGCAAGTACCGACAAATGAAAATCTTGGATCACATAAAATAGTCTGGAAAATAAAAGAAACAGTTTCTAGTGTGGCTTCTTTAAATCCAGAAGAATTTGAAATTGTTTCAAGACTGACTTTAATAAATGAGGAATATCCAGAACCAATAAAACGATTAATTTTCAAATTGAGAGTCAAATTAAGAGATGTGAATCCGGACAGAGATTATCATTTCTCGCCCCCGACATCATTACAAGAAATAGCGGGATTTACTGAAACACGTGGATATCGGTGGCCAGACGAGTCGTTAGTCAATCATATTGAAGATGCAAGTAATTATATAAATTTATTTCCACCAGCAACAACGTATGATATGATGACATTTCCAGCTGCATGGGAACCATTGATGTTAATGGAAGCTGAAGTTAATGCATTATACGATTTGTCAATTTTATGGGCTAATGAAGAATTTAACTATTCATTAGCTGGAATTTCATTAGATATTAGACGGTCAGACAAATATTCTGGATTAGCTAACCAACTTCAATCTATGGTTGACAAACGACTCGAGACTGCAAAAAAGAGAATACTTTGTACAGTCGGATTACGACAGGATAGATATACATATAGCAGAGGGGCTAGTTTGGGGCCATGGACGAGCGGGCAAAATATAAAGCGCTGGACTGGGTCGAGATTCAATAGGATTCAAATTGGATAGTTTTGACCAAATGGTACCGTGTCCTATTACAGTTCCCATAGCGAACGTAAATTAATCTTGTTTTACGGCATATAATATTAACCATAGGAGGCCTAAAAACAACAACATTAACAACGAGGTGAAACGTGGACTTAGCCATTCATCAATGCAAAGATTGTGGTACAGAAGTTAGAGTTAATAAGTATAGTACATTCTTTAGATGTAAAGAATGCAAAGAAAAACATCGACAACGAACATTAATTGAAAGATCGAAAAACAAATGTACTAATTGCGGAAAAGAGTTTGAAAAAGATATACATTCAAGAGAATATCACTGCCCTGAATGTAAATTAAAAGTAGAAATGTTAAAAACTCATACACGATGTAGTCGATGCTGTAGAATATTACATAGAGATAATTTTCCCATAGGCAATACAACTGTTTGTTTTGATTGTAGAAACAATAGAGAAGAAGAAAAGGAACAGTTAAAAAATAAAATATATTTGCGATCTTGTTATCGTTGTGGAGCCAATGTACAAACTACAAGATTTGCAACTATTGTAATATGCGATAATTGTGAAGAACAAAAGCAATTACAAAAGTTTGAAAAAAAGAAAACGGTATTTATTAGAAAATGTTTAACTTGCGGTTGTGATGTCGAGGTTAAAAGTGGTCACATAACATTTATTCATTGTGATAAATGTAAATCAGAACAACATGAAGCTAAATACAAAAAACGGCAATTTAAAGAAAATTCGTTCAAATGCAAATATTGTGGTAATAGAGAGACTGTCAATGATGAAGATAAAAAAACATATAATTACAAAACCTATGTATGCACTAAGTGTAGAGTAAATATAACGTATAAAGTTAGACGTGTAGAAAAAAGATGCATTGTTTGTGACAAGTTAATGATAGCTGATAAAAGAAGAACGACTGTTGTTTGTAATGAATGTAAGTCTAAAGGATTAAAACCTGACTTAATCAAATTTGGCGTTAAACAGCATTTTGGTTATTATGGTACAGCTTCTGATGGACATAAATGGTGGTCGTTAAATGAACAAGATGTTGAAGAATGGTTAATACATAATAATATACGACACATATGTCAAGCTAGAATCGGTGACACAATAAAGCACGCAGATCAGTATTTACCAGATTATGATTTATATATTGAGATTGATGGTTTGAGTAGAAAAGATGATATTGATTGGAATGGTAAATTATCTTTATATGATAAGTTAAGCTTAAAATATAAAATAGTAAAACCTGTAGAACATCATTATTATATGAACAAAGATAAATGTTTTGAAGAATTAGATAAAGAATTTGAATTTTTGAAACCAATAAATACTACAAATGAAACATCTAGCTAAAATTCAAACTGAGTTTTTGAAATATTCAAATGATGCGCAGTATTTCTTGGACCAGGCGATCAAACGAAATGACAGGAAGGCTATTAATTATTGGTTGAAAATATTGAATAGGAGGGCTAGGAAAAAGTATCCAGCAGAAATTATAACCAATAGAGAGTTTCAAGAGTTAAAGAAACGACCTAATGATAAGATTGAGATCGATAAGGTTAAAAAAGAAGCGATTAAAAAATTTGAGCAGTTAGGTTTTTCAAGCTTGCCCGTTAGAGATATCAAGCCATTGCAAGAATTAACGGATGTAGATAAGAGGAAAGTGTTAAAGAATCATAATGGTGTGCCAAAATATGGTTTTACAGTTAATGGTAATGTATACTTAAATATGAAAGTGATAGATGAGGGCGGAGAGTTTACTTTAGAGGACGTAGTGTATCATGAGTTGGGTCATCATGTTTTTCATAGTCAATATCAGTCCCAGATAATCGAGATAATGAATAAATATGGGTTAGATGAAGATTATGATGAAGATTTTGCTGAGTTATTTAGTTATAAGATGACCGGTAAGTTGAATGACGAGAGTTTGAAGATGTATAAAGTGTTTCGAGATTTTGAGAGTGATGTGTTAGGAAATATAAAAACAGAATTTGAAAAGTATTTGAGTGATACTATTAGTGATGATTTGAGAGGTTTGCCGTTTATTACTAGTGTTAATATTGGTAGAGATTTTTACGATAATTATCAAGTAGTAGCAGAAGATGAAAGAGTGTCTGGTCTAAATACTAGGATAAATGTTAATTTGAGCGATGATCACGTAGAATTTAATACGATTAGTGTTAATAAAAAAGATCGTGGTAAGGGTTATTCTTCAGCGATGGTAAAAGTAATTAATGATGCAATTCTTGGGTCTGAAAAGAAAGATATTCCAGTGTACGTGTCTGATCCTAGAGATCAAAATTTTTGGGAGCATATGAAAGATAAATTTCCTAAATTGAATTGGCGAATATAAAGAATAGTTATGAAATATTTTGCAAGTATTCAGCGTGAATTTTTGAAATATGCTATTGTTTTTTCATCAAAAGAAGAGTTTGAAGAGTACATGAAAAAACATCCTAAGGGTGATAGGCAAAATCATTCAATTAAAGTACCAAAACTTGGCGATGAGGAACATAGCTTAGGTCAATCTAGAATGTTCACTAATAAAGGTTGGTTGTATTTCGACCAAGATGACGAAGGTCGAAAAGATTTAGATGAAGAACGAAGAAAACTACAATCATTTTTAAAGAGGGAAGAATAATGAGACATTTCGCGAGGATTCAGGTCGAATTTTTGAAATTAGTCGCTGATGACATGAGTGGAACAGTTCACAAGGAGAATGAGAAGCGTTTCGAATTGTCTGAATTGCCGGACGAATGTAAAGATCTAAAACCGACGCTTATCAAGCAAGGCACATTAAGACAGTGTAATAATGGTAATAATAATATTGTCGCTTATGCTCGTATTAGGATGAAAAAAGAAGCAGATGATGAGCCGAAATATAGTCTCGGCGTGAAGCATTATCCGTTGCATCAAGAAGCTGAGACCGAAGTTTCGAAAGAGATGTTTGATAGTTTTTATCCCGATAATGTCGATAGGCCTGAAGAGAAACTGCGGTATAGTTTGCCTGGCAAATGGGACGTCGACGTTAAAGACAGCGGTAATAAGATTGTGGCTGAATGCGAAGCAAATGAAGTTAGAGTGCCGAAGCATTGGAAAATTAAGAAGACATTTAAGTATGCAAATTTGACTAGTGATATGGAGACAAGTATAGATAAACCGTCAAAGATTTCAGTGTTTTTGGGTGGTGAGGTCGAAGATAATACGTGGCGGAAAGATTTAAAGAAAATGTATAAAGATTTAGTATTTCTTGATCCGTATGATGACGATTGGAAACCGACTAATAACATTTATGATGAGTGTGCTGCTATGGTCAAGGCTGATAAAGTGATATTTTATAAAGGCGGAGATTTAACGAATAAAGAAAAAGAATTTTTAAAAGCGATTGGTAAGTCGTTTCAAGAATTCAATGATTTAAATTCGCTAAGAAAATACGTGAGTGAATTATGAACAACAAGATTATCGTGGCAATTGATTTTGACGGTACGATTGTGCGAGCAGAAGATCCGACATTGATTAATGTGACAAAAGATTTTGTTTTGTTGCCTCATGCAAAAGAAGTGCTAGATTGGATGTATCAATATTTTTTCTGCATTTTGTGGACGTGTCGTGATGACGTCGCATTGCAAAATGCATTAAGCTTTTTAAGTAGAAATAACATTAAATTTCATGCAATAAATCAAAATGCACCATTTTTAGATTTTCAAACTAGTAATAAAATTTATTTTGATTATAGTATTGATGATAGAACAAGTATGAATAGTATAGATTGGTTAGTGATACGACAATATTTACAGAAAAAATATTTGAAGACTGATGAAGAAACTATCGTTGACAAAGTATTAATTGAGGTCTATCCATGTTAAAGTTTCAATCGTTTTCACCTGATAAAAATAGCACCGGTGTGTCACAGACGACGCCTGTTTATTTTGAGATACGTAATTTACAGACCACGGCTGTTAAAAATACAATAAATGTAAAAATTAATGGCATCGATGCACTAATTAACGGTGTATTTCAGACAGGTTTTTCAGGTGCAATAAATAATAATGTTCACGGCTATGATGTTTATGTTCAACACGTGGTCGTATTTACTCATGGTCAAATAATAAACGTCTGGTTGTCAGTTAATGATAATAATGGATACGCATTTATTGATTCTTATCATTTTACTGTGATAATTAACGATACTGTTGCACCGTCTACGATTGCGAATCCTAAAGGTGGAACGTATGCGTCTCATCAACTCGTACGATTAATTGTAAGTAAGCCATCAAGTATTATTTATTATACGATTGATGGTTTAATGCCGACAACTAGTTCTACTGTGTATTTTAGTCCAATAGTCATCGCGCAAAACACAACATTAAAGTTTTTTAGCATCGATTCTGATGGCAATAGAGATTATGTGCATGTCGAAGTCTATCAGCTTGATGCATCGGTTGACGATCATGTAGTACCAGTCACTACAGCAAGTATTATAAGCGGTACATATTATGATCCAATATCTATAACGTTATCGTGCAGTGAGCCTGCGACAATTTATTGGACGACTGATGGTTCGATACCGACATTAACGAATTATGCAGGTAAAGATAGTTCTGGTACTATAATTAAAGTCACTTCAAATTCGACATTGAAATTTTTTGCAATTGATGAGTTTGGTAATCAAGAAAGCGTTAAAGAAGAAACATACGTTATTAGTTCTAAAGAAAATAACATTGTACCAACAAACGTATTTGTTAATTTTCCATATATTAAGAATACTGTAGATATTTCATGGGATGATATGATGCCGATGCAATCTGAAATTATGGGTTATAACGTCTATCGGTCTCAAGTCGATGCACAATATTTAGAAAACATTGTGTCTCACGATGTATTGACGACAGATAATGTTTATTCTAAAGAAGATGGAACGTTTGTAAAAATTAATACCGATTTGGTAACGACGACATTTTATCGCGATCAATATCTTAATAGAGTCATTCTTAAAGAAGACGTGTCAGATCAATTTAGGTTTTCGACATTAATTGATGTCAATACTGATTTTAGCGGGCAAATTGTTAATAGCGATCAATGGAATGCAATTGATCCTGATAGGTTATTTAATCAATCAGACGGTATAAATTTTATTGATGGGTATGGTAACAATCGTGGAGCATATTTTCAATCAGCATTTATATTATCCGGAGATTTCGATATACAAACTGCATATAAATTATATGATTGGCCGATAACAGATTCAATTGATCATTCTGAGTGCGCATTTATCGTGTCGTATAATCAATATTCATATGTTAAAGTATCGAGAGTTAGATATGAAGCAACAGACTACATTATTAGCGAAGCATTTGTGGATTCGACTAGAATTGGTATAGTCAGAATATTAATATCAGGTGGAGAAGGAAGCATTAGAATTGTTCGATCAGGTCCGACTAATTCTGATATTTCTACTTATTATTATGATGGTAGCACATGGGTACTATTAGATTCTTATATTGATTTTACGAGAAATGATATCCAGGTTAAATTTTATGCAAAAAGTTCTAATGTTGGTATAAATATAAAATTTCTTTATTTTCAGGCGACCACAGCTAACGCAAAATTACCATTAATAAAAGATGTACGAGGCAATTACAGTATTCAAGTTAGACATACGCCAATAGCAACTAGTAGAACTGAAAAATTGTACACAGATCAACTATTTGATGTTGAAGTGTTTATTGATGGTAAAAAAGCTGCCATTAAATCTGTTGATGGATTAAAAGGCGTAATAATTTTAGATACAGAACGACAATACGATCAGACTTTACAAACATGGTACGAACCACCATTACCGTCGGTTCAATCTTTAGTTACGGTTACATATCAGTATAATGTTAATTCAATAAAAATGAATTTGAGCAAGTTACCGTTTTATAAAGTGGTAGCTGTTTTAAGCGATAATTCTGAGACACGTCTTGAATGGTGTCCGTCTATAACGCTTCAGAGCGACAAGTTAGATTATATGTATCTCGAAGCTATACGACGTAATTCGTGGTTGCTTGATCAAGCCGGTGAAAGGGTGCTATTATTTATTCGAAAGACTACGGGTGAAAAATGTAAATGCTATAAACGTAATGAAAGGACTCATGGACAACCTCAAGTTGGTTCTTGTAAGATTTGTTGGGGTACGGGTTTTGTCGGTGGATATGAAGGGCCGTATGAAATTAGGATTTCGCCGTTTCAATCTGAACAAAGAATTAGCATGCAAGAACGAGGTATGAAATTAGAAAATATAGAAAGCACATGGACATCAATATCGCCAATTATAACGCAAAGAGATTTTATCGCTCGTAGAAACAGTCAAATGTATGCAATTGGTCCGATATCTACACCTCAAGTTAGAGGCATTGCGACGCAGCAGCATTTTTCTGTTGAGCATATTGATTCGACTGATATAAGATATGAATTTGTTGCATCATTAAATCTATTTAATTATCAAAGGCAAGTGGGATTAAGAAAACCATTTGCTCATTATACTGATGATCAAGTTATCATTGATGGAGAAGTGACAGAAAATGATAAAATAAGGACAGACAAAGGTGTTGATTTTGATAGTAAAAAAGGACGGACTATAACTTTTGAAAACTCTCTGTTTTAAGGTTTTATAATTCAGAACATTAAAAAGGAGAACATTATGTACCCAGCAGACGTCGATGTAACTCTTAGAAATGCAGCAGCAAATGATTTAATCAGACAGACATATGATTATGATGCTTTTATTGAATTATCAGCATTAACATTTACTCAGGCGAGACTTCAAATTAAGAATACTTTTAATAATTATACTACATCGAAATTGGTGCTAATAGCACCAACAACGCCTGTAACATTATTAATTGGTGATAGCGTCACGCCCGATGGGACGTTGCAATTAAAAGCTATGCTGTATCGAAATTCTACTGATCCAGCACTAGATGTTACTACAACTGTGCAATGGATTACGATTCCGTCGCCGACAGCTATTGTCACTGTTTTAAATGGGTTAGTGACAGCAAATTCTGCTGGCGCAATTCAAATTTATGCAAAAGTTCCAGGTGTTGGAAATCTTGAAACAACTAGATTAACAATAACGGTGGCATAATATGTCAGAAGTTTCATTACCTACTGCGTTAGGTTCACGTCGTGAGACATCGATAAATGATATAGATCATTTACCGTTGGGTAATATACTGTATGAAATAGATAATGAAGTTATACGTAAAAAAAATACAGCGACAAATGAATTGACGACGTCAAATAATTTTTTAGTTAGCATTTTACAGATAATAAAAAATTCAACGACGTCATTGACTGTAAAATATTTTTCAGGTGATAAAATTTATACCAATGAATCATTTATCGATACTGATATTATAACTGTAAGTTATACTTATAATAAAACAGCAGCTGTAACGACGAATTTAAATGACGACACTGAAGGCGTCGAACAAAAGACGATTAATAATCCAGACATTTATGACAGGAATAAGAATTATGATGATTATTCGCAATTGACATACATGAGCAGAAGTTTAGTCGGCAAAGCTTCAAAACAGACAGGAACGACATTACACGACATGCAGATGATGACTGCGTTTGATAAAAAGAACAATACGAGAATCGTACAGCAAGAATATCGAGACTATAAAGAGTCGCATTATAATTTAGTGTCGTCACCGTTTACAACTGCTGAAAAGTTCATTATTCCATGAAATTAAAAATTAATCATTTACGATTAAAAAACGATATTGAACGAGACAATAGACATGATATAATAAATTTACGTAGGAAAAAGAAATATCGAATTGCAAGCGTATTAAAAATATGGCCGGAACATAAAGTCGTAGCAATTATTTATGAAGCTTTGATGCACAATGTGAAATTATTAATTACAGATGATGTAATGATTTTAAATAAAGATTCAATCATTGAAAAAGAATTTGGATTGAAGGTGCAAAATGCAGCTAAAAGTCAAGTTAGTTCAATTTGATACTGATGCATTGAGAAAAAAGAGAGCTGCTATTATTAAAAAAATCGCAACGCGTGGTGTTAAAATTTTTAGGTCTGAAATTACAAAGAGGCGATTAATTAATACCGGTAATTTAAAAGAAAGTGTCGGTGCAACATTAAGGAAGAATGGCGTCACTATTGACATTGGTGCAGATTATGCCGAGATTTTAAATAGGGGTGTTAGAAAACATAAGATGACTTATTTGATTGATAAGGGTCCGATACCGATTGTGACGAAAAAAGGTAAAACGATATTTCGAGTCGCTACTGAAAACGATATTCGACTTAAAGGAAAGTGGCGACATCCGGGATTTAAAAGGGGCCAAGGTTTTTATGATATTAGTGTAAATAAAGTTGAAGATGAATGCAAAGAAATAATATTAAGTGAAGGCCTAGTATGAATATTTCACTCGGCGAAAGGATTTGGTTTGATCATATGAGGGCAATTGTACCAGAATATGTAAGATTAATAGGCCGTGTTATTGGTGAAGTGCAGATAACAGATATTAATAAGAGAGTTTTTTATAATAGAATAATTGATATACCTGCAACTGAAGCTAATAGATCGCAAGATTTATTAAATGCTGTAGCTAAAAAATGGGTCGAAATTGTTCAAGGAAAAGAACATTTAAAAAATTTAACTACTAATAACTATTCGTCTGAAATTATTAGGAGTGAGATACCTATTGCACAACAAACTGTGCAACAAAATGTCGATTTGAAAGACATTAAAAATTATATTGATAAGACATTACAAACTTCGACGACTGCAATATTAGATCAATTAAAAGTGCTACAGTCAAAAGACAATAATTTTGTCGTGAAGAGTGATATTGATAAAAATACAATTGCTGCGATTGTTGAGCAATTGGCTGATAAGATTTCGATTGAAAAACCTGTACAAAAAGACATCATTAAACTCGATAAGCCCGAAGATGTGTTTATAAATCTCGATGAAGATAAAGAGTTAAAAACAAATATCAATGAAGACAATTTGGGCATCGTAACGACAAAGGAAGATAAAAAAGCTAAGTCAATTGCAAAAAAATTAAAAACAATTAAAGGAGATTAATATATGGACATGAAACAACCAAAAAAATTAATAAAAGGAGACAGTGCTATGGAAAAGAATCGCAAACGAGGAATTGGAGCTGACGTTGGAACTGCATTTATCAATAGCGCGATAATTGACGACAATGGTGATGTTAAAATAAAAACTCAACGTGATGCATTTTTTGATATAGAGAACGATAAATTTGCGCGTAATATGCTTAATGCTAATAAAGCGAATTATATTGAGTCTGATGATAGCAAATTATTATATGTTGTCGGTCAAGAAGCTTTAAATTTCGCTAATGTGTTTAAGAAAGAAATTAGACGGCCATTGCAAAAAGGCGTCATTAGCACTCGCGAACCTGAAGCGCTATTGATGATAAAAACAATTATAAAGAATGTGCTTGGTAAACCTGCATGTGAAAATGAAATTTGTAAGTTTTCTGTACCGGCAACGCCAATTGATGCAGATTACAATATAATTTATCACGAGAATATACTTAAATCATTTATTGAGTCATTTGGTTTTAAGGCAGAACCAATTAATGAAGCTAGAGCTATTTGTTATTCTGAACTCGATGAAGAACAATTCACAGGTCTTTCATTAAGCTTCGGGGCCGGAATGGTTAACGTGTGCTGTACATATATGGGAGCTGTGTCAATTGAATTTTCAGTATCTAGAAGTGGTGATTGGATTGATGATAGTGCTGCACAAGCTATTGGTGAAAGAACTGCAAAAATGACAGCGATTAAAGAAGCTGGTATAGATTTATTGATGCCGAAAGATCGTTATGAAGAATCTATAAGTATATTTTATAGAAATTTCATTGCGTACGTAGTTAAATGTTTTGAGAAGAAATTAGCTGAAACAGTAAATGTGCCTGAATTTCCACAACCAATTCCCATAATTTTAGCCGGTGGAACATCGTTGGCAAAGTCATTTGATAAGGTGTTTAAACAGGAAATTGAAAAGATAAAGTTACCGTTTGCAGTAAAAGAAGTTAGATTAGCAGAAGATCAAATGTTTGCCGTCGTAAAAGGCTGCTTATATGCATCAATGTCAGAATATGATGAGGAATAAAACAAAGGAGGATAGAATGAATTTGACAGAAAAAGTGGTTGATCGTATTGTAAAAGAGGCTTGTATTACTAAGCAAGCAAAAATGTTCGATGTCGGTGATGTTGTCACTTTAGTTGATCAAGTTCAAGGTTTGAATAAAGGTTCATTATATAAAGTAACAAAAAATTCAAATCCTGATATGATATCTATCGCTGATTATAATCCCGAAAAAGTTGGCGTTGAACTTGGTAAAGGTAATACTGCTGAATATCAAGGTGAAATGGGAGATGAAATTGGAGAATACAGGGTCGATCATTTTGTACGTTATAACAATGAGCAATAATAATGTTCTATCGTATCACGAATGTCACAAAGAAAATTATAATTCAAGAGCTCCAGGCACTGTTTATTGACCATCCTATATTTGGTGATAATAATCTAGTGATAACTAATAAGTTCCAGTTTCCTGAAAAACCGAAATATGCTATTGTTGTAAAAGCTGCGAGTGCTGATTCAATTAAGTTATCTCTAGATAATTTTAAAGGTACGATTTCTTCTTATACGACATTGGCTAATTTAAAGGGCCAGCCTGGTAGGATGATTGAATGGGTTCGGGAAGATGTTAACAATATAAAAAATGTAGTTAAACCTGGTTTTTATGTAGTCGAAATGATTGATGATGAAAAGTTCATTGTAAAGCCTTATTTAACAGTGGCAGATGAAGTTTTAGAAATTGAAACTAGTGGATTTAAACACGCATTTTTAAAATATAAAAATATAAACCCTGGTAGTGAATGTATAATAAGCGAAACTGCTAGAAAATTACCGAGAGACGATTATTATACTATCGATTATGCGAATGGCGAGGTTACTTTTTTAAAATCGATTGATGATTTTGGTCAATTGACTGTAGATTATCAATACATTGTTGATCAATCAGAACAGTTTGATATCAAACCAGAAACTGCGAACAATACAGCTATTCCTGGTGTAGTAATGGCATTTGGTAACTTTATAAAAAAAGGCGGAATACAGGTCGTAGTCGTATATCCTTCAAGGCAAGAAGTCGCAAAATCATATCTCGGTAAGTGGAAACTTACAATAAATTTGTCGATTGTTGCCCAAGACACAGATACTCAAGAACAATTAGCTGATTTGGCAGCAATGTATTTATGGTCTGTGTTGCAAGACAAATTGGTCGATGATGGTATTTATATTGGTGATTTTAGCTTGGGAGGAGAGTCAGAAGAAGAGGAAGTTAAGACGTCAAATGAATTAGCATTTTTAGCTGATTTATCTTTTTCAGTGGAAGTTGAATGGGAAGCATTTCAACCAATTTTAGGAGTGATAAAGCAAGTGTTTTTAAATAGAGTAGAAGACTTTGGAAAATATGACGATCCTGAGTTTGGTATAAGATCAACAAGATCATTTACAGTCGCACAACGAGGCGTAGATTATAAAGTCGGTTTACAACCAGTTGAATCTTTAACTCCCGTTTTAATTCGACCTGTCCAACGTTATACTCTTATCGGTTCACGAACTCAAGTTTAATGGGACATTATTATGAACGATGAAAAAATTATAGACGATGTCGTTAAAAACACTATTGAAAGTCATCCATCAAAAAAAGAAGAAAAAGGTATTTATTATGACTTTCAAAACACATTGTCAGATCAACAGAAATATAATGACCCTATTAAGCAACGAGAACAATAATACTTTTCTTATTGATTGATTTTTCTTGTAATTCTAACATTACGATTGTTAATGGAACAATAGGAGGATTTCTGTGAGCAATCCTGCAGTTGCATATGTTGGCGATTATTCGTTTTCATTGTCTGATTTAGATGATAATGGTCGTAAAAGATATGTCATGGCTGTCCAAAGAGGAAAGCCAGTTCTTGATAAAGAATTGACAGAGACGGCGTACCGTGGTCTCGAGTTTGTTAGACGATATTTAGAAAGAAATATCGGTGATTGTGCACTCGGTGCTAATTCATTTAAAATAATGGAAAATGTCGCTGATAATTCGAGCAATTTTAAAGTTTTAGGTGGAACGTCTGATAAACCTGCAGTTTTAGTACTTAAGGGATTTCCATTAGTATTGTTTGGTGATATTACTTATAAACAACAAGGGTCTGGTGGATCGTTAACTGATGATTATTTTACTAATACGACTATACCGGCCATAAGCGTACCGGTTGCACCAAGAGTAGACACTGTTTACATCGACATGTATTTAGCTGAAGTCAGCAGTGAACCTGGCAGCGAATATCAAGACTCTTCAATAAAAGATCCATCGCTTGCTATACAATCTGCAAATAGATTTAGAATAGTTCAAGACTTTTTAGTTGCAGAAGGCACAACTTCTATACCGGCCGACGGACTAGATGCTAATAATGTTTATCATCGATATATTAAACTTGCAGAAATTCAGCGTCGAACAAGCGATCCCCAAATTTTGCAAGCAGACATCACAGATAAACGATTACCAATAATAAGTCCTGACGGTGGGACTACAATATATCAACAAGGCGTATCGACATTAGAATCATTATCGAATGGCACGGGAAACCTCGACGTTGACAATGTTGTTATAGAAGACGATTTGACAGTTCACGGCACTGTCACTATTATAGATCAGACACACGTACACCAAGAGAAATTAACTATTACATGCGACACTGCAAGTACAGATGCAGTTACAATTAATAAATCACTTTCAGGTGACGGAATCGTAATAAACAAATCTAGTGGAACAGGATATGCAATACACGTCACAGCTGGTACATCAAAATTATCATCATTATCAGTGAACAGCGTTGATGTTGATGAATTTTCTAATGATGGCACATTGGCAGGTAATTCAGATCTAGCTGTACCGACTGAAAAAGCTGTAAAAACATACGTTGATTATACAAGCGGTGGTGGTTTTGGGACAACAAATCAAATTGCAAGATTTGTAAGTCCCACTGTTATTCGCAATTCAAATTTAAATGATGACAATGTGCGACTATTGATTAATTTAGTAACTGTATTTCAAGATACTTCTTTAGGTTCTATAGGTGGACAAGGTTATTATGTAAGAAATGTAAATTTAAATGGTTTCACATATCTTAGAGCAGAAGGTCCTTTTCCTAGCAGTGGATTATCTTTAAATGCATATCTTGATTTTACTGCCGGTGCAGTTTTTGGGATAACTAAAGCTAGAACAAATCACTTGTTATCAACTAATGATGCTAATGCATTATTTATTGAACAACAATCTAACAAACCAATTTATATCGGCAATAACGGCATTTGTGCGATAACAGTCAATAGTGTTGGTCATGTTGGTATTGGCGGCACATTCGTACCTTATCCATTTTGTTCGTTTGTCCAGTCTTATTTTGGCAGTAATGTTGGTATAATGGTTACACCGACTGTCGGTTTAAGTTTAAATGTTTATGGAATGTCGTTCTTTTCAAGTGTACTAAGTGGCGGTGTTTCTCTTAGCGATAATACTCGTGCGAGTCAAATAGTTACTCATGCGACAGCAACTGCTGATCCTGGTAAATTTCATTGGTCATTAGGCGTCGGTTCAACTGTTAGTGACTTAAGGTGGAGGATTGGTTTAATAAATACTGATAGCGGTAATGCTGGATCAGACTTAATTATTAACAGACGAAATTCTGGAAATGATGTAAAAACGCTCATCATTAAACGTGATACAGGATGTGTCGGTATTGGCACGACTGATAATGCAGGCAGCCCATTTACTTCCACATTAACACTGTTTAACAGTAGCAATAACACATTACAACTCATAGGAACAGGACCGTACAATTCTTATGGAACTATATATTGGAGCGATGCGAACACTTATTTACAAGAATACAGTTATAGTAGATTAAAATTCGCTGCATATTATGGCATGTTTTTTGATACTTATATTGGCATAAACACAGAATCTGATATAAATTATAGATTAAAAGTTAACAGTAATGCATATTTCACAGATGATACTTATATTGGTGTTAAAATAAATGACGTCGACACGATCAGTACAATTGTGACTGAAAATGTGGCTGGCAGTGATTCTAACGATTATGTCAACGCGGCTTCTATTGATGTTTTAAACGATTTAATACCTGTCGTTAACGTTTATGAATATGGTGAAACAGTTAGAATACATGCACCCTATGGAGGAAATTTACCGAGTCCATTGGTTGAAGGCGTTGATTATTATGTCTTGGCAATTAGTCCTGGATGGATAGCACTTGCATTAACAAAATATAATGCTATACATTCTATATACATCGATATAACGGATCAAGGTACTGGCGTTGCATATGATGTTCTTCGTCGTAAACACGTTAAGCATTTTACATTATCATCAGGTTTTGGTACATCTGCTGTAAGGTGGACAATTGGTTTATTAAGCACAGAAGAAGGATCTGATACTGGATCAGATTTATGCATTAGACATTATGATGACACCGGTAATATAAAAAGTAGAGTAATGCCACCGATTACAATTAAACGAAGTGTTAATTGGATTGGTATTTATAATGCTGATCCTGAATATTTAGTAGATATTGGTGATCCTTATTCAGATCAATGGTCAAGAATTTCAGGCAATTTATATGTGGGTAGTTTATATCCCACTACATCAGCTATTGGATTGCCTACGATTGGTGACGCTGCACGATTTTTTAATTCTGGATATATAACAGATATGGCGATCGCCAATATTCGTGGTAAATTTATATCTGAAGGTGGAAATAATAATCTTACTGTAAATGTGCAAAACGGACAATTTGTAACGGTTTCAGCTGGTCCCGGCACGATTTTTGGCGGTGGTGCACATTGGCAATTGTGGACAGATTTTTATCCTTCTAATTTAAGATGGGGATTTAATTTAATTAATTCTGAATCGGGAGCAAATACAGGCAGCGATTTGTATTTATTATGTTATGATGACGCTGGTGCTATTTTAAATGTAGCAATTCGTTTTAAAAGATCAACCGGTTATGTTGGTATAGCAATAACAACTGATCCTTTTTATGCCCTTGATGTCGGGGCGTCAGTAAGATTTCAAGCAACAGCATATGTTGGCAGCTTACAAAGATCGACTGCAAGTTCATCAATCGGAACTCAGGCTTCGCCATTTTTTAATGCATACGTAAGCAGTATTTATACTAGTACACTTCATGCAGACACTTTAATGCCTCGAACGCCGGCAGAGGGTGGCAGCAATAGATTAGTGTTAAACATGGCTGCCGGTGGTGAATTTGCAACTTATATACCGACTGCTGGTACAGCGATTATGTCTCATTGGCATTTGGCTACGACCGCTCTTATATCTGGTCGACGGTGGTCGTGGGGGATGCATAATAATGAAACGGGCGGTGGCAGTGGTTACGGTGGCAGCGACTTAGTACTTAATCGAAGTAATAATTCTGGTATAACAGATAGCACGCCGATAATAGAATGTAATAGAAGCACAGGCGTAGTATCAATTAATGATATTAGGACACGTAATTTTCCGGAAGGATATATTGATGGTTTGGAAATGAGTTGGCAATTAGTTGGCGGCGATATTTATACAATTTACTTCTCTTCAGGTGTGGCTGCTATTAATCTTAATGCTAGTAATAGAATGATAAAAAGTTCAGGTTGTTCTAAACGTGTGCTTAATATGGGATCATTTGTTCCCTGGGTTGCCGGCAATAATAATGGTGGTGTAGCATCTACAGTTCTTAATTTGCCACCATTGTCTATCACGGGCACTGAAATTGCGACTGCAGATTTTACGCCATTGAATCCTGCAGATTTAACTAATATTATGGAGGGCGATATTTTTCAATGCTATTTTCCTGGTAATAGCAATTTTGGTATTACAGGGGCTGCAAAGGTGCTATCAAAAACAGGCACGACTGTTACATTTGATAATCCTTTTTTAGCAGCTGGTGCATTGTCTATAGTTTTTGTTGGTCGGTGGCTACATGCATTTGCAGTGACAAATATAGATGACATAAATTCGTGCGATTTTGGATTTGATACGTCTTTTTATGGTTCAAATTTACTGGCAATGACATCACCAATGTCAGCTGCACGACGAGTTGGATCTATTTTAGTAATGCGAGATTTTTCGACGATGACGCCGCTTATAAGACCATTCACTCAACAAAGTGATTATTTTATATTTGCACAATCAACGAATATTAATTACAATTTACATTGGTTTAATGTACAGACTCCTGCATTACAATCACAATATTCTGTTAGATTACTTACACCACCAGAAGTTAATTGCAAGGCTAAATTTATTATTAATATTCATAATGCGTCTGCGTCAACTGTTAGATATTTAGTCACTGACGGTAATGCGACTGTACCGACAATGCCAGTAGCAACATATATTTATGTGCCTGCTTTTATAGGTGAGCACACGACGATTTATGAAGTAGGCACAAGCACGAATTCAAAGTTTTATATGTCATTTCTCAACGGTGGTACAGTATCGTGGCAAATGGGTTCAATGCAATTGGGTTACACAGATTTTAGAGGTAAAAGATGAGATCAAAATTAACATGTTTACAAAAAAATTCGTTTTCGAAAAATGTTTCAATAGTTAGAAATAAAGATAAAAATTTTAAAAATAAAAATGAATTAGTTGAATTTATACAAAATATAAAAATAGCTAGCACTGATGTATACACAGTTGACTTGTATATAAAGTGTGCATGCGGTAAAGAACATATATTCAAATCTGTAAATGAACTGTCAGCTTCAAATTTGGTATGCAATTGCGGGCAAATGATTATTGAATATAAATGACGTCATAATGTGGCTGCTAACGTTATTAAAAAAGCTGTTGAGAAAATCAACAGCTTTTTTATTGTTTTATTGTCGATAATCTGGTCGAGCAATAATCGATGAGAATGAATAATTAAGACTATCTTGTGAAACGTTAATTGATACAGAATCATTATTAATTGACATTGTTTTAATGATGCTAGTGTTAGTGTCAAGTTTACTAATAGTAGTTATTAATCCTGATGTAATAGTCGGAGTCAATGAATCAATTGCTCCGTTAATCATTTTGTGATATTTATGAACTACATCAGTAAATGTTGATGTAATTGTTATTGTATCATTCATATTAATATACTTACCAGTCTGGGTGCCATTTAAAATTATCGTCGTGTCTGAATCATTCAATTGAAAAGTCGCTGTTAAATCATAATTAAGTCTTATGCATTCGATTACATCAAATTGTCGACCGTTACTGGCAATTGCTTTCTTTTCCTTAATAGCTTGACTCTTGTAAATGCCAGATGTCGGTAAATATTTTGGACCAATGCTGTTCTGATAGGGAATATAGATATTCCCGCTTTCATGAAGAAATTTATGAGCTTCAACAGTGTCTATAAATATAATAGTATCATAAGTCGAATTTGAATCAAATAAAGTCGATGAATTGGTTTTAAAAGCGTATATTGGAATTGGAAATGAATCATAATTCTGCCAAGTGCAAAATATATTACTATGAATAATCAATTCATAATTGTGATCGATTCTTGTCAGGAAAGAAAGAAGCAGATTTGTGAACGTTGAATCGTAAATTGCAGCAGTATCAACAATTACTTGCTTTTCAGATAAGGTAAATAGCGCGCCAATTTCTGGTTCATTAATTTGATTGACAGTAATTGTACCGACATCGACGTTGCCATATCGATTTGAGAAGCTGTATTGATTGCTGCAGCCGATGTAATTGGTATCAGTGTTATTGAACACTTTTACGTATAATGAATATTTTTTTGACAGGTCAGATGCAAAATATGCGAAAGTGCTAAATCGAATTGTTCCGTTCACTTCCATTGATTCGAGGCTCAATACTTGCTGATTTGTAGGATGATCTGATTCCCACAACACAGCTTCTACTTTACCAATATTAGTCATTTGCACGTGACCAAATATTTCTCGTTGAATGATGAATGTTGTCGGTAAAGTATCAATTAACGATGAAATTTGAATGTCATCTATGACGATACTATCTTTTGAAATTTGCAATGTGTCTGCATCAATCAATGTTTTTGCTAAAGCAAAATATGACTGACAGTTAGTTAAATTGATTTTAGTCGATTGTGTATTAATGATTTTGCTTTGGTAAAAAGAATTGTCAATTTGCACTTTGAGAATATAACAAGCAGAAGACAATTTAGGATAAGATATCAAATTACTTCCGGCAGGTAAAGATTTATTGATTGACATTACGCTTTTACCATTTAAGGAATAAATGTTAAATTGTACTTTTGCCGGTTTTACGAGGTTAAAGTTTAAGAACGATTCTGTTATTTGCACCGATAAGACGTCTAATTGATGCGTTGGTAAGTTATAAATAACGGGCAGCTTTGTACCTTGCAAATGGTACGAACCGTCCGACGTCGTTGTAGACTTAAGTTGTGTATGCAGCAATTGAACTACGGCATTTACAACAGGACTACCATTGTTATTCACGATTTTGCCCGACAAATCTACAGGTTGATTTGCCATTGCAAGACCGACAATAAGACACACGAGAAGCATCGACCAACGAATCATAAAACCTCCCTTTAAGGGTTGAAGATTTTCTATGACTTTTCAGATAAACGAGATTGAACCCATCTCCTGTCCTAATACTATAATCAGGTTGAAAATGTTAGTGGGTTTCAAAATGTGGTTGTTTAAATAGTTATTTTATTATTGGTATTTTATAGGCAGATTATAATAATGCGTAGATTGTCAATATGTGGCGGTATTCTAATGGTTTTATTTTTAGTTCAATTATGATTGCAATTTCCTTTATAATAGTCTAAATTATAGCGGCCAACGACTAAAAGATTTAATTAGATTCACCCTCATTTGAGTATTCCAGAATAACAAAATAAGTTACTATTTTGAAAGGACGTTATTATGGCAGCATTTGTATCAGGTTATCTTGCGCCAGGCGTTTATGACAGAACGCTGTTAGACCCTAATGTTGCGAGTTTATTGGGTGGTCTTAGAATTCCAATCGTTATTGGAACTGGTCAAGAACAAAAGTCGTTATTGAATCAAGACATGGTTCGCGGTTCGTCAGCTTCAGTAGATAACAAAGCGTCAAATGAAGATGTGTCATCTCAAGCTGATGGTGCAAATACCGTATTCCAAGTCACATATTTTCCTATTGTAACAGGTGAGGGTAGCGGAATTGTTACTAATAGGGTGTCAGACATCACTGTAAAAGTCAATAATAATCCAGTGCCGGTTACTCGAGTCGATGGACTTAACGGTTTAGTCACGTTACAAATACCACCTGCAGCTACAGATAGTGTTTCTATTACGTATTATTTTAAATTGACAGATACAAAAGTCGATAATGAAAATGTGTCTGATCAAGCTACAGGTAGTAATAGAACGTTTTATACGCATTATAAGCCGATTACTGATGGTCGAGGAAGTGGAACGCCGACTACGACGATCACTGACGTTGTTGCTAAAGTAAATTCGTTAGTTGTTACCATTTCTGAAGTCAATGGCACTGATGGTACTGTAGTTTTAACAAATCCGCCCGGTGGATCTGATACAGTGACACTTTCATATTGGTTTAATCAATATGCAGACACTTTTGATCTTTTGCCGCAAAATAATTTAACGAGCGTTTTGTCTGTTGGCGATTCACCAGATCTTAATAATTATATTGAAGGTGTTGATTTTATTATTCTTGATGGTGATAAGATTCAATGGGGTGCGGGTTTCAAACTCAGCGTCATAACTCATACTTCAGGTTCAGTCTATTTTGATGATACTCAGATTTCAACACTTTTGGTTGACGATCGTATTATTTTAGAAGACGTGTCGAGTCAATTTACTGGTGTTGAAAATCATTGTGTTGTTCGGTATTTACCGATTGTTGATGGTAATGGTAGAGATATCGTGACAGACGATCCTACTAAAGTTAAAGCTTATGTTAATAGCACTGAAGTTGATGTCACAAGAGTTGATGGTGCTACGGGTACAATTTATCTCAAGAATATTCCGGCACCCGCAACTAGAGTAGAAGTATCATATTGGAGAAGTGAATTAATTGATGAGACTTATACTCTTGAAGTTGTGACTGCCGGTGTTGCCGGTGTAGGAACTTACAAGATTACGACCGTTGTTCAAGGCTCATTGTATAATGTCAAGGTCACCGGTTATACGTCTATTGTCACACCTACAATGATGGATTCTCTTGGTGCTCATTTAAAAGCTAATAAGAATAGAGCCGTTGATGAAGTCGTAACATTGACATTTACAAGCGCGACTGAATTCACTGTTACATCTTCAAATCCCGATGGTACAGGTACAGGCACGACAACCACTGGCAAAACAGGACATACGTTTATAGATTCAATAACCGGACTTCAATTTACAATTACGCCTGATGCCGGTTATTCTGGTGGTGATACTATTACTCTTAAATGTCATAATGATGACGTGCCTGGCACGCGATCAGCCGGTCCTGGAACAGGTACAGCAGGTCCATTTGAAACAGGCGTGTCGATTACAAATTATGTAATTCCCGGTGCTAGAGTAATTGTTTCTGATACAGCAAATACAGTATCAGCTGATAAAACTAATATACAGACTTTTGATAAAGCTGGTAGTGAACCCGCTGTTGGTTCGACATATTATATTAGCTACTATTATCAGAAGGATGATTTTGAGCCTAAAGTTTTTACTAAATTTAAAGATATTACGTCTGAATATGGCGATTTGGCTATTGGTAATGCTATTACATTATCAGCATTTTTGATGATGATTAATGGCGCTGTTGCAGTTATGTGCAAGCAAGTGCTAAAAGAAACGGGCGAAGACACTGCGACAGACCAAGCTTATATAGATGCGCTTAAGGAAATTGAGAAACCAGTTAATGGTATTAAACCTCGAGTTATTCATGTTACCACTACATCTCAGACTGTGATTGCTGCACTTAAAACACATTTGGCACAAATGTCGTCTGAACGTAGACGGTCAGAAAGGACAGCTTTTATTGGATTTGCAGTTGGAACAGAACCTCAAGACGCTGCAAATTATGCAAAGTCTCTTAGTTATGGTCGTCTTGTAGCTGTTTATCCTGATGGTGCAATAATTGGATTGACAGATGAACGAGGTGTAGAATCTGAATACATTCTCGATGGCAGCTATATGGCTGCTGCGCTTACAGGATTGAACATTAGTACAGCGTATGATGTTGCAGAACCAATGACTCGAAAGACGATTACTGGTTTTAAGAGACTTATTAGAGTCATGGACGAAGTTGAAATGGATGAGACTGCTTCTGCCGGTGTAACAATAATTCAAGACGAATCTGGAGTAATGAAAGTTCGTCATGCATTGACGACTGATATTGGCAACGTATTTAATAAAGCGCCAAATATCATAACGATCATGGACGAAACACAGATTCAAGCTCGAGCAGCGCTCGACCAATATATTGGTAAGAAATTCTTACCTAATACGGCCGGTAACGTTGCTTCTACATTAGCTGCCACACTTTCAGCATTAAAAGAAGCAGAGATTATTTCTGATTATGCGAATGTTACTGCTGAACCTTCAGATACTGATCCTAATTATTTGGTCGCTGAAGCTTTCTATAAACCAGTATTTGAATTATCATATATCAGAATAACATTCAATATTAGAGCAAAACTCTAAATGAAGGTCGCTTTCAATAATACTAGGTACAAGGATCATCCGGAAGATAAAGATACGGATGATTCTTGGTTGTTTACTGAATCAGGAGCTGAAAGGGTTCATCCGGGTCAACTCGGTCTTGATAAAGATAATTATCTTTACAATGATACGAACGCTGACAAGTATAATGCAGGTAAAGATATTCAACAAGTGCATGGTCAACCTAAAGGAGTGACACCCGATCTTGGTCCAGTAAATCAATTTGAAAGTGACAAGAAAGTTTTTGATGATGATTCAGTAAAATCGTTTAATAATGAAGAACAATTGATTCAAGACATCATACACAAGCGGAGGTAACTTATGGCATCGAATAGTTACATTTATCAACAGGGTTCAACTCCTAATACTAGTTTGTTGAATAGCCAAAAAGTAAAAGTATATACTGCACATCCGGGCGGGGCTGATCCTACTGCTAATCAAATTGGAATCCTTCAATCTTGGGCACCGTCTCAGTCTAGACCGACAGAACCAGTAAGAGGCATTGGTCACGGTGACAGAGTCGCCGAACAATCTGTCGGTGTGACAGAATTAACGGGATCGCTTAGCATTGCAGTCATGTATTTAGTAAACATTATGCAAGTGCTCGGTTACAATGCGGGTGCTTCTGGTGCAGTTCGCTCTTTGAAGCATCACAGGTGGCCGTTTGATATTAAAGAACAAATCATTATTCCTGATTTTATTCAAAGAGATTTAACATATCAGCAAGGTTCGAACAAGACTGCCGGTGTGTCGAATGGCAATATTATTCAGACATACTATGAAGGTTGCTGGATGCAGGATTATAACATCACATTTGAAATCGGAGCTTCAACGATAATGCAAGACTGCACCGTTAATATTACGGATGTATATGATCCAGCCGTTGGCCGCGGCTTTTATGGTGAATCACTAGTTGATAGAGACATTACAACTATCAGCAAGCTCATTCGTCTTACGTAATTTTTACATCTGTAATCCCGCCGAGGTGCTCATTGACCAGAAATGGGAGAGCACCTTTTTCTTCTTCAATTCTTCGTTATATTCTTGTAAATTTTTTGTAATAAGTTTATACTATTACAATAGGTGAATTATGTAATCAATTAATCAAGATTAATTTCTAGACTTAGAGGATTCATCTTATGGATGATATGTTTACTGATATTAGATCTCTAATCTTTAATGGTTTTATTGCAGAAACAATAAAATTTGATGAATTTATCGTCACAATTCACACACTCGGAACAGCTGAAGAAAATAGTATTATTGAGACGTATGAACACTTGCCGAACGAATACAATTTAATGGCTGCTGTTGACACAGTGCAAAGAGCAGTATATTTTATTAATGGTTGTAAAATAACTGATGAAACTAAAAAGCTTATATACGATTGGCCACGACAAATTATTACAAAAATTTTTGATATATACTTGACAATGGCTGACCGAGTACGTACAGCCACAAAGCTTATCAATGAATTTATAAAAACTGATGAATCAAAGTTACGATGGGCTGTAATAAAGTCGACTAAAACAAGTCTTAATAGTGTCGCTATTACTGGAAATATTGAATTAGAATCTAGGGGGTTGTCGTATATTCAACAAGTATGGATTTTTTTAAATCAACAAGAAGACTCAGTCGAACAAAATAAGCTCGATTGGAATAAAGTTGAATATATGACAGATACTATTTGCACATTTGTGAATCCAAAGGCGATGCAACAAGTGCAGAGCAGGAAAAAATTGTTGCAAGATGAACAAGCAATTAAAGAAAAAAGAAATGAAATTCAACAGATTGAACAAGATTCAAAGGAGAAACTCATGATTGAAAATACGGCTGATGAATTATTTGATGCTTTAAGTAGGAAGCAAAGCGAAACTGTGCTGCAATATCACGACCGTGTTGAAAAATCGATAGTTAAAGCATTTTCTGAAGATGAACACGATAAAATCATTCGCGAATATGAGGAAAACGAATTTAGAAAACAATTACGGATAAAGAAAGAAAATGCTAGACGCGCGAAAATATTACATGAAAAGAAGATGGTTAATGCGATCGTTATAGACGTACCGGCGCTTAAAGGTATCGAAGTAGGATTTCATCAAGTATCGACGCTCGGTGATGATATTATAGAAGTCCAAGAAACAGGATTATGGATTGTTAACAATGTTGATTATGCTGATGTTGTGTCGATAACTTCGTTTAGTTTACTTAAGAATAGAGATAAAATTTTTAAAGAAGTAACAGGCGAAACAGATGAAGAAACAATGAAATATATTGAACAATATTTACAAGAAGAAGAACAAGAGAAATCAGACGTAGTTAAAAGAATTGAGGTATTACAAAAGACGTTAGATCCTAATGAGACAATGCTTGATAAAAGAGAAAGAATTATAGTTTCAAATAAAAATAAATTTGAAAGTCAACAACAGGAAATGATTAATCAAATTCAAAAAGAACAACGATAGATTAAAAGGAGATAATATGTCGATTAAAAAATTTGAAGACCCATTACTGGTAATGAATGCAATAGCTGAGCTAAGACATAGATCAAAAGATGTAATCGTTGACGCTAATTTTAGTGTTACAATTAGATCATTGGGTGCTAAAGATGAAACTGATTCGTTTATTGCTTGTATGAATTTATGGGGTCAGGCATTTATTTATCAACATAAGCTCGAGACGTTATCCAGAGCTATTACTCATGTTAATAAGATATCTTTAGACAAATTAAGTACTGATGAGAAAAGAAATATAATTTCGACATGGAGTCAGGATTTAGTTGATGAATTATATTTAGAATATGCAAAGCTATTGGGATCGTTAGATGAGTTTTTTAAGAATATCGAGTTGACAGCTCAAACAAATGTTATTGGTGTAAAAGACGCAGAAGCAAAAAGGGCGATAATGAAAAAAGAATCAGATTCAAAGGAGATTAAGAATGGCTGATGAAAATGAAACAAAAGCATTAGATGCATTAAAATCGCTTGAATCGTATAAATATCAAGAGAGAGCAGTCACGGTCAGCGATGTCAAAATAGTTTTGGCACCGCTAATGTCAAAAGAAGTAATAGAAATATTTGAAAATAGTAATAAGTATAATGATACAGAAGCAAGTGTACAGTCATTGAAAGTCGAAACTGTCGCTAGAGCTATAATATCAGTTAATGATATTAAGTTAGATCCAAAGGGAATGTTAAAACAAAAATTAGATATTGTATTGTCATTTGGTGATGAATTAGTGGATTATTTATTTAGTGAGTATTGTATTTTAGATAAAGTGATTAAGTTGGCTGTTGAACAAAAAGAATTTAATGAAGTTGATGCGAGAGGTGCTGCTGAAATAAAGGATGAAAAGAAGGGTTAAAAAATGGCTCGTAAATCTAAAATTATATTAGATGTTGATTTTGGCGAAATTGACGAGTCTAGAGTGAAAGAATTGAGTAAACATCTCGGTGAGAAATTCCGTAAAGAGCATATAGATTTTGGATGGACTGAAGTCGAGAAATCGATTACCGGTGTTCAAAAGCAATTGACAAGTATTGATAAAGAAAGTGATCAGGCTAATCAAAAACTCAAAAGTGTTGGTGAAAAAATACACGATAACATGAGTAAGTTAGAAAAGGTTCAATCTAGAATTAATGATCAAAATGTTAAAAGCAGTGAGAAAGTAATTGATTTTGAGCGTAAGATTCAAGATATGAAGGTTAAAAGAGCAAAGATAGATGCGCAGTTAAGTAATTTATCAGATAAGACTGATGAAAAGTCAATGAATAAAGCAGCGTTATTGCAAGATGAAAAGGCAAGGGCAGCACAAGATTATGAATTGCTCGTGAATCAATTAAAAGAAGAAGCTAATAAGAGTGAAGAAGAACAGAACAAATTGATAGCAGATAGATTAGATACTGAATCGACGCTTGAAGATTTGTATAAGCAACACGCAGATATTAAAGATGAAGCTACAAAAAAGCAAGAAGAGTATAATGGTTTATTAGCTGAAGAAGTAGATTATACTGATAAATTGAAGACTATGCAAAAAGAACGTGCAGAGATGGTTAGTGCTATTGCGACTGAATTGAAAAAATCAAATAGTTATATGACGGATGATGAGGCGTTAACTCATGCTAAAAAATATATTTCTTATGATCAAAAGCAGACTGTATTTGAGAAAAAGCATATCGACATGTTTAAAAAGTCAAAGAAAAATCGAAAAGAAGAACTTAAAGATAAAATGGCAGAATTAAAGTTACATAAAGCAGTTTTGGCTAGTCAACACGTGGGATGGCTCGAGCGGGGTAAAATAATTAGAGCTGAGAAGATGCAATTAAAGCACGAGTTGGGATTTAAAAAGCCAGGTTTACGAGAAAAATTAGTTGAGAAAGTAAAGCCTGGTGCTGTTGTAGGAGAACAGGCGGGTCAATTAATGGCTGTCGTTGGTAAACTTGCGGCACCGTTGCTTGCTCTTGGTGGTCTCGCAGGTATAATTATGACGATATTGAAGTTTAATAAAGAAGTGGCTGAAGCGAGGAAACAATTATTTTTATTTGGTGCTACAGGTAGTGATGCATGGGCTAGAATTGAGAAGGGAAACTTGGCAGGCGCAAAGTCTACAGATGGATATATTAGAGTATTAGAGTCAATGTGGGATAGAGTGGGTATGAAATATGATGAAGCATTACAAAATGTCGGTGCACTTACAAATGCAGGTATAAATTTAAACGATGTAATGAGACATAACGCTGAAACATTTGTTGAAGTCGAGCACATGGCAATGTTGTCGGGAAAGACGTTTGGTGATATGGCTGCCATTTCTGGTGAATGGGTTACAGACATGAATATTAGCACTTCTAGATTAATGGATACGTTTGTTACATTAAGGCATGGAGCTGCAAATGCTGATATGACAACAACTAGATTTTTCTCTAGTATAATGAATGCAGCACAAGGATTAATGCTTTATGGTACTCATGTTGAAGATGTTTCGACTGCGATGTCAAATTTAGTTAAAGGGTCTAAATTAGGTCAAAAAGAAGCTACTGGGTTGGCGACTAGTTTGGTGACTTTATCAAGTACAATGACTGATGAACAAAAATTTTTAGTAATACAACAAACAGATGTAATTAAAAAGCTTGAACAAGAACGAAATGAATTGCAAAATAATGAAAATCAAAGAAATAAAGAAATAGATAATCTTATTGCGAAAAGAAATAAATTAGAACAACAACATAAAATATTAAGTGTCAGTGATGAAAAAAGATTAGCATTATTGCAAGAAGAAAAAGATAGACTTGATAAATTAAGTGGTACTATATTTGAGTCGGGCGCTGGCGCTTTTGAGAAAAGTGTTAGGGCTTTTGAAGCGCTTAAACCGGCGGATCAAGTCGAAGCAGCCGTTAAAGCCATTGTTAAGATGAAAGATGCGACGATAAATATTAACGATCCTAAGCAACTCTCTGAAGTATTGAGAAAATTCGGTAGGACTGAACTTACTCGACTCGGTAAGGTTTTTGGAATGCCGGAAGATACGTGGAGATTGATTGAAGATAATGCTCTTCAAGGTAAAAAATTAAGTGATATAGGTAAGTCAATAACTGACGAAGAAGAGAAGAAAGCAAAAGAGAAAGCGTCAGAGCAAGCTGCCATTATCGCTCAAGGTACAAAACCAATACAAGACACTATTGAACAGACTATAGCAAGATGGCTTCGCAATATTTATATGATTCTTGAGAAATTTTTTGATGTAGTGATGGATTGGTTAGGAAGAGATTATAAAAAGTCATTACAGCTTAGTGATGATATTATTGATGAATTGAAAAAACAACAAGATAGGCATGCAGAATTATTGACTGATATTAAAGAAACTGAGTTAAAAATACAAAAAGAAGCTAATGCTAAAAAGAAGCAAGAATTAGAAAAGCAAAAGGATTTATATGAATCGCAAGAAAAAACTGTTAATAAAAATATAAAGACGCTAATGGAGAGTAAAGGTGACATAAAAGCTTTACAAACAGTGCAATCAATACCTATTATTGGTGGAAAGGTAGCTAACATTCTTTATGATGCTGAAAGCCGGATGAAAGAAGCTGGAAAAGCTACAAGAGATGTACAGGAACAGACAGCTGCTGACATCATTAATGATCCAGGGGCGTCAAAAGAAGATAAAGATAAAGCTGCGGGATTTATTTTAGGAACAGAACCTACATTGGATGTTAAGAGGACTAATTACGCTACTGGAGGAACAGAACCTACATTGGATGTTAAGAGGACTAATTACGCTACTGGTGGAACAGAACCCGCATTGGATGTTAAGAAGAAGAAGACTAATTACGCTACTGGTGGTTATACTGGTTTAGGATCACAGAATGCTGTAGCTGGATTAGTTCATAATAAAGAGTTTGTATTTGATGCTATGTCGACTAGAAAAGCCGGTCCTGAAAATCTAGCAATGCTTATGCGAGCAATCAAAACTACGCCAGCAATTACCAGACCGACGGATATTGCTAGATCGATTGGTGGCGGAACAACGGCTACTACGACTGCCGGTTCTAATGTTATAAACACTGTAACTATTCAAGTTAACCAACGCGATAGGCAAGAAATTGAACAGATAGTTTACAAAGTACTATATGGTGAAAGACGAGTAGGTTACTAATGAGCGTAGATAGCACAATTACTGGTCTACAAAATACAATTATTGCGCTAAGTGAGACTGATAACAAATTACGCCGTGTAACAGAAGAGTTTACGGGTCAACCTTTTCCGGTCCAGGTCAGTAATAATAAAGTCTTAAACAGAAAACCAATAATCTGGCAAATAAGAGATTTACCAGACAAGTATAAGTTACCAGATTTAATAATGCAAATTAATCCACGAAATTTGAGTTCGATCTACAAACAATTAATTAATCGTAGAAGAACTATTGGTGGATTTTGTGAGACGCATTGGGGCGAGGAACTTGATGAATTGTCATCTTCTGGTCGCACTCAAAATTTTTATGGGCAATTTGGATTGACTAATGAAGATAGACGAGACACTCAAGGATTTATGGAATTTGAAAAGTTTGTTAACATTTATAAAAACAACGGCACATTATTTGATGAAAAAAGTAGCATGATAGTCGCTCAAGGATCAGTGGTCATGAATTATGATAGTGCAGTATATAGAGGTTATTTCGATTCATTATCTATCAATGAAATAGGCGATAAACAATTTGAACTCGAATATGATTTTTCATTTAAAGTGACTCAGGAATTATATCCTGGTCGAATTAAATCATTTAGAAATGTAACGACTGTTCTAAAGCCGGGTGCGCCAAGAAATGATCACATTACATTAGACATTACGAGCATTCAAGGATAATTTATGGTAAATATTATAGGTTGCAAAATACCCGTAAAACCAATGTTTTTTGAATTAGACATTGACGAGCCACCGCCTGTATTGATGCTCGCAATCAATCCTGACGAATTTCAAAAAACTTTCACAAAAAGAGTCACTCAAAGTCGTAAACGAGTGACGACTAAAGATCAAGGTGCATATTTGCATAATTTTGCGTTTGATGAACTAGACGTACTAGCTTGTTCTGGAACATCAGCCATGTTTTATGGTTCAAACGGTTTAACTGTCGATGCCAGGAGAGACACGTTAGGATTTCGTAATTTGAGGAGCTTAATAGAAATCTATAGAAATAATGGTAGGAATTATTTTACGAGGCCGGATAGTTTTTCACAAGTTAATGGCGGTAGTAGTTTAATAAAATCAGTTGGTAGAGTTATTGTCGCGTATGATGATATTGTTTATAGAGGATCGTTCGATTCTTTTAAGCTTGATGAGACTGAAGAGAAACCATTTAATTTTGCGTTTAATTTTCAGTTTACTGTTAGCAGAACAATAGACGTGAGAAATTCATGAATCAGAATCAGTACAAACAACCAACAGTCGACACTGTTGCACCTGATGCTGTTATTTACATCGATGGCGATCGCACTATTAAATTGAAACGAATTAATACTAATGGCCAAATAGTCGATGATGCTGTCGACTTTATGAACTTTGTTAGTAGCATCTCTGTGTCTAAAGGTATTGATCGTGTACCAGGCGAAGCATCAATATCAGTTAGGGCACCGAAATATATGTTTGACGGTATATATGGCTCTATAAAAAATGTATTGTCGACAATGTTGGAAGTTGAAATTTATATTAGGGGTCGTTTTTTAGTACAAGGCGAACCTCAATATTATCCGGTATTCTGGGGAATGATAACGAATCTTTCTGAGTCTGAAACTGCGGGTGATTTTATAACAACAACAATAACTTGCCAAGACATGATGAGGTGGTTACAAATTACGAGCGTCAACGTTCAACCGTCTGCATATAATTCAACGATGCCTCTCGATGCAAATGGTGAAACAGGATTGAACAATCAAATGACTGCATTTGGAACATTTTTCGTAAAGACAAGCGCGCCGGGTATAATAGCAAATCTGTTGTCGTTATCTATAAATGAAAACTTTTTTGATTTTAAAAATATCACTGATAGAAGTGTAGCTATTGATAAAGCAATCATTGATTCTACTGTTAAATTTGATAATTTTAGAGATGCTAATGATCAATTAATAAAGAAGTGGAATGAAAAATTTAGCGCGCTTTCGACTGCATTATATATTTACGGTTATAAAGGACCAGGACGAACAAACATAAATAATATAAAAGATATTAGCATTGATTTAAGCGCGTATTCATATATTTATGGCACTCGAGTCATCACTGTTAAAAAAGTAGATAGCAATGGAAATGTCATTGCCACTGAGACACAAAAAACAGATATGCCGCGGATAGACATTTCAGTGCTATATCCAGAGGGAGCAGAGGCATTTAACACTGCGTCAGCACCAATATTTGTATCGAATTTACAAAATAGATTAGAAGTCGCGAACAATGCAAAAGAGCAAATGCATTTTGAATTTTTTCAAGATGTTGATGGCACTGTTGTATTGAAACCACAATTTTATAACATTGATACTAGAAGCAATCCTATATACGTTATAGAAGATATTGATATCGAAAATATAAACATAGTCGAAGATGAAAGTCAAGTGTGGACTAGAATTGACGTGCAAGGCACGCCGACAAATGGGTTTCTTTATAGTCAAGGACCAGACACAGCTAATTCATATCATGGATTTGCAATTGCTTTTGATAAATTAGAAAAATATGGATTACGACAACAGACAATTAATACAAATTTTCTTACAAGTGTAGAAAATGTTTATTTGTATGCTAGACGTGAACTTAGCAGACGAAACAGTTTAGTAGTCAACGGATCGATTTCTATTGAAGGGCGGCCAGAATTAAAATTAGGTTATCCAGTATACCTTCCTGGAAAAGATGCATTTTATTATGTTACAGGGATCGACCACGAATTTACATTTGGTGAATCTTTTACGACTAGATTAACAGTTACAGCTATAAGACAGAAAAAACGAGATGCGCTAGGCGAAATTCTCAAAAATTTATATACTAAAACTGACGGCACGTCATCTACCCAAAATAATATCGCAGGTAAAGACGTGTCGTCTGATGCTGATAATATAATGAAAAATATTTCAAAACTTTGCGATCCATCACAGTCTGTAACTTTTACTGCCCAGCGACCAGTTTATAAATATAAAACGCTTGATGATATTTTGCAATATCAAGGTACATTTAGATTTATTTACAATGGGAGCGATCAGCAATCATCAGATCCTCGAATATATCAGCAGGTCACAGATAAAGAAGGGTACATATTGAATGGTGAAGGTTTTCCATTTGGTAGAGATTTATCATTAACTGAAGATTTTCGTATAGTAGTTTCAGATGCGACCCAAAAATCAGGCACTGAAATTGCATCATCAATGACGTTGATGACAGCAACGGGCAGTCAAAAGAGCGTGTTAAGTTTTCAACAACCATTAACGCTCAACCAAGTTGAAGACGTTAGAATATTAAAAGGATTAGGAAATAGATCAGCATCTAGTATTGCAGCTGCAATGCAACCATCGTCAGAGTCGACTGAAGCACTTAGTAAGCAATCTTTAACATCTTCGACGCTCGATGCTAATCAGGTATCATTTGGTAAAGCTAAGAAAGTACCGTCAACGACTGGGAAATAAATATGGCGCCTCAAAAAGCATTTGTGCAAAAAGGAGATGACCCTTCATTAGGTCAATATGTAGATTTTTACAAATTTCTACAAATTGGTCGTATTATTAGGGTCGACAATGAACGTAATTTAGTCGATATTCAATTTGGATCTAACCCTATATTGTCTCATGGCGTGCCGATAACTAATCCGTTATTTACTGGTCGAGCATTTATTGGCGGTATGCCCGAAGAAGGATCGATTGTCGTCTGTGGTTTCATAAAATTAACAAATAAAATCGGGACGCCAATAATACTCGCTTATCTAGATAATGAATATTATAGGGCATTAAATTACATTTATAATAATGGTAAGACAACAGATGATATTAGAGATTTAACTAGTATACACGATAAAATTGGCTGGAATGTACGGCGACTTAAAAAGAGAAAGCAATATCCGGGCGATGTTAGCTTTGAGTCTACTCACGGATCAGAGGTTTTTCTCGATGATAGTATCCTCATTTCAGATTCAAAACTTAATGAGATATTATTCTCGAGTCCAGATCGTACTATATACAGTAATTCTATTAATAATCGTATCTATACTAATGCTGCTAGGATAATAAATGGTCTCATTACTCGTCAATTTGCTCCAGCGATTGAACCAGTATTAATGGACAATGGTAAGCCGTTGTACATAGTCACTGACGGTCAATCTGTTGATGAAAATGGTAAGGCATTTACTGAATTAAGAACAGAAGTTAGAGAAGTCGCAAATGCTGTTTTGGACGTTATTGAGTCTTATGATTATCGCGATTTTGCAGACGACACGTCTAAAGGTCGATTATTAGTTACACAGTTATTAGGTACCTTAGTAGGTAATGAGCAAAGCGTGATTGAAAAATATGGTAAGATTTTAAGACCACAAATATTCACCGGCGAAGGTCGAATTGTTGTCGATGATATAACTTGCAAGGCTAATGAGTTTTATAATCTAGCATCAGCGTATCAATTAAAATTTGCTAGTAGTACGAAATTCGATGTTGATAAAGAAGGGCATACGTTTATTCATTTAGCTGGGTCATCTGCATTACATCCGCTGGGCGCAAATAGATCGTTAGAATTTGCAGCTGATGGTAGTATTAAGTTATCAATTGGAAAAGAAAATGTCGGTGGTAAATCAGTAGAATTAGATACTGTCGGTAAAGTTAAAATGAATTTTGGTTCAGATAAAGCATCGTTAAAAAGTTGCGAATGGGTACTAGATAGGTCATTACATATAACTGTTAACGCACCTAATGCTGATGGTAATGCTAAGACAGAAGAATATTTTGGTAATGTAAGCGAATCAGTGCATGGTGATAAAAATACGACAGTTGATGGGTCGTACCATTTGATTGTTAAGGGTAAAATTCAAGAAGATATTCATGGGGCAAAAATCGAGAATTATATAAATGATAAGATGACAAATTACGGTGGAGATTATCAAGAAATCGTCATTAAACAGAAACAAAGTAAGTTGGGTGAGGGTTTAAGGACAGATATTGCTACAAAAGGTGATGAGTTAATCATAACTGAAGGTAGTAAAAAAGAGACGTTAACATTAGGTAGTAAAGAAGTTACTATTGTCGCAGGTGATAGCAAAGAGACATTGTCATTAGGCAATAAAGAGACGACAGTCTTGGCGGGCAATATTAAAGAATCGATTACGAAAGGTAATAAAGAAGAAAGCATCGTTTTAGGAGATCATAAAATCGATGTTGTTACAGGCAATATAACAGAAAATGTTAAGTTGGGTGATAGTAAGGAAGACATTGCTTCTGGGAGTAAGACGATAACGATTAAATTAGGTAATTTTGAAGTTACTATTACGACAGGTAATATAACGATAAAATCAACACTCGGAACTATCAATATGAGCTCTGACACACAAAAAGTCACAATAAATGGAATGGTTGGAGTAGATATAATTAGTGCAGCTACAATAAATGTCCAAGCGCCTCTAGTAAAAATCGGCGGAATGCCAGCACAGGGAGGTATTGTTTCTGGGTTACCGGGAATACCATCACACTTAGATTATATTTGTGGCATTCCATTAATGGGCTCAAAGACAGTGAGTGTTATGTCATAATATAAAGAGGAATCATGCCAATTTCTGGTCCTATTCTTGCGCAATTAATATACGCTGAAATGTTAAGTGCCGGTATGACAGGTCAATATACATTTAAGATGGCTCAAGCAGTCGGTAATGGTGTCATAATTACTGTCTTATCATCGGCTGTTTATAATGGTATATCTACAGGATTTGCAATAGGTGCTGGCACATCAGTTGGCACATTATCGGGATCGATCGTAATCGGTAAAACTGTTGGATCATTGATTTTTACATCAATGACGTCGTTGGGTTTAGTGGGTCAAAAGTCGCAACAATTTGCAGGTGCAATAGGGAATGCTGTCGCAAATCATATGTCGATGGCCATAGTTCAAGGTGCGTCTGTGCCTGTAGCTATTGGTAGTGGTACAGGAATTATTTCTGGTGTTGTCGTGCCGTTAATGACAAATAATATATTGATGCAAATGTCAATGATGGGTTTCACGGGTCAAAAGATTTTTCAATTAGCGCAAGGCATTTCGATCGGAGTTTGCACTGCGATTCAAATGTCGGTAGCGACAACATCGATTACAGGTATAGCTATAGGCACAGTACCACCAGCACTTCCACCGATACCGATGTCTGGAACAGATACTGGTAAAATCGTATAGGAGAAAAAATGCCGCAGTTAACTGAACGTGATAGAGGACTATTACAGAATCAGATTAACGATTTGCAAAGCAGTAATCAACAATTACAAGACGGCATTGTGTCCGATACGAATCAATTAAACACATTGACGTTGACAGATATTGTATCGAAAAAATTTTTAGATGAAAAACACGCATATATTTATGCATTAGAAGAAGAAAGACGATTATTATCAGGTAAAACAATAATAGCACCAGTTCAAGAAGCTGCTTTTTGGATAACGACGCCGGAACAAAACGTTAGTGTCACAGTTAATGATGGTCGATTTGTTGCTAAAAAGAATGATATTACATTTGTCGATGTGCCGATAATACCATCAAGGGCATATAATGTTTCTAAATCTGTCGGTCTAGATTTTGAAATTTGGACTCGAGATAGACACGGATCGACGACGTCTGAGAAAAATGTTCCATCGTCGTATACAATTCATTCAGGCAATAATAAATTAGTTATTATTATTGACGGCAATACTGCTGATGTAAAAATATTTGAAGACATTTTAGTAGACCAACAATCAATAGTCATTGATGCTATGGTACTATCTGCTAAAATTAAAGAGGGATTAGAACTTGTAGGTTTCACTAACGCGCAGTGTTTTTATAATTCTAGCATTGCTACTTTTACAATTGCATCAGGCACTATGGGACCGACTTCTACTGCTGAAGTCGTAACGTCGACAAATCTGACAGATTTGTCAAATTTAATGAAGTTTACTAATAATCAGGTAATGGTTGCAGGTAAGTATGCTAATAATAAGTTAAATGTAAAAATTGATGGTCAAACACAACAAATCCAGTTGATAACTGATATTAGAAAAGCGACGCAGAGTTCATTGGGTTTAGCAATTGATGATTATAGTGTTGATTGGCGCCAGGATTTTAGTGATGGACCGATGTTTCCAGCACAACCGAATAATGGTCCAAAAATCGCGATAACGATACAGAATAAATTAAGAGAAGTAGGGTCCGGTGGGTTTACGACAGCTGAATGCGTTTATTATACAAATAGTCAAAAATTTGTAATTTATTCAGGCACTTTTGGTCATACTTCTTCTGTTGAAATATTACCGGCTGATGATATTAACAGAGATTTACGACCGTTTATCGGCATGGACGCACCGACAGATGTTAAAAATAACGAAACATCTTACGAGACTCTTCAAGATCTTTATAATTATCTTAATCAAAAAACGTGTTTGCAATGTACTAATTTATTAAATCCGATATATAAATGTTATTCATTATTGTCGATTAACAATATCGCAATTTCAAATCGACAATTAATTTTACAAACTACATCTGAATATTATGCTGCTCATAATTCATTGCCAAAGTTATATGGTAATAAATTACGAGTAGATAATACAAATGACAAATTTGATTTAAATGAGGGTTCAGGTGTGATTACTGTGACACTAGTACACGGCAATTATGCAGAGTCTGAATTAGCAGAAGCATTGCAAGATTTGTTAAATATTGGTAGTAATGTATATACTATATTGTATAAAAAATCGACGTTTAAAATAACGGCTACTAGTAATTTTACACCGTTATTTAATTCGGGACCGAATAAATCAAGGAATATATCCGTATGTATGGGATTTGCAAATTTTGTTGACCCGCCAGCGGGTAAAACATTTACAAGTAATATTGTATCATTTTCTGGGCCTGATTTTTTCAGTATGGCATCAATACCTCAATTAGTACCGATGTCATATTTCAATAATCAACCGCCGTATTATTATGTGTCTGTGACAGAACAGGCAATGACAATGAATGAGTTGATATATTTACAAACAGAAGATAATAGTGGCACGGGCTTAATCAATTTGATTAAGGCACAGAATGACATTTATAATGAAGCAAATATTATCGCCTGGGAGAATGTAGCGACTGAAGAATTAATTATCGTAAATGAATTAATTGAAAATGTCCAGTTGCAGATAACTGCATATAGTTCTGTCAGCATGACTGATGCAAATTATAATAATTTAGTAAATGAACTAAATAGTTTGACAGTTAATAAAAACAGTCTGATTCAATATTTGTCGTCTCACGATTATTTATTAAATTTACGCATAAGCAGCGCTTCTTATATATTTGGCGCTGTGTTTACTGAAGGCGGGACAGAACAGTTGCAAGTATTATTTCTAGCGCCAAATAACGATAGAATATATAATTTACCGGCAATTGAATTTAGATATGCCGATAATAAGTATATACCAATGAATAATGCGAGTCTTATTTATAGCAATAACGTATTATTTGAGCTTTTTATTCAGACGGCATTTAGTATTAAGAGTAATGTGACAAATGCTTTTGGTCATGCTATAATAGATACAAAGTTAACAATAACTGATACATATATTTCTAGTGTAGTATATTGGTCTGGCGGTGATGCTGAACATTTTCATTATGATTTTTCGACGTATCCTACTATTAAACAGATATTTGATGTCATAGTTAACGATTATCCGACAGATTATACTACGACGTTAGGTTTAGCAATGTTATGGTCAAAAAAGCCAGAAACGTTCTTAATTAATAATGGTGAACAGTTTCAAATTAAAGTTGCTACCGGTCCAACGCAAACTATTACTTTTTCAGTCTTTCCGGCGATTTTATCGTCTGGTGCATCTCCATCTATAGCAGCCATTGTCGGTGACACGTTGACGTTATCTATTAATGGTGAACCTGCGATTACAATAGCATTTCCGATGTCTACAAATTCGGGAACTGAAACTGCAGCAATGTTACAATCTTTAGTTAGAGCATCGATTGCTGCTAGCGTAAATAATCAATTAGGCTATTCTAATTTTACTTGTGCGTATTCTGGTGTTTATACGTTAATGTGTGGTACATCTGGTGTAGGTTCATCTATTAACGTGCTTGGTGGGACGTTATCTACCAAATTAGTATTAACAGGATCTGTGTCTGGTTCGGGCGCAGTTAGTAATAATACTGCGATTACTACTGCCACTATGGTTTCGCTTTTATCAAGTTTCACAGGTGTCACAGTTTCAAGCGATAATTTGTTTTTAAAATTTACGGCTAATAATGCTGGTGATAAAATAGAAATTATTTCAAATACATTAACGAATAGAGTCGGATTTTCAAGCGGCAATTTAATAAGCGATCCAGTTACAGAATTGGCAAGCGTCAATTGCACATCGATGCAAAATGTGAGCAATCAATCGATTCAATTAGCACCATTTAATGTGCTCCGGGGTTATGAAAATCGAGGAAATATAACTGCTAATTTTACTATAACAGATAATGTACGATTAAATGCAAGATTAAATGACGTCGTCATTAGAGAATCATCTATTACGACCAGACTGTCGCAGATGACTAGTAGGATACCCGCTATCGAATCATTGTTAACGGCTACAATATATACGGATAGATGGAATGAAGTCATCAAACGATTAAATAAGAAAACGGGATCGTATTATAAAGTTGGCGAGAAGGAACAGAATATTATAAATGAACAAAATATGATAACTGAAAATAATACTAAAATAGCTGAATTACAAGCAATGTTAGGAGTTTAATTATGTCTGAACAGATTAAATGGGAGAAAACTAATAGTATTGGTTTTCAAAATATTTTGCAACCCATTCTTGTTGGATTAAAAGAAGCATTAGAACATGAAAAAAGTGAATTAGTGCATAAACTAAGTAATTTGAAGCGTCTCGGAGTAATACAAATGAATAAAATAGAGCTCGATAAGAAACTTGATGAAATGAGAACAATCAAATGATTCAATTATCATCATCAATATTAGACTTTGGCTCATTATCTAAGGGTCAGACATCGACTAGACAGGTAACGATTTATAATATTAGTGCTAGCAGCGTTAATATTACAAATATAATAAGTTCTAGTTCGGATTATGAAATAGCACCGTTAGCATTTTCTATCGATGCTAATAGTTCGAAAAATATATCAATCAAATATACTGCAAATGATATATTATTTGCTATAGGTACTATTTCTGTCTCTAACACTGCAGGTCCTGATGAAGTGATTAATACGACTGCGAATATTTTAGAACCAATAGTGATTTTAATTACAAGCCCGCTAAATTTTCCGAAATTAAGTATCGATGATTCTTTAACGTTATCGAAGAACATTGGTAATTCTGCATCAAATGGATCACAATTAATTGCTAACGTATTATCGATAGATTCTAATTTTGTTGTGATGTCTCCTGTAATTATAGTCAATGCCGGTTCAACTGCTGATATCTTAATAAAGTTTTTGCCTACGACTGTCGGTATTAAGAGTGGGACGATAAATATTACGACGAATGATTCGATAGGTAGTTATTCTTTTAATGTTAACGGTGAAGCAGTGATTCCTACTTACACATTATCGAGCTCGTTTCTTAGTTTTGGGTCGGTACCTGTCAATGATTATAAGACGATGACATTTAGCGTTACAAATACTAGTATTGACGTGAATTTGATCATAAGTTCGGTAACGATCGGTGATAGCGTGTTTTCAATAGACGTTTCTAGCGTCACTATTGCTCCTTTACAATCACAAATATTTACTGTGACATTTTTGCCATTGACATCTGAGACTATATCTGGTTTAATAGCATTATCAAATAACACAGGCAGTGACATTAATGTAAACTATTCTGGCACCGGTTTAATTGTGCCAGCAATACAATTATTAAGTACTAACATCGATATCGGAATATACACTATTTTTATTAGTAAAACATTTGACATTACGATTCAAAATGTCGGCGTTGTTGATTTAGTAATAAACGATATTGTTTTTCCTATAATTAGTGGCACGATTTTCTCTTCGTCAATTTCTTATCCTTATATAGTTAATCGAGGTGATGAAGTAGTTGTAACTGTGACAGTTAATTCAAGTGTCGAAATCACATATTCCGGTATAATTTCAATTGTCAGTAACGCTTATAATAGTCCTCATGCCATTAATATAAGCGGCATCTCACAGTCAGCGTTAATAGTAGTCGACGTTGCCAGTTTAGATTTTGGTACGATTCAGGTAGGCGAACAAAAAATATTATCATTCGTGGTGAAAAACACTAGAGATGTAGATTTATCGGTATTGATTAATGATATAAATGCATTTACTGTGTCCGAGAATAATTTTATAGTTTCTGGTCATAGTTCGCACACGATCAGCGTGACATTTACATTAGACACTGTAGGTTCTGTAAGCGAAGTATTAACGATAATTTCTAATGATATTTTTAGTCCGACAGTCGCAGTAAACTTATTAGGATCTGCTGACGTTAACCATTCATTCACATTGATACCTGACAAAATTACGAATAACTATATATCTAAAAGTATAACTAGCATTACTGAATTAACAATAATAAATAGAAGCTTATTGACAGCAACAATTGATAGTTTGACAGTCACTGATTTGCTGGGTGTTGCAACATATAGTATTACAGTTAACAATTTACCGGTAACGTTAGCTCCGGGTGAAGCTACGATAGTCGACGTTTCATTACTGGCATCCACTGTTGGTAAAGTCGCAAGCGATCTTAAATTTAATACTCACGTTAGTGGTATTGCGACTTCAATTGTGATTAGATATGAGGGTGAAATATTTGCACCGACAATTAATTTATCAGACGATAGTATCAATTTTGGTAGTGTAGCAGTCGGTGATACTAGTTTTGAAAATGTCATTATCACGAATGATAACAGCAATGTTGATTTATCGGTAGAACTAACGTCAAATAACGATGCTTTTCATTTCAAGCAATCGGGCGAAGACGATAATTTAGTCGTATCGTATGTTAATTCAAAATATGTCGTCGACACTACTAAACAGGGATTAATACTAGATTCAGTGACTGTAGTCGATAGTTTAACGGGCGAACAATATGCGTTAGGTGATCCTGCAAATGTAAATGAGTTCTCAGTAAATACAGACACCGGTGTGATAACTGTAAATTCTGTATTAAATAATAAATCGTTAAATGTTAGATACGATCACAAGTTGTCGACGCTTACACTTAATATACATGCTAATGCAAGTACTACAATAAGTATAGGATTTTCTCCACAAAGAACGGGAATACAATTTGGTACAATAACAGTGTTATCTAATGATGATGTCAATCCGACGCTTATAATTAGTTTAGCTGGTGATGGCATACCCAACATAGCATCGATGATTCAAGACAGCGCTTTAGTTAAATTTATAGCAAAAGTCGGTAAGTCTGTGTCACAAAAAGTCAAGCTTAAAAATACAGGGACTGTAAAATTATATGTTACTAGCGTGACATGTGTATTACCATTTTCTGTTGCAAATAGTCAATATGGTATTGATCCTAATGAAACGTTTGACCTCGAAATAATATTTCAACCGACTAATGATTCTGATATAAATCAAACTGTGACAGTCCATAGTAATGCTCCAGATTTAATTATACCGGTCAATGGTCAAGGCGCATATTCGCATATATTATTGCCGACTTCATTTGATTTCGGTGAATCGCCCATTAATATAAAAACTGATAAAATATTAACAGTTAGTAACACTGCAATTGTGAATTTAGATGTGCAATTACAAATTAATTCAGCTTATTTTTCTGTTACGCCATTAGATTTCACAATATTGGCCAATAGCACTTACGACGTTGTCGTTTCTTTTAAACCGACTGAAGAAATTACATATTCTAAAAGTTTAAAAATAATAAGCGACGATCCGACGCAACACGAGATTAATTATACTATTACAGGTATTGGTAAAAATAAGCCAGTAATCGAAGTTGCATCTCGGTTAGAGTTCGATAGGACAAACGTTAGAGAAACTTCACAGAAAATGCTCGAAGTATTTAATCGCGGATCTGCGACATTACAAATAACAAACATATCTATAATAGAGAATTTAGCATCGTATTCAATTTCATCGGCGTCATTTGCTAGCATTCCACCGGGTGCATCGACTCAATTTACGATAATATTTTCACCGCAAAGCGCGCCGAAAGATTATATTACTGGTAAACTCAAAATAGTGAATAATACTGACAATCCTAATGTTGAAGTGCTACTTAAAGGAAAAGGCAATCAACCGAAAGGTGAATGGCAAGCATTTAATTTAAGCTCGATGATGCCTGACGCGATAATTTCTACAGCAAATGCCATCGATGATGTAATCGATCCATTAAAGACGGTGTTAAATCTTATTAAGCAAGTAGTTGATTTAGTAAAAGTATTATTAATCGATACGCAAAGTGCGTTAAAAGTTATTTTGGATAAGATATTTAAAGTTATTAAGAACTATACAGACGATCTGCTATCATTTGGTGTGTACATTTTACCCATATTTCCGAGTACGTCATATTACGATCCCGATAATAATACGAGCGATTTTGCAAAATTTTTAGCGAGTATTGGTGGTGGATCAGATTATTTTAAAAGGAAGATTGCCGATTCATTTGATGATTTATATGATAGTCAAAGACCGCAGTTTTCTGATTCTGCTATTTGTGGTGCATATGTGATTGCAGTTGATTCCGGAAATGTTTCTGAAGTAGTAAAGGGTATTATCGCGTTAAATAAAATATTTACTGCTGTTGATTGGCAACCAAATGTGCAAGAACCACAATCATTAGAAGCCATATCCGGTTCTCAAGTCATATTACGATGGGAATTACCAGAATTTTTGACGTTTAATGTTGCAGGTATTTTTAATAAACAGAAGTTTATAGATCTTATTGAAGGGTTTGAAGTTTATCGGTCTGAAGAGCCGTTAAAGATGGTGACTGCTACTCAGAGACACACTGATCCAAATAATTCTGCGACACAAATATCGAATGTCGGTGATGTTATTGATGTGACAACGTTTAGAAAGTTAGATCCAATAGGTACAGTCGCTGCCGATCAATATCATTTTAGGATTGAAAATTTTGCTACGGGTTGGAAAAATGCAGACAATAAAGATACAGCAAAAGCAATGGGTTATGAATTTAATGACGATGATGTCCAATTGGGCAAAAATTATTATTATGTTGTCAGGACAAAGCTCGGCGACATATATAGTAAATTGTCAAATGAAGTTACAGGTTCTAGAATTGATATTGAAATATTGCCGGCAACAGATGCACTTAATCGATGCGTCAATTTTAGATGTATTAAAACTAAAGGAAATACAAAAATAATACGCACGTTGCAGCGACCGATCGTTAAATTAATCAATAGAACCGGTATTATTATTCAATCAGAGTCTAGATATAATAAAAATGGTGTTATACCAGATGCAAATGAGCAGCAAGTCAACACATTTACTTTTTTTATTAGCTCTGTGAATATTGATATCAATAATATAATTATAAGAAATCCGACAGAAGCTGAGCGAAGAATTGCAGTCGATAAGTTGACTGTAAAGTCGACATTATTTTTTGATAATGGTGAAATAAAGATCTGGGACGATGGCACTTCTACGGGTACAAGTGGTACGAGCAATACAGATATTGAGTTAAATAGGGAAGGATATTTTAACATTTTGAATGATACAAAGTTAGTTCCCGGTTGGGATTTATTAGTGACGTATAGAAACAATAATACATATTTAACTATAAACGACATATCAAATGCTGGGTACAAACAAGGTGATTATATAGTAATTGAATATTACGCTAGTGATTATACGGCGCAATGTACAAAACAAATGGACGTTTTTGATGCTTTTAAATGTAATAGTGGTGAAAATAAAGGTATATGTCCCAATTATTCTAATGCCAGATGTATATATCATGGTGGGACTGTTTGTTTAAATAATGGTAATACGAAACTCGGTAATAGATGTATATCTAATAAAACATTTTTTGATGCATATAGGTGTCAAGATTCATCGATGGGTGGTGAAGTTAAAGCTATTGACAAAATGAAAAGGAATGATCTTAATTATTGTATCGATACTACTGGAGTCTGTGCAGGATATCAATCGTTAAGCGAACAGAGTGTCGGATTATATCCAAACTGGATAGCATTGACGTCAATGATGTCGCTTATAAAGCCCGTAGACGATTTTATTTTGACATTACAAGCATGGGTTAATAGAGAGATTGATGCGATACAAAAAGGGTCACAGACAGTCGAACAGTTCATTGATTTATTGTCAAATAAGATTGAAGAATTAGAAAAGTTTATAGATACAATACAAAAAATATTAGATACATTGCTTTCAATTTTTAGTAGTAATGTTGGTTTTTATATATTGTCTATAGACGCTGCGACAGGCGGGCCGCAACGTGTAAAACAGTTAATTCAATCGGCTGAAGGCGGGCCTAGTTCTGGATCGAGCGGTTATACTGCTGGTATAGTTTTGTTTATTGGAGCGCCTGATGCAAAAACTGTTCGAACAACGTATCAATTTTTAAGATTGTTTTTCAAATGATAATCACGTATATTTGTTGGAGGTTTTAAATGGCTTTTGATTTTTTAGGTACTTTTTCAAAGCAAGAATTAGATAATTTAAGGACATTTTTACAGGGCGAATTAGATAAAGTTGATGCTCAAGTTAATCACATGATTTTAGAGTCGAATAAGTTGCAGAAAACGTTAATAGAAGTAATAAATCAGTCAAATCTAATAAATTCAAAATCGAAATCATTTGAGAATACTTTTCATAGACAGATTCAATCTCAGGTTGATGATTCAGATGCAGCATTATTAGTGCAAAGAGTTAAACAACCATTTTATCAAAATATAAAAGAAAAAGATTATTACGAGCACAAAATGCGAAAATTGATAGATAAGATCGAGCAATTGCAAGAGCGAGTCCATCAATTGAGGATATCTAAAGGTGAATTTAGGACTGATATCGAGACTATAAATTCATTATTTGATTCTAAACACGACTTTTTAACAGTTGAAAAAGAGGTTGTTTAATGTCGTATGACACAAAACTTTTAAGGTATTGTGATCATCGAGTGATTGAAGAAGATCATACAGTTGATGTAGATTTTTTAACTGTGTACTTGAATTCTTTTGTTGCTAACAATAACAATGTAACTGTTAGAGTTAATAGTGTTGTATGGGACAGAAATAATAAGTCAGAAGTATTATTTGAAGAAGATGTTACGAGTCAAGTCACAGGTGTAAATTCAAACTTTTCAGTTTCGAGAACGCCGATTTATAATGGTGCGAATAAAAAACAAATAGCGACAAAATTGACAGACGTTGTGGTGCAAGTGACAGTTTATAATGAGGATGCGTCGGCTCAATTTACAGGCGGTACAGATAAATTATTAGTAACACAACATCGACCATTAATGTCAAATTATGATATTTATGCAGTACAATTGACAGAAAATGATGTTACAGTCACAGTTAATTCTATTGAAGCGGAGATAGATTCGATCGAACCAGTTCATGGTAAGATCATGTTAAAAGACGCACCGCCTGTTAGTGCAACTGTGATAGTGACGTATAATTATCGGGCCCATGTTCAAGCATTTAATGCAGATACGGGTGTAATTACTATTAAAGAAAAACCTGTGATCGGTCAAGACGTTATCATTTCTTATTATTACTTGACAAATGATGGTTGGAAAATTAATAACGATGTACAACTAAAAAGCAGTACGATTATATTTGATAGACCAAAACAGACAAATAATTTTTTAGTGCAAGATGAAGATGATTCAGATCAATTTACGGGACTTGAAGATCGTTTTTATACTAAAAATAAACCGATCATTCCGCCGAGAGCTAAGTTAAATACTGATCCGTCATCGACGATGATAACACAAATTATTGTTAAGATTAATGGTCAACGAATAATGCCGGTTAATTTTAATGCCGATACTGGATTAATTGTTTTAGGATTGATACCTACAACGACAGATGTAGTAACTGTGACATATAATTATCGTAGTAGTAATCCTGCAGATATAATTTCAGTTGATTATCAGGTGGATATAAATGGTTGTAAGAAATGTAAACGTACGGGTCAAGTTAACGATTTTGATTATGATAAATTGGGTGAACTCATAACAGTTATTGATGAACAGAAATTGATGCAAGACGTGCTCAAATTTACAATAGCTGTTAAAGGTTCGAATGCAGCTAATCCATGGTGGGGAACATCGTTAGTTTCTTTTATTGGAACTGCCCATACGTCAGAATATTATGATCCTAAATTTAAAAGCGAGATAATTGATGGTGGAGAAAAATTAAAAGACTTACAAATGCAACAGTCACAGTATCAAGAAGTCACAGATAATGAGTTTTTTAGTTATTTTGGTAACATAACAGTCGAACAAAGCGATTATGATTTTAACTTTTACGAAATAACTGCGACGATAGTTTCGCAGGCGGCAACTGCGATCTCAATGACGACGTCGTTGTATTTTAATAAGCCGTTGACGTCAGTATCATAATAAGGAGTTTATAAATGGCAAGACCTTCACAACCGACTGGATTAACGACAGAGGCTTCTAGTAATTCTATTATAATAAATTGGACAGCGAATCCAGAGCCAGATGTTAAAGGTTATAACATATATAATTCTACTACGTCAGGTGGTGGAATTAGCGGTTATGTTAAATTGAATAATGAACTTATTACAACGTATAGTAGGATAGACGACGTAGTGACAAATAGCACGACGACAGTCCAGACAATTGGCGGTCAGCGTACAACTACGACCATTGAGACGATAACACAGATTGTTATATTCGCTTTTACACATTCAGATTTACTTGATACAAAGCCTCAATATTATGTATTAACAGCTGTCAATAATTCAGATGAAGAAAGCTTATATTCTATTGAAATTTATGACGTACCATTAATTTTATCGACGGTGCTCGTCGAATTTCCAGTAAGAAGCACGAGCGACGTTACAAAGTCAATGATCGCGAATGTATTGACTCGTTATCCAAATATTGATATTAAACCAGGCACGATGACTCGTGATATTCATATTGATCCTCATGCATCAGAATTTGGATTTCTTTATACATATATTGATTTTTTGGTGCGATCAGAATCATTTATTACATTATTAGAAATTGATGATCCGACAAATACGGGCACGTCAATTGCTGTGTCGCAGTCAACATACAAACAACAATTGAAAGCTGCGATGCAATTGACGAACGACAGTGATGTGCAATCTATAATTGATTTTGCGTTTGACAAACTGGCAAATAATTTTAATACGTTTAGGAAAGCAGCGACTGCGTCGATCGGTGAAGTTGTATTTTATACGCAGATAGAACCGACAGCGACCATAACTGTTCCACAAGGTACAGTTATATCTACAACATCGACGTCTGCTAAGCCGGCTATTAATTTTCAAACTCTAGCCGAGGCGAAGATGTTGATCGGTTCAATCGATCAATACTTTAATGAAGTTACACAACGATATGAGTTAACTGTTTCTATTCAAGCAATTACGACGGGCGAAGTGACGAACGTCGGCTCTAATACTATTAACAATTCTACGTTTACACAATTGCAAGTGACAAATATAAAGCCGACTGAAGGAGGAAATGATATTGAAAGTAATAGGAGTCTTGCTAGTCGAGCGATGTTAGCATTTACTGGTCTTGATGTTGGAACAAGAGACGGATATTTAAGAACTGCGATTGAAACGCAGTACGTTTATGATGTTTTAGTGGTTGATGCAGGAAATACATTGATGCAAAGAGACTACGATGCAGTTAGAAGTCAACATGCATACGGTAAAGTTGATATATACTTTAAAGGCAGTGTCTTAATTAGCTTTGTAGAGACGTTTGGATTTTTATTCAAAGGCGCTTATAGAGAAGACGTCAACATTGATACTACAACACTGAGTGCAGCAAGCGCTACGAATATGAGAATATTTGTAATAAATTCTGAAGTTTCGACATCGTACCCAGTATATTTAATTCAAGAGATAATAAATGTCACAAAATCAGATTCTTTTGATTTAACAGGAAATTTCACATTATACAAAAATGCAGTAATAATGCCAAAGACACAATATTTATTGGATTTGTCGTCGGGATTGATTACATTTTACACACAAATATTTCTCGGCGATAGCGTTACTGCAGATTATGAGTATAAAGTGCCGATCGTAAATGAAGTCGTTATTGCATCTGCGACAGGCGGTGAAATAAGTGCTTATCTTGATGCAAATGCTTTAGCGAGAAATGTCGCAATATTCACTGATAAAATTTATCTTAATAGGATCAGCGCGTTTTCAATCGATCCGTCGACAGACCAATTAACAATATTACTCGGGCACGTATATCACACTGGTGATATTGCAAGAGTCGCAAGCACTGGTACTTTACCAAGTCCTTTAATTGCGAACACAGATTATTACGTTATTAAAATATCAAATACTAGATTAAAATTAGCGACGACGTTAAGCAATGCAACAAATGGTATAGCGATCGACATAATCACTTCTGGTGTCGGTGCGCTTTCGATACAACCGTCAACGAAGATAACATTAATCAGAGATGTAGATTATGCTATTTATTATAAAACTGTCGGTGTTCATCAGGTAGGATTGATTATGTTTTCTTTTATATCATTTCCTACGGGACTTACTTCAAGTGATGTAATTACAGCTGATTATTCATACGTCGAACCAATTGTAGGCGAAGTCGTTATTGCTAGTGCAGTAGGAAACGAAACTACGGCTAATTTAGCGCACGGTAATGTAGTTGAAGCATTTGTTATAGAATCTAATGGCATATCTATCGACATTAATAATACTAATGCGATAAATTATTTAATTAACATCGCATTAACAGATATCATTCGAGTGACTTATAAATATAAGAAAGCTGACAGCGCTATTTTTAGTAATCAACCGGTCGATTCAATTAATTCTGTTACTACTAGCACGGGCGATCCTTTACAAGAAGGCACGCAATATTTATTTAACAAAGTTGATGATATTTTGCTCACTGGCAATTCAGTTAGAACGCAGCGTAGCATTCAATTGATATATGATAGCACGTCAGGATTGCCGGCAGGCGAACTGTTTGATTATAGTGAACATGTCAGTTTAGTAGGTACTGAATATAAAACATTGAGTAAAAAGGGAATAGACGTTCATACTATAGTTGTTAAAAATATAGCAGGCACTATTACATACAATATAAATAACGATTACGTGTTGGATTTGCCGGAAACACCATTTTATTACATGCAAATTGCTAGATCAACGACGTCGACAATTGGTGATGGTCAAACTGTGGTCATCAGTTATAAATACGGAGAATCGATAACTGTTTCTTACAATGTCAATTCATTAATAAAAACGATACAAGATAAAGTCGATGTAAGAAGACACATCACGGCCGATGTTCTAGTTAAAAGTGCGAATAGGATTGATGTTGACATTGAATTTACAGTTAAATTAAGATTGAACGCAAGTGGTCCTGTGGTAATAGACGCATTAACTAATGATTTAAATTCACTATTTGATCAAAAGAAAATGGGTGAACGTATAAATCAGAGTGACATTATTGCAATAGCAGACGACAATAATGGTGTCGATTACGTGATGCTACCATTAACTAGGATGGCGATATCAGACGGAACGCACATCGCTAACGAAATAATACCTAGAAATACAGTGTGGTCAGTTTATCAAGTCGGTGTTGTTACATCATATAAAACGCCAAGCCATGTGTTAAAATATAATACTGCTGGTAGCGCAAGCGATAGTTCAAAATTTTGGCGAATTAGTGCTAATGACGTAGCATTACAACTAGTGAGCTCTCCAAATGATGTCGCAGCAGGTGCGAGTAGAGGATATATCAGCAATGACGGAACGATTTACATTTCGACTGTTACAGATCCTACGGCATATACAATAACTGTAGCATATAATGTTTCTGATGAAACTGGGTCAAAAGACATAATAACGACAGATTTAGATTATTTGAATTTAAAATCACTAGTAATTAACACTATCTAATGTGAGGTAAATCTTGGCAATTCCTGTCACTAATAGTAATATATCTACTAGCTGGTGCACTAGTTTCTTTGCTGTTATTTTTGAGACTAATGAACCGTCACTTACTTATTATACTTTAGATGGTTCTATTCCGACGACATCATCATCTTTATATACTAGTCCATTTATTATTGAAACTGAAGGAATCACTACTGTCAAATATTTTTCTATTAGCGATTCAACTCATGAGGCAAATATAGTTCAGACTGAGCAAGTTAAGATTGACGGTATTACTCCTATATCTACTATACATGTCAATATCAATCCTGACGGACAAAATAGCTGGTATATTACATTACCGGTAATTACTATAACTGCTAATGATGCAGTCTCTGGAGTCGATAAAATATATTATTCGTGGGACGGTGCTACATTTGTAGTATATACAGGAGGATCGTTTACTATCCCTGGTGAAGGCATTCACTATTTACAAGTTTATTCCATAGATTTTGCGAGCAACAAAGAAGAAGTACAGACTAGAACATTTAAATACGACAACGTAGTGCCGTCGACTGCTATTACGATTCCGCTCGAAGTGTCTCATAATCCTGTCACTATCACTTTTACAGTGACAGATTCTGCTTCTGGTCAACAAAATACTTACTATACTACTGACGGTTCGACGCCGACAACTGATTTAACACCGGCAACATCCTTTGAAATAAAGACATCGGGTTTATATGTTGTAAAATTCTTTTCAGTGGATAATGCCGGAAATATCGAATCTGTCAAACAGTCTGCACCGTTTAGACTTGAAATAGAACCGGCAGCTTTACAAGTTTTAATAACTGAAAGTTTTCCGATTAATGGTGATAATTGCTGGTATAAATCATCACCACAAATCAGTTTGCTCACGACAAAACCTAATTTAGTTACGAGCCTCACATACAAAATTGCTCCGAGAGCAAAACCGACGACTGCTACTTATACAAGTACTGTTCATATAACTGGCACAATCAATTTGTCACAGGGTTCGTTTATTGCTTTAGAAATCGATCAGTCTAATAATCCACTAGTTATAAATATTCGCGGAGTTGATGCGACTCAGACTTCTATTCAAGACATAATTGATCAGATTAATAATACTGTTGGTGGTGATGTACCAATAGCTAAACAGACTGATGTTAATGGATTGACTGGCACTGGATACATCACAGTGACATCACCGACTGGTGGATCGGGATCGCCGACGTCTGAGATTAAATTTGTGAGTCCCGGGACATTTGATGCAACCGAAGTCGTGTTCGGCCTCAATATAGACACTTATCCGCACACGTTTACAGAGACATATCTTTATATAAATTACACGAACCATTTTGTATTACCGAGCGATGGTTCGTGGTTAGTTTCAGCGATTGCAGTAACAGATACAGAGACTGCAACAGTAGAAAAAAATTATAATTTAGATTCTACAGCACCGATAACTGTGATTACAGTTGTTCCAGATCACGGTAGCGGTTTTTACACCACCACACCAGACATTACTTTTTCTGCCACAGATAATGCTTCAGGTATTCATCATATTATCTATCAATTTGATGAAAATCCTACATTCGAATATCATCTTGAAGACGGGCCAATACATTTACCAAATACATCAAAAATAATTCGATTAACGTATTTTTCGGTCGATGTCGCTGGAAATGTCGAAACGCCCAAAGAAAGACTATTCAATTTCGACAACATAAAACCTGTAACTAGCACTGATGCGACTGCTATTAACGAATATAATGATCTTAATATCATATTATCGTGGGCTCACGTAATAGAATTCAACCCGATATCTGAAGAATATGAATTTACATTATTAACACCATCATTGCGACAAAATCTAACGACTTATACTGACTGGTCGACGATGATGTTATACTTGACATCATTAAACGTTGATTCTACGTCAAAGGTTTTCACAGTCGACTTACTAAATAATTATTTGGTGACATCTGTCACTCACAATTTAAGCACGGGCAATGTTCTTGAAGTCAGAAGCACGGTGCAATTACCAAATCCATTATTAGCAAACAGGTATTATTATATAATAGCAATATCAGCGACTCAGATAAAAGTTGCAGACACTTATGATAATGCGTTACTCGGCACTGCCATAACTTTAACTAATACGGGCATCGGCGTCTTAACATTAAATAGAGCAAAACCAGAGATAGTAGTATCTGATCCGTTACGTATATTTTTGAAACCAGTGGACGATAGACAATACACTGTCGTAAATGAAAGAATATTGACGCAAGACGATGCAATTAACGAATTAACGACTGCAAATAATTTCTTAATAAGCGTTTCGAGAGTTTATAATAGTACTACTAGCACAACATTAACTGTCAAGTACACTTCTAATAATAAGATCTATACTAACGAAGTTTTTGCTGCGACTGATGTAATATATGTTGATTACATTTATACTGGTATCAGCCATGTTTATTATGGAATAAATATTGAACCGTCGATATTAACGCCTGAAGGTGTGATAGTCGATCTAAATGATAATGGTGTTAGCTCAATAAAATGGTTTGCAATTGATACAGCTGGTAATATAGAAGACACTAAAGATTTGAGTGCTACGGTCGCTGTTTTGAATAGGGCGCCCGTAGTTGATGTAAATATAGTAAAAAGTACTGATTTGACTGATTTTGTACCGAACGGCGATAATGATTGGTATAAATTAAATGAGTCGATTCCTACATTACGACCAGAAATAAAGATTAATATTAAAAGCCCAAATGTATTTTTCTTTAATTATCATCCGACATTTATAAGCGTGAGCGGCCCTGGACCATATACGGTCCAATATCAAATACCATTTATAAACACGACATATGAAGAATTATCAGATGTTACACCGTATTTAAAAACTCGTGTAGAAAATATCACTAAGAATGAAGTATATACTGTTCAAACTCTTAGTGGTAACATCATCACGACCACTGCGACTATATTGCCTGCACCTAGTGATATAGTTCAAGTAGATTGTATATACTCTACATTATTTGATGCTACTGTAGGTTCAGGTGCAAAAGTAATTACAATAGGTGATATACATAATCCAGATATAGTATTTGATTTTTCTGACAAGGCTAATCCGTATTATTATCCTGAATCGCCGACTACTTATAATTTACAAGGTGAAAAAGATATAACGACTGTTGCTATAGATAAACGAGGTCGAGAAACGACAAATACTTCTATACCTCAATTAAGCGGTCGCAACACGTTAAAATTAGATACTGATGCACCGATTTCTACAGATAATGCAGTTACTGGTTGGGTAAATCACGATGTCGTAGTGACAATCACATCAAATGATTTTGTACCGCCACCAGATCAGACTGCATCAGGCATTAACAGGATACTTTATAGTACTGACGGATCAGATCCGAATATAATCGTATATGATTCATCTGTGCTCGTGACTCTTTCAATCACGGGACAATATGCTGTTAAATACAGGGGCGTCGATAATGCGGGTAATTATGAAATAATCAAAGAATCTGTGCTCGTGCAAGTCGATAAGAGTGCGCCCATAACGTCTGTAGTGGTCGTTGCACCAGACGGGACAAATGGTTGGTATATATCGTCACCGCTTATTACTTTAAATGCACAAGATCCCGATTCAGGCATTTACAAGACTTTTTACAAATGGGACGCCGGTTCGTTCGCATTATATCCGGGATCGTTATTGATACCGTCTGAAGGTGTTCATATACTTTATTTTTACAGTATAGATAATGTTGGAAATATCGAGACTATAAATCAATACACTTTTAAACTCGATACATCGATACCAATAACTACAGATAATATTATAAGCGGCTGGATGAATAATCCAGTCGTACAATTGACGGTTAGTGCGTCGCCTTCAGGCGTGTATAGGACTTATTACGAGTTCGCTGTAGATCCCATCATACCGCCTGATCCGACTACGGGCTCATCGTTTACAATAACACAACAAATTAGATTTCCTGCAAGCAATATTTATAATTTGAAATATTTTTCTATTGATATCGCAGGCAATGTTGAATCTGTAAAGGCTGCGACTAATAAATTAAAATTAGATTTAGAGAAACCGATCGTAGTTTCAATAAATCCAGTGAATTTAATATTTAATCCACCGCCAAATTTGACTGTTAATTTTGCAGATGTATTGTCTGGTATTAACGTTAACACTGTCAAAATAGTCGTCGATGATATTGAATACTCGACGACTAAGAATTCGACATATTTTTCATACACGGGTGCTGCTCCATATAACACGTTGCAAGTAGTTGTAGGACCTGTAGCTAGCATTCCGAATTTTGATAATTTAGAAAATGTCGTCATTTATGCTAACGACAACGCAGGCAATGCATTGATTCCTGTCGTGGTCGGGATATTGCCTGTCGATACGACTGCGCCATATATAAGAGGATTTTGGCCAAAAAATAAAGCTGAAGATGTGTCGAGAGACACTAATGTGATGCTGTTTATCGATGATGATATTTCGGGCGTCGATCTGCGAACTGTTTCAATAAAAATTGCAAACACTACATACCAAATTATTACGACGAATGTTATCGATGTCACGTATGTCGGGTCGTTACCAGATGTATATTTAGATGTTCTAGATAATAATTTATATGTGACAGTGGGCGGTGTGGTTGTTGCAGAAGTTAATTTGACGCACGATGAATACTCGACCGTTAAAAAAGTCAGCGAGTTTTTAGATTCATTACCGGATTTTACAGCTACTGTTATAAATAAAGATTACGATCAAATTTCAAGTTTAGAATTCTTGAATTTATATCACGTCGCAGTTAATCCGAGTTTTACAATGTTTGTTGCAACATTTGAAGACAATAAGAGTATTTATTTTATACCTCGTAATAAGGGCTATTTAATCGCTATTACACCTAGCGAGACATTTGAAGATAATTATTTAGTAAATGTGTACGTTGATGCAAAAGATTTTAGTAACAATTCAATGCAGGCTGAACATTACTATTTTACATGTAAAGATTCAGTGACACCGTCGAGAGAATTTAGAGATAAATGGTATCAATATCACATCGACATTGTAAATCGTATTTTAAGTAGGTTAGAAACTACTTATAACAAAAACTCAGAATCGACTGTATTTTACGGTTATTTCCGATCATTAGCGCTCGAAATTGCCAGGTCTAAACAAATAGCTGAAGATTACGCAAATGACAATTATTATAATCAAACGAGATCAGATTTGTTATACCAAAATCTGGGCTATTTATTGAAGTTTGAACCGCGGCCTGATTTTTCGCATGATAGATATCGTGAAGTATTATTATCGTTAATGCAAATGTTTTTTAAAGGTTCGACAAAAGAAAGCTTAATTGAAGGCTTATCGGTATTTCTTGGCGTACAATCAGTGGCTATTCGTGAATATTTAGATAACATCGCATGGCAATTCATGTTTTCTGTCGATATAGATATCGGCACTACGCCCATAAGAAATTGGGACGAGTTTAATGCAGATGTGACTGCTGTAGTAAAATTAGTAAAACCTGCGCACACGTATTTCTTGTTAAGATACGTGTTCTCTGAAATTATTAGGACGCAAGATATTCAGGATGAGATTGTAAGATGGGATTTTGCTTTTCATTCATCGGAAGATGTCAGGGCAAATTGCGAAGATAAATATAAGATAGCCGAAATAATAACTGAAAATGTATCGGCACAGTTTGACGGTTCAAACAATTGTTGTTATGCTTATTATAAACCGATTTTGAATTGGTTAGAGACGACAATAACTAATGATCCAATAGACATACAGCTTGATGTGACACCGGTTGGACCGCCTATAAGTGTAACATCTGTTAATGGAATTACTGGTAAGATATGTTTAAGTAGGAACCCATTAATAACAGAGACAGTGAAAATTATCTATAAATTTAATAAATACGTAATATATAGAGAACTTAGATTATATACGAATACTTATACAATTACTACAGGTCAATTCGACTTAACTAGAAAAGCATTATTAAATCAAATTAATGTACCAAGTGATACAATAATTTCTTATAATATTCCAGAACAACTTCATGCTCATATATGCGAATCTGGAATATTTATCAATGTCCACTATGGTACTCTTAATGAGAGATGGACTTTACCAAATGAAAGATTGTTCTTTAACGTAAATGATTTTAAACACGAACGGGTAGAATTTGACATTCGTGAGAAAGTAAATTTTGGCGCATTAATTAAAGAGACTGTAGATATACCAGACGAACGAGTGATGATGCAATTTGCGATACCGTATAGAGAAAGAGTATCTATCATTAACAATGAAATCGGTTTTGTACACGAAACAAATGCTCAACCATTTACAACTAATTATGCAGAGTCTTTGACAAATAATAATCGCGATAGATTTATATTTCCAAATGCTGCAGACTTGTTGTTTTTCTGGATTGAGCGAGATCTTGGAGGATAATTTATGCAAAAGATTCAAAATCAAGTTAAGAAGCAAGCACCAGCAAAGCTCAAAGAAGATTTTAAGAAAATTAGGTCTAGTGCAGGTGTGGGTATAATGAGACATGTAGACGGTCGAATTGAAAAACGGAAATTTTAAACTATTCAGGAGGATTTATGTTATTTGAAAATCAGAATCGATGGATAAAAAAGGGTGATATCTTCATGACGATGAAGCATAGAGATGGTACAATCGAACGTCGAGAAATGCACAATGTCATTGTTGATCAGGCTTCATTTTTAATGGCACAATTAATGAAAGAATATGGTGGCACTAGTACAATTCCAGTTTCATATGTGCCGGGTATATTTGTATTAGCTGTTGGTACGGGTGATCCTGGTTGGGATTTGCAGAATCCACCGATTGCAACTGCAGCACAGACGTTATTGGTTAATGAATTAGACCGTAAGAGATTTAGTCGTACTTATTATGTCGATGATCTCGGTGTCGAGTCATTAACGAGGACTCACATTGTTGATTTTGAGACGACGTTTAATGATACAGAAGCTGTCGGTGCGCTTGTTGAAATGGGATTATTCGGTGGAACGGGATCAACGTCTGCAGGTGGAGGCGATATGGTAAATTACCACACGTTTCCAGTCTGGAATAAACCAAGTACATCGACTCTCGTATGTACTTGGAGATTGACGTTTTAATGCATGATCATGTTCTAGTTTCAGCAAAATAGTTTTCAATAACAAAGAATAATGATGAAATATTTCGATTTAATACAATGTGAATTTACAAAATATGCACGGTCTGAAGAGATGTGTAAGATAGCTAGACGTTTGAAAAGAAGCAAGAGTACGACCAAAGATTTTTTGAATGATATGGGTGATAAAAATGTCACGAATCCAAGTGCTAAGGGTAAAAAGCGTACAATTAAAGTCAAGTCATTGAAAAGCGGTGATGAGCGCCAAAAACAGTTGTTTAAGCAATTATATAAACAGTGGAAGGGATCAAAAACTAAAAAAGTTGACAAAAAAGATAAGTTAAAGAGTAAAGTTAAGAAGCGCAGGAAACAGATAAGACAAGAGTTTAAAAAGAAGAAGCAAGAGATAAAAAAAGAGCCTACTGAAAAAAAGAAAATTGAAAAAGTCAAGATGAAAGTCGATCCTAAAAAGATCGAAGAGCATCGAAAAGATATAGCGAGTGAAACAAAATCTAATAAAGAACAGCAAGTCATTGAAAAACAGATAAGTGAGAAATTAAAAGCTGTTGGTGATAAATCAGACGAACAATATAAATCGACAATATCCGTAGTTAAAAAGAACGAAAAGAGCTTGTATAGAGACACTAGTGATTTAAATGATCCATTGCCGCCTGATCCAGAAAAATTAAAAACGATTGATACAGATCAAAAATCGTTATCTCGTGCAATGAAAGCTTTAGATATTAGTAATTCAGAGATATCAGATGTTGTTAATAGTCCAAATGTTGTAACATATAAAATTAGCTTGAAAAATTTAAGTGATAAAGATAAAGCTAGAGCAATGCATAAGTTATTATCAACGGAAAGTAAAACAGTATTGAGTCATTTTATTGGTAAAAAAGAAAATGTCACTGTTAATGAAAATAGAGACACTGATACCATTGATGTGCACGTACCGAAAGGTACTGATTTGAAAGATAGAGATCCCGTATCATTTAAAGAATTGATTACTAATGATAAATTTGTAAAGGCTTCAAAAGATCCGACTAAATTACCGATTGCATTTGGTAAAGATGAGAATAATAACACAGTGACGTACGATTTTAGTAATACACCTCATTTAATAGTTTCAGGTGCGACTAAATCTGGAAAATCTGTGTTTAATCAAAGCATAATTAATTCAATTCAGATGGGTAAATCGCCAGATGAAGCGAAATTAATATTAATAGACGCTGCTAAAAAGGGTGCTGAATTTGCACAGTATAAAGATAGTGAATATTTGGATAGACCGATTGCAACGAGCGCTAAAGAGGCTGAAGATGCATTGCAGTCATTAAGCGACGAAGTCAATCGACGTAATGAGTTCTTGAAGACTATTAGTGGTAAGACGGGCATGAGTTTTAGAAATATTGAAGAATGGAACTCATTTGTCACTAAAGATACTGAGAAAATGAGTCCAAATGAACAGAAAGCATTCAATATTGTGCCAGAAGATCAACGAAAAAAAATGCATAGAATAGTAACGATAGTTGACGAAGCGAAAGATTTGTTCAATAAAGAAGTCAATCCAAATGCACCAAAATTATTTAATTTAGTTGATCATATGCTAACAGTTGCTAGGTCTGTTGGTGCTCACATGGTTATAGCGACACAGTCGCCTGCAAAACAAAATATACCGGGTAAAATACAGGCTAATATTGGTGCAAAGATGACATTTAGATTGCAAAATAAGAGTGATGCTGAAAATATTGGTGTGCCAGATGCAACTGATTTATTAATGTATGGTGACGGATATTTTGAAGATCCGTCTATGGGTGGCGGACCGACTAGATTGCAAACGGGTTTTATTGATAAGAATGATGATGCAAAAATTAGCGAGAAAACAAAAGGCGAACAAAAGTTCATTGAACGTGAAAAGAAAGTTGTACCAAAACCGGTAGAAGAATTTAAAGGAGTGACTGATCCGGCTTTTCTAGAATTCAAGCAAAGAATGAGTGATGTTCATAAACAGCTTGATGAACAGCGTATTAAGATACAAGAAAGACTAAAAGAATTAAAGGGTCGCGAATCAGAAATAGAAAAAGAACACCAGAGTTTACGAGAACAATTAGAAGAAAGACGACGTAAAACTCAAGACATCAGACAGCAACAATCGGATGTCGCACGTCAAAAAGAACGGTCGCCGGCAGTTGAAGTCGAAGAAGAACCTGTAGCTAAAGAACCAACAGTAGAATCTTCTTCGCCTGATGTCGCTAGTGAAATTGAAGAATTAACTAAGACAGTACCTGTCAGCGATGTCAAGAAAGAGCCTAAAGCAAAAGAACTAGAGAGGCCGACTGAAAAGAGAAAATCGCTTCTTGATAGAATTAAAAAAATGTTTGGTAAAAAATCATCAATCGATATGACAAATCATTTCATCCAGAACATTTTAACATGATAGACACAAAAGCTATTATTAGACGATGTCCAAAAAAAGACAAAGACAATCGGCCATCGGATAAACAAAAATATTGTTTATACACTAGCGACGGTTCTAAATTATTGGGTCGTCATCCTTCGAAAGAAAAAGCATTGCGTCAAGAAAGAGCTATTCAAAAACATAAACATTCATCTATAATTAATAAAGAATTTTCAAAAATAGTTCTCGACAGGAGTGATTAAATGTCAACATTAGACTATGGCACTGGTGTTTCAAGAACATTGCAACCTGAATTTCACGGTTTTGACACGATAGTCTTTCAAGATGGTAAACCTGTTCTTGATTCAGAGCTTAATTTGTTGTTTGATGTCGTATCTGATAAATTTCAAAAATATATTTCTAATCAAGCACAAAGCGGTTTTCTTAACGTGCCGTCATTTGTGTTCGATGTTACTTGGCCAAACAAATTTCAAATGCCTCAAGACATTGCTATTGTAAATGGTCATCAAATCAACGTTCTTTCTCACGGCGATTCATTTATTGAATTGAATCCTGCATCGCTCGGTAGCGGCAATAATAGATATGATTTTTTATTTCTAGAAGTTTGGAAAGTAGAACTGTCTGGTGGCACTACAGACTATAAACCAGATGCGACTCACATTTATAAAGAAGGTAATGTCCAAAATACATTAAGCACATTAGACGATGATATTATCGATCCTATAATTGTAGCTACTTATCCTGAAACTACAAAACGCGTACAAATTCAATATAGGATTCGTATTCAAGAAAATGATCCGAGCTTCATACTCAATTCGCAAAATTCAAATATATTTGACAGTATAACTTATGCTCAAGGCGGAGCATTAGTGCCTGTAAATCCATTTAACTTTTCAAATTTAGGTGCATCGACGGGCGATTATGGATTGTGGCGCGCAGGAAACGGCGATGCTTCTTCGAGGCTACAATTAAAGAGCGTTGATGGTTATGTATATGCGATACCTATCGCATTAGTTTTCAGGAGATCGCAAGCGCCTTACATAGATGAAGATATTAACGGACAACAGGCGTCCGATGTCGCGATAGGTGGAACTTCAGATAGACCTGATGGATTATTTTATGATTCAGTTGCTAGCGCTGATGTCATTGATTTACGACACAATGTCGTTTTTGGTAAGCAAATAACTTATGATGAGATACTGAAAACAGCTATTAAAGACTTATTAACTGGCCAGAACAAGACTAAACGACAGATCGCTGTGAAATACGATGCATTAAGTGACATTGCTATAACGGGATATTCGATTGTTGGTGCAGCTGACAAGACGAGGACGACGATTAGCGACTTACAAACGACTATCGTTTCAAATGTTGTGAGACTTAATGTCGGCGACACTGATCCTTCTCAAGATTTTTATACTAGTAGAGCAGCTGGCAATTGGCAAATTGGAGATACTATAACGGTTAAAGCGCCTGCTGGATCGCCGGCAGGAACGATTATTTTAGGCACAGATGATGCTAGCGTGAGCACGAAACCCTTTGTGTATAGAAATAATGCGGGATTAATCAATGTAGCAGGCTCGTGGTTGAATACAGGCACTGCAACTGCTATATTTACTATTAATGAAAATATAACTGCCCAAGAAATATGGGTCACATATGATGTGCAATATCCAAATAATCAGGGCATGTCTTATATAGCTGATGACGTAATAAAAGTCGATTATACAAATGCTGCATCATTTCCAACTGTGCAAACTTCATATGTGCCTCATAGCGGAATTGTTCGTGCAAGTACAAATCTAGCTAATACATCGTTATATTTATCGAGACATTCTAAACAGTTGAATTTTACGCATGCTGCAACCATCAATAGTTATGCCGCAAATTACCAGTTTACTAAGCATAACAAACAAATTAGCATAACCCCAATCATTTCATCTACGACTACGATCAACGGTTCTACTCGAACGTTATTTACTAATAACACTAGCGCTACAACTAGAGAGTTATATTTACCGTTTGCTACGAATAAGACGTGGATGGTTCGAGGCGTTTATACTACTCAGTCTGGTACGACTGAAATAGCTACTGAAGTATTTGCTAGCCAAAATCCATCATTGATTTCAGGTCATGTGTTTAAGCATCCGACAGCAGTTACTCAATATTCATTTGCAAAAATTACATCGATGGTCTACGTGCCGACTAGCACAGAGCTAGTTTCAACAGGTGCGTGGTCGCCGGTATACAAGCAGAGTTCAAATGGCAATATAGACTTATTTGTCCTCGTTAATAGTAGCGGTGTAGAATATGTGCCGCCATCGTCTAATACGGCAGATTTCGTCATGGCTTATAGGAGTATCCCGACAAATAGAGTTAATGCTTATGTAGCTAGTAGCGTTGCACCGATCGATAATTGGATTAAAGTTCGTGATGATGCGACGATTATTGACGGCCAACAATTATGGGTTGATATGGATTATATTGGAGAACCTCATGATGGAGCCCAGGTAAAGATAGCTTATAAATATTTACCATACCAAGGCTTAGTCGATACTTCGTCAGGTCTTCAATTGGATGCAATCATAAAAGCTTTAGGTGGTTTTATACATTCTGATGGTACTGGTAATGTCACTGCTAATATTGATCTAAAGACTTATCCACGAACATTAATATCTTATTTACCAACGCCATTAAATATCGAATATCTATTAAAAGGCGATTCGATTACTGGCGTTACAAGCCTCGGTAAATATAATTCAAACGATGTATGTCACGTGGATACTAGTTTACTAGAATATGCTACAACAGATCAATCCATGTTGAAAATAGACGACATCATCACTGCTAGATTTAATGTAGCTTTAAATGCGATTGAACGAGGTGGTAATGAAGCTACTGCGTTAAAGTCGATTATGTTATTACCGTTAGCAGTTGCAAATTACAAGCAAGTAGTTATATTTGGATTAGCTATTACGACGAACAATTTTGCATTTAAAAACGAATTAATCTTGTATGTATGGACGTATACTAATAATAATACAGCTAATCAATTGACATCGGCAGATGCAACTCATATAGGTGTTGACTTTTATTTCATAAATAAACGACCATTAGTAAAGTAAAGAATGATTTGTAATTTTTTAATCTACAATTTAATAAATAAAATTTTTGTAAATTAATTTTAAAACGAAACATAATATAAACGACAAATTCAATTTCTGTTATCATTTATATACAACTTTTATCTTCTGTTTTCTATGGAAGACGAAGAAGTAAAAGAAAAACAGAATAATTAATAAAAGAACTTAAAAATGATTAGATCATCAGAACATATCTTAAAATACCAAACAGATTCAAAGTCTACTTTACTGTCTCAACTATTCAAAGACTACAAACAAGACCTTCAATTCTTTATTGACTTACTCTGGAACAAACAATTACCCCTAAAAAAGAACTTATCTTCTAAAATTCTACCTTCAAATATTTTAAAACACTCTCAATACAAACAAATACTCTATAAACAAGCATCTGAAATTATAAGATCTAATTTGACTAAAAAGAAAACTTCAAAACCAATAATTAAAAACATTTCAATTAACATAGACTCAAGACTATTTGATATACAAAAAGATTCAAAAGAATTTGATGAATTTGTTCATTTAAGATTGCCTTACTTTCAAGACAACAAAAAAAGAGCTTTGCATATAAGACTTCCTATACGTTATCATAAGCAGTCTTTGAAGTTTAAAGATTGGAATAGAGATAGCAGTATTAAGTTGAAAGAGATTAATGGGCATTATTTTGTAATTTATAGTTATGAGAAACAAGAACCAGAGAAGAAGATAATTGGAAAAGACATTGGAATAGACCAGGGTTATAAAAAGTTAATAGTGACATCTGATGGAAGATTTATTGGAAAAGAGTTTGAAGAATTGTATGAAAGAATTTCAAATAAGGAACAAGGTAGTAGAAATTTTAAAGATTTGTTAATTGAAAGAGATAAAAAGATTAATGAGATTATAAACAATGTTGATTTTAGAGATGTTAAGCAGATAGTAATAGAGAATTTGAAAGATGTTAAAAGAAATTCAAAGAAAAGAATTTATAAGAGATTTATGAACAAGTTACAAAGATGGAGTTACCCAAAGGCAATAAATAAGTTAGAACGACTTTGTGAAGAGAATGGTATTCTTTTGACAAAGATTGATCCAGCTTATACATCTCAGACTTGTTCTAAATGTGGATCTGTGCATAAAGAGAACAGATTGTTAGAGTTCTTTAAGTGTGTGGATTGTGGGTATGAGACTGATGCGGATTATAATGCATCAGTGAATATCTTACATAGAGGAGTTTATAATCCCTCTACCACAAAAGAATTTTTGAACATTGTTGATAATAAAAGATAATGTCAAAAGTAATTATATATATGTATTTAAAGATGAATCAGCTACAAGCAAATTACCAACATTACGTATAGAGTTTAAACCAGACGATCCAAGAATGTGGAGAGAATGGAGGATTTGTCATAGTGATACAATGATTAATAAAGAAAAAGAAAGTGATAGAATTAGATGGTAAGAATCTATGCTACTATAATCTACGTTTTTTTGCAATTAACATAGCGACAATTAAAGTTATTCTCACAAAGTAAACTAAATTCCCTCTCTCCTCTCTCAACGTCTTGCATTTTATTTCTCTACATCGCAGCTCCACTACTCACTCAAACACTTATTACCTACTCATAAACATTGACCATCTCTTGTGTCTATCTTGTACATGCGATGGTCGAAATGAAGAATTTTGATAGCCTATTGATAAGTACTCTTACATGATGAGCAACTTAAGTATTTGAGAATTTAAGAAGAGTAAGCGAGAGTGAGTCGAATCTATAAAAAGGAGTTGCCATGTATTTCGTAGGAAAAATTTCTGACAAATCTTTAGTTGAAACATCGGGTACTTATTTACCTGATGATCCACCTGATGCAGCAATCCTAACGAATATCAAGGCTCGGTTAGGTGGAGTCGACGCTGATTATTCTGTGTATCATATTAGTAATACAGGATCAGATGCACAGAGAGTTTTAGCAGGTGACTCCGTAGCTTTAACCTGGACTGGCGACTCCGTAACAGGAATTTCTTTTGCGTCCGAAGATGCTAAAAAATGGATACAGTCATCTATCGATAAAACTTCTATTCTTGCTGATGGAGTCGAAGAAGCGATTATCAATATGACTATTCTTACTGCTAATAAATCAGGAACGGATACTTCATTTAATGGAAACCTCGACATCAATATCGGAACACCTACAGGTAGGAATAAATACAGGTTCTATTTTTATAATGGAGTAGCATCAAGTTCACTAAAAACTACTAATGCTGGAAAATTTACAATACCAGCAGGAAGAATGACTGACTATCGAATCGATAACACTGTAACTTTAGAAGCAATTCAATAAGGAGGATCAAATGAGTCTTTTAAGCGTATACAATCTTAAGGCAAATGCAGAGTTTAAAGCCAGGGTAGCATCTTCTGTTGCTAAAGCGGCGTATGATGTTCTCAACGAAAGTCCAGCGACCACTAATCATGCTGCACGAGTAGTGTGGGCTAAAGCAGCTATGAAAGACGCGGCACCAGTCGCGGAGCAGATGTTGTGGACTATAGTTCAAAATGCAACGATTCAATCGTCTGGAACAACCTCGACAGATAACGACATCCAGTTTGTCGTTAATTCAAATATAGACTATTTTGCAGTATAGGATGTAATTAGTGGCTACAATAAAATCAGTACAGAAAGGCACTGTTTCATTTGCTGGTACAGATACCAGCAAGACTGCTACCATTACTTCTATAACTATCGCTAATTCTGTCCTGTATTTCACTAGTTCTGGTTACACTTCTACTCAACCAAACTACAACTGTGTCAGAGGTGCAATTACTAACGGCACTACTCTAACCTTTACAAGAGGAAGTAGTGCAAATCCTAATACTCTTCAAGTAGAATTCTATGTCGTTGAATTTACATCAGGTGTAACAGTACAACGAGGGTCTGAGAATCTTGATGATCTAGCGTCAGCTAATGTAACTATAACAAGTTCTAGCCTTACAACTTCGTGGTCAACATGCTCATGGAGTATGGATGGTTTCACGATGCGTAGAGGGCATTTCATGGTTCATTATCTGAGTACTACCACGAATTTAGCACTAGTTAGAGGAGTTACTGGAGATCCATGTGTTGTAGAGTGGCAGGTGATAACATACGATAATGCTACAGTACAGCAAGTGACAAAATCCTTGCTAACGACAGACACATCAGCCACCTCTACAATAACATCTGTAACAACAACGAAGACATTTTTAGAATTCTCGTATTCGTCGACTACAACAGGGGCTTTTGAGAATAGAAATTGCTGGAATTCCTATCTTACAAACGCCACGACAATCACTTACAGTAGAGATACTGCTCTTTTTAACTCTACTACCAGAGATTATGTAATAAGTATATCAGACTCCATTGCAGTACAGAGGGGTGAGAAAGCTGTCGCTTCTGGAACTGCAACGACTACCAATGCCTTGACTGCCATAGTAATAGCCAATTCCTTTGCACATTCGTTAAACACGCCAGGCATCTGTAAGAATGATGACAGCGATGGCGATAGTTGGAATTCTGATAAAAACGGAATAAAGTTAAAGTTTAATTCTACTACAGAGTTAAATTTTGCCAGAAATACCTCTACTTCTAATGTTACCTGCTCATGGGAAGTGGTGGAGTGGACTGCTGCTGCAGCAAAACCTGTTTTTATTATGATTTGGATAAGTTAAAAACGTATCGGTTTCTCATACTACTATAATCTACACTTTAACTCCCTGTTATTTTCTACGTTTTTATACATGATTATAAAATTATGATAAATAATAAAGGCGCAGCAAGTGCTCTCTATGATAAATTATTTTGCTTTTACTGATAAATCCACACTAAGATCTTTAGCAGCTTTTACTTTTAAAAGATCAATTAAATCATTTGCATTATTCGCTTTACCATCGCTATTACCCATTAAAATTTGTGGCACCCAATTACCTTGATAACCTTTAACTGCTTCTGCATACATGCTATCAATACGTATAACAGCCGCAAGCTTCTTATCAAGCGCGCCATCTGCTGCCATGATTAACTGGCGCTTCTTAGCTTCACCTTCACCTTCTAATATTAAAGCTTGCTTTTTATGTCCAGCTGCTACTTCTTGTAAAATAGCGACATCTCTATCTTTTTCTGCGGCCGTCACTGCTTCAACTTTAATCTTCTCTTGTTCCCATTTAGCTTGCATTGCTATTGCTCGACCTTTCGCTTCTGTAGTAATCGCTTCTTGCTGTGCTCTCAATGCTTCTTGTTTAGCCACTTCAGTCCTAAGCGCTTGTTCTCTTCGGAGCTGAATAGCGTCATCAACAGCTTTTTCAAAGTCAGGCACACCAATCTGGCATGAAGTAACTTTGCATCCCAATTCCATTAAAATGTGTTTCGTTCTCTTTGGCTGTCCCGTTGGATCACGAGCAATCGCAGTTAAAACTTTCTTTTCGACTTTTGCTATCCTCTCATTACCATTAGTCTCCCAAACAGTATCAATTGTAGTAATCGGCACTGTCACATACATACCAAACATTAATTGGTCTTCAATATCTTGTTGCATTAAAGCAAGCGTTTGCGCAGCTTCTTGAGCGCCTCGTAAATTCGCAGCTAGCTTAAAAGCGTTTTGAACGACTGGAACTATACCATTTTCTACAAAATGATCGTAACCACCTGAATATTGTCTAATAATTTCAATGATTTGTTTTTCAGTATTTGGTAATTGAATTCTAACAAGACCATTTAATTTAGCTTTTCCAAGATCACAAAATTGAACTACTATTGGTTCAATTTGAGCAGAGCTTTTGTCTTTTGCATCTCCAATACTAATAGTCACGACTTGCTTAAGAATTTCTACTCGTGACCATAACTTAAATGTCGGTCCTGGATTCATTTTAACTCGCATATGACCCGTAAGACTCTGCAAAAACATGTACTCACCTTGATGATTAAATGCCACTATCCCTGTACACAATGGTATCAAAATTACCAACAATACGACGCCAATTATAAGTTTAATTAAACTTGTAGCACTCACAAATCCTCCTTTAAATAATTGTTTGCTGCTCTTGTATGTGCTTTTCGTACTTTTTTTGGCATGACTACACTGCTTATATTAGCTTCAACATCTTTTGTTAAATCTTGTAACTCTTTATCTTTTGTTACCTTTTCATTAGCTAATAAAGCTCTACTCTTTCTTGTACAATACTCAAATGCCAATTTAACTTCTGGTATTTTAAGAAACCAAAATTTAAACAACAAAAATATCACGATAAGCATCACGAGTAAATCTACAACTAAATATATAACACTCATTTTACTCTCCTACGTAAATTGAAACGAACTACCAGCGTAAGGTTCTCTGCGCAGTGATTTAAATTGAGGTGCAGTCGTTCTTTTACCTTCTGTACTCACTAATGACAAATACACATAATGTTTGTCGCCATGCAAGACGCCTTGGCCGACAAGCTGTTCATTTTCAAATTTCATCATTGTTAGTTCACCGATTCTTTCAAGTACTCTATAACCAACATTCAATTGAATAGTCTGACCGACAATGTGTTGAACATTGTCGTGAAATGCATTTTTCATTTGATCATATTGCGTCGTCAAATCTTCAATTGAATTTACTTTCTCTAAATCAATTGCCGGACTATTAATAGTAGCACCTTCATTTTGAATTATACGTACTGCCTCCGCACCATAACTGTCACGAATAATTGCTCGCCAACTCTTTTTCCAACTATCATATTTCGGTAATACGTCGATAGCAATAATCCTACCATTTATCATAACGATAGCACCGAGCTGTTTATTAACAGGCTCAAACTGTGCTACAAATTGTTCGAGCCGATCTTCAAATTGGCTGTAAAATAATTGTAAACCATTAGTGCGACAATCAATGCCTTTTGACCACGTCGATAAAGTATCCCATAAAGCTCCTGTATCAGCTTCTTCAAATGTTGCTTTTTTAATAGCGATGCCCCTTAATGACGGCGGTAAAATCATAAATGAATCTTGTTTAATTTTAGACATGTCAAAATGACCTGCTTGACTAGCCTGAACACAATTAGCAGGTATAAGCTTTGCATTGGCAGCTTTTATTAAATGTGCATAAGGTACAGTGCGATCTTGAGCGTGTTGATTTCGATCGATCATCGTCCAGCCCTGCATTACGATACCAATATTACCGCTAGCATTTTTAAATTCTAAAGTATTATATTGCGGATCAGATTTCAATGTTACATCATTTATGTCAGCAACATTAGTGAATTCTACGTCGCTAATTATAGGTATCACTGTCATATTACCGACGCTCTGAATGTTGCTGCGATCAACAACATATCCAACAAGTAATTCTTGGATTTGTAACATATCTGGCATTTTAACCTCACTTGCATAAACTTTAATATGATTTTTTCATCATTTGCTTTCAAGAAAATGACCTTTAGACTCAATCAATTGTTCTCTAACTTGATCGGGCATTAATTCTTTAGCTTTGTCACTTTGTAATGTGAGAAGATGTTTACAAAACTTAGCAATAGCGAGCTCAGGCTTATGTTTAGCAATTGCAAGAAACATCGACTCATTCAAACCATTAACTTCTCGAACGCCGACTGTCGCTGCAATATTAGAAATAGTACGAACGTCCATTGATTCAGCGGCAAACACTGGATTAAAATGTATAATCATCACTTTATTCTTGACATCGACTTTTTTCTTCAATGCAAATATAAGTTGGTGTAACGCACCCTCAAATGGTGAATTCTCATATCCATCACCGACAATTATAATCGTCTTACAACCATCTTTCAACGCTTGCATAAATGCATCAGCATAATTAGATTGATCTTTTAATGTCGGAAATAGTTCATCATTATTCCCGTTCGTCCTATATTCTTTGAAATTCGTCGATACTTGTTTAAGCACCATACTAATCGCTAAACCACGAAGCATTGGATGATACTTAGTCTCATTTGTTCCATACATACTTTTTGATGTATCTAAAATAAGACCGACATCATCTAATGTAAAAGAAATATTTTTAGCAATTTCTTTTGCTTTATTTTCAAGTAACTCTCGTATTTGATTTACCGGTTTAGGTAACTTATCTAAAGAATTCAGATACACCAGTAAATCAAAAAGCTTCGCCTGCCTCATATCAAAACCAGTATCAACACCGACAGCTTTTACAGATTCTACTTTGAGTCGTTTTTCTTTAGCAGTAAGCTGCCCACCTTCGTCCTTATACATTTTCCAAAAGTCTTCCGGCTTAATCTTAAATTTCGACATAAAACCTTCTGCCACTGTAGCAGGAAGCTTTGCTAACTTTTCTTTATCGCCATTTTGAACTGCTACATAATCTTTAATCAATTGCGAGCAGTTTTCATATTCGTTGTATTTTAAATACCGCCAAATTTTCAATAATTGCTCATCACCATTAGTATGCGCGTGATAAAGAATTCTTTTAAATTCATTGCGATATTTAATCGCCCACAACGACCATCTATTTTTGTTCTTACGAAGATATTCGTGAATCAAAAACATTGCTCTCTTTTTAGTGACTCTTTTCTCTTGTAACATAGTTAAAAAATCAAATACTCGAGTAACAGGCATCTTATCGAATGCTTGGAGAATTAGTTCATTTTCCCACTTTGAAAACGCAGAATATTTATGAGTCAATCCATTTTTAATATAAGTTTCTGTCGCCGGTAAAGAATTGTCGATCAATGTCCACGCTATTAATTGTTTATTGACATCGTTAACGCCCGTCGGCAACATCATCAAAGAATAAAACGACCGAGCATTTGTAAAGACAGGTGCATGCTGATCAATCATAGCTTGTCGTTGTTCGTCTTTTAAATTATAGAATGTCGATTTACCGATGTTGGTCTGTGCGCCAGAAATAAAAGCTATAAGGGCTTCACCGGTCAACACCATTGATTTACTCTCAGTCGCATTCTTTTCAACATTTTTCTTTGTCGTTAATGTCGTTGCCATTTTAAACCTTTTAATTTATTTTTACAAACATTATTCTCCAAACAATAATCACTCATTTTATCGTCGAAATGAATTTTTAAAAAAGAATTAAACTTTGCAAGCGCTTTGCATTATTATATCGATTGTATCTGTCCATTTACGAGGTAAATGCCCTTCTATATTAAGGGCATAGTCTTCAGATGCTTGATCATTTGTTTCATAATAAATTACAACTTCTAAATACGGTCCGAAATCGTGCAGAAACTTTTTTGTTACAAACATACAATTTTTAGGAATATTAGGAAAAAGAGTCGCTAAAAACTGCTTATAGCGTAAACATTCAACCCTCATTTTTTCAAAATACGTCGAATCATCACTTGACACTTGCACGCAGTCTTCATCACTGGGTGCCGATCCGAGCTCGATATAATCTTGCATATAGTCTCCTTTCATTTTTCTTTGAATAAAAAATTCTTTAGTAGTTGCAGGAGCCAGTGCGTCGCTGGAAATCTTTTTAATCACCTTTTTTTCATCTTTTTCCGACTAATGCTTTAGCAGCCTCTATCGCTGCATCTTTATTTGTGATTTCACCTTCTAATTGTCTATCATATATCTCTCTAAGAATTTTTCCAATTAACGGCGATTGAACAAAACCAATGTCAATTAAGTCCCTACCATTTATAAATGATAATGGTTTAATTTCTTCTTTTAAATATTCATTTTTTTTAGCTATTGCAAAGTCCCATTCTGTCAAATCACCATTACCACCTAATGAATCTGCTTTTAGCAGCGCTAAAATATCATCTATGTGATCTTGCCCTAAAAACTTACGCAGCGTCGACTTTCTCATTTCTTTTATACTCATAGGTGTCATATGCTGATAAATTAAATCACAAGTATGATCTATAAAGTCGTTTGAAAACATCAGTCTACTTAAAACATCCCTCGCTATATCAGCTCCGACTTTTGCATGTTCTGGAAATCTAATTCTATCAGTACATTCATTCGTCGCAGGTTTACCGACATCATGTAATAATGCTGCAAAAATTAATTCATCAGATGGATTCATCGTAAATAAATTTTCCATTGTACGAATAATATGTTCTAATACATCTCCTTCAGGATGAAATTGTGTCGGCTGTTGGACGCCTTTCATTCTTTCAACTTCAGGCAAAATGTAATTAATTAGTCCAGTATCAAACAAATAATTTAATGCTATTCGAGGCTTACCGATCCTAAATAATTTTACGAGCTCATCTCGAATTCGTTCTTGTGAAATGACTACGATGTTAGAAGCATTGAACTTTATAGCTTCATAAGTATTTGATTCTATAGTAAAATCAAATTTGACTGCAAAACGTATGCCTCGTAAAATGCGTAATTTGTCTTCATCAATTCTTACTTGAGGATCGCCAATAAATCGTATGACCTTGTCTCGTATGTCTTTACGACCATCAACATAGTCAATAAATTTATCAGCAATCGGATCGTAAAACAACCCATTAATAGTAAAATCACGTCTTTTTGCGTCGTCTTGCATTGAAGAAAAAGTAACAGTTTCAGGTCGTCGACCATCGAGATAACGACCATCTATCCTAAAAGTAGCCACTTCAAATTCATAATCATTCAACAATACTCTAATGACGCCAAATGATTTACCAGCAGGAACAGTTTTTTCAAAAATCATTTCAACATTATCAGGTAATGCGCTAGTAGCTATATCGATGTCATTACTTTCATTTTGCATTATTTTATCTCGGACAAACCCACCAACAAATACAGCCTGATAGCCATGCCTTTGCAGCTCTTTAACAATGCTTATTGCGTCATTTAGTGCTGTCGATATCATCATAGTTTATTCTGTGCTCTTCCAATAGCAATACAGACATGCATGAGCACAGCGCTGCTTGTTTTCAAGCAATTCTTTTTTATTACCAAGACATGCGCAGCATGGCCTTTGCTTAAACGACTTATCAATAGGTCGTTCGTTCAATATTTCGCAATCTATAGCAGATATACAGCCTGTGCATTCAAAATCAGGTTCACCGCAAATCTCAGGTTTATCTAATTTCTCCCACGCTTTTTTCCTTAATTCTAATGGCGCATGAAAAGTCGACCACGGTAATTTTATATCTTTTTCTTCAAATCTCTTTTTCACATGTTCGTATTGATCAATAAATGATATCCTAACTCTAGTCTTAAAAATTTGTCGAGCTTGAAGTAATACACCATAAGCTGTATTTATCCCTACATCTGTCGGAATAATTGGATCGATCCTCAGTACTACTCTTTCCGGACCAAGCAATTCACAGAGACTCTTAAATCCTTTTAACGACTCTTCAACAATAGGCACATTTGGTTCGACTATCGATCCACCAAAACCGGTAATTGTCGTATGAACTATAACATTCGGTGTAAAATGATACACTTCAGGTGCTTCATTTATCATCGTCTTAAGCAAATAAAATAATTTAAGTGGATTTTTCGATATTAAAATTGCAGGCTTGAAATCTAAGACCCATGGCATCCATTGTAAATTAATAGCAGGGTCACCGCGCTCAGTTATACCGATCATAATATTCTTAATGTGATATACATTTGAAAAATAAGTCTTGACTTATTTCTCTTGCATTTTTTCCCCTTCGAATAGCATCAGAGACTTGCTTCTTCATCACTTTTTTGCTTCCAGTCGATATGTCAGTCGTGACCTTTGCAATAGCTTCAGCCTCTGTCCTTCCATGACCAACTAGCGCACCCGATGTCCCTTCTGCTATATGATATTTCTTTACATGAAGATTCTTAAAAACATGAAGAACATAACCGGACACTGTTATTGTCTGTAAAGGAATAGCCATAGTAAAAACAGGTTGATGAAGATCGCCACCAAACATAAATGGTTCATATTTTAATGTCCAAATACGAACGGGAACGGCAGCAGTGATTTTAACATTTTTGTGCATTGTTATTCCACCATTTTCCAAAAATCGGCTTCAGGAATTGTTTTAACTCCTAATGCAGCCGCTTTTGAAATCTTATTACTGTTTGATCGACATACGAGCAAATAATTTAATTCTTTGTTCACTCGTTTAATTTCACCACCGTTTGCCGCAACAAATTCGTACCAATCTTCTCTTCTATAAGCTTTATTCGTTTTAGGATCGATCTTTGTTAGTGGTCCGGTCACTTGAAACGATTTACCTTGCAATTTATTAGACTCCAATTTGACTTCAACGAGCTTTTTAATTTTAACACCACTTTTCATTAACCGTTCAATTAAAGGTCGTCGTTGCTCAAGCCCTTCGACTATGTCTTTAGCTCGCGACGGACCGATTCCTGAAATTTTTGCCAAATCCTGCTCAGTCACTTCTTCCATAAGTGCGTATAAATCGTATTCATCAGTAATTAATTCAGCCATTGTCTCACCGAGAGTGGGAATTGCTAGCGCGCATAAAAAAGTAACAATATCCATTTCTTTGCATCGTCCAAAACCTTCAACTATTTTCGTGGCCGATTTTTCACCTGATCGATCTAAACTTGCGACCTTTTGTATAGTGAGATCGTAAAAATCTGCAGGATCTTTTATAAGATTTTTCTCGTACAATTGTTCAATCGTGCTTTCACCGATGTCTGTTAAACTCATACGTTTTTTCAAAACATCGACCCAGTGACGTAATTTACGAAATTCTTTACCTACACAATTATCGCTATCACATCTCAAATACGCGCTCTCCGGATCACGAGTCACCGGACCACCGCAAGAAGGACATTTCGTAGGCGCAACGATTTTCTTACCGACAGATTTGATGACCTGGATGACCTTAGGGATTATCTCTCCCGATTTAATAACTAAGACGGTATCACCAATGCCGACGCCTAACCTGGCAATCTCATCGAAATTGTGAAGAGTCGCTGATTTTACTATTGAACCATCAATATTAACTGGTTCAAGAACTGCATTTGGCGAAATGACTCCTGTCCGGCCAACTTCACATACGCAATCGAGTAATGTTGTTGCTACGCCACGCGCATCAAATTTAAAGGCAATTTGACCTTTAGGGTCACCGTTTGGATGTAGTCCGAGCTCTTTTTGTCGCGAAATGCTGTTGACCTTAAGGACTAAACCGTCAATATTGTATTTGAGTTTTTCTCGATCTGTGTCCATGTATTGTTGACGAATTCGAATGACTTCTGCCGGCGTAATTAATTTATAATTAGTGGTGACTAATCCCAATGTGTTTGACAAATAATCAAGTTTTTCTGTTTCAAATGAAAATGTGATATCGGGTGAAACAATATCGTAAACGATCACGCAAACATATTCGAGAAATTGACCGTCAAACCGTTTTATTATGCCATTTGCAGCATTACGAGGATTTGAAAATGTTTTAGTCGATAAGCTGTTGACTTTATCAAAGTCGACTTTTAACATCATTGCTTCACCGCGAATGCTAGCTGTGATTTTTTCCGGTAATGTCTGTTTTACAAACTTCAATTTCTTAGCATTGATAGTGATCTCATCACCGACGTGACCGTCTCCTCGAGTGATGCCTTGTACTAATTCACCATTGATATAATTCAAGGCTATTGATGCACCGTCGAATTTGTCTTCGAGCACTAAAACTTTGCCTTGTATACGACTTGAATCAGCCCATTTTTCAAATTCAGCAATCGACATTGCGTTTGCTAATGACGACATTGGCATAGAATGTTTAGCTTTTTGCCATCCGTTCTCAGCATCTGGCGGTGCACCGGTTTTCTTCAATTCTAAATTATCAGGATCGAGCTGTTTCAATCTTTCTAATAAAGCATCGTAAACTCCATCCAAAATTCGAGGTTCCTTATTATAATAAAGATATCGATGAAGCCGAATTTCTGATGCTAATCGATCAACTTCATCTTTGACATTTTTTTTCATTTTTTCTCCATTATGTTCACCAGCACAGAAATAAGCGTCCGATCCCGAAATGTTCACCACTTAAAATAAATTCATATTCCCAGTTATCTTCTATCCATATTCCAGAAATCATAATATTAGTCACAGTTGCTTTGACTTTAACATTCTTCAATTCCACTACATGATCAGCCGGCGTCACGATCACAACAGCTTTATTATCATCAATATCAATTGTTACGGAATAAAGATATTGCTTTTTATTATTAACATCCTGCCAATTAAAACTAAAAGCATAGCTTTCTGAGCCATCTTCATTTGTCCGTCTTATAGTTACTGCGCTACAACCAGATTTTTCCGTCTTATAAACAGACGTCCAAATTATCTTAGAATTATATCTCAAATGATGGAGGATTTCCATTTTCCTTATTAAATCTAATCATACAGAAACACGTAGATTTATGAAAATAAGCAAAAAAAGCTGTAGAAATATACTCTACAGCTTTCTTTCTATAGGCCGTTTATTGCGTAGATTTTTTCTTCTTTTTAAGACCGTACATTGTCGCAATAAGCGTAGAAATTGCACCGATTAATGCCACTAATCCTTCTATGACTTTAACAACAAAATCGAGGTTTTTGCGATGAGAATCTGACTGTGATTGCAAATTTTCTAAAATAGTCGTCACCTTATTTAATGAAGTTTTCGTTTCTAAAATTCGGTTATCTAACTGCTCCATATCTTTATCATATTCGTGGATTGTCACATATTGGAAATTGCGACTTAAATATAAAGGTCTTAAAATAGCGTTAGTGTCTCTCGTCGTATCTTTTATAGAGTCACGCATTGCAAACAGCTTGTCGGGCGATGTCAACGGTATTAATGGCATATATTGGAGCTGTATGAAACCAGGCTGCCTATGTGCTCTAATTCTACCAGACTCACTTTTACTCACTAATGAATCTAATGCAGTCGCACTCACAATCGAACAGCAGACGATAATCAATAACGACATGTTACGCATGTTGCTCCCTATTTAAAAAGTTTCGAGTAGCAATCTGTGGACTCAATCTCTTTTCTCTGACGTACTCCCACGACTAAAGTCGTTGGGTTCTCGTGTTCACTGTCTAATCATGCGGCTACGCCGCTGGATAGGACAACTCCACGTTGCGGGGCATCAGTGCTCCCTTTGCATACATCCCTGTCTGTATGCAATGGATCAATTAGAGGCCACGCAGCTATGTTAAAAGCTGCGTTAGCATCCGCATGATCTACGTGTCCACACGAAGGACACATAAAGCTCTTATCTTTTCGTATGCCTATAGTCCCACACCTACTACACTTTTTAGAAGTGTATGCGGGAGCAATTAAGCCTACGCCTACTCCAAACTTTTTGGCCTTGTACTGAATCATCATCAGTAGCTGAAAATAAGACCAAGAGGATAGGGAGTACTTGAAAGATCGAGCCTGTTTTTTATTGTTTCGGATTCCTTTAAGACTCTCCAACTTAATTGAGCAATTGTTCTCCTTTGCTGTTAAGACTATTTTCTTTGAAATCTTGTGATTCAAATCTCTAACAATATCAGACTCTCTACGTTTAATCTGATTCAGCTTTCTGTATTTCTTTTGGCTCTGTAGCTTTTTTCTGATGCTTTTATATTTTGTATGTATATGTAGAGCTTTTTTCCCAAGTTTGACAACCGACCCAGTAGAAGGAATCCCAATAACTGCACAGTGCCCCTTAGTATTCAAATCAACACCGAGATAGTTTTCAGACTTAATCAGATCAGGTTCTTTGATTTCTCCTGAGATGTAGGCGTAAGTCTTATCAAGTTCTATCTGATTTATTTTCTGGAGCTCATATCTGAAATATGTGGTGGGGAGTTTGAGCTTTAAGCATGGTATGATTAGTTCCGTTTTATCAATCTTGATGGACTGACTTGGTACAGTCAACTTGACTCTGTTGATCCTTTTAAGTTTTTTGTTAGCACTATACTTTTTGAGTATCTGGTTAGACAGTGCTGATTTCAATCCGAAATGTTTAACATCTTTGGAACTTCTCAAACCTGTCTTTAAAGCAAATAGGGCTATCTGTCGAGCCTTTTCAAGCTCGGCGGATAAATCTACGCCATGTTTAATTTTGATCGTGAGGATCATTTGTAATTTTGGTCGTCAATATATTTCTTGACGGTGTCTTCTGAAATGTGACCTATAGATTCACAGTAGTAGGATCGAGTCCAGAGGAAAGGCATTCTTGATTTTAGTTTTGGAAACTCTAAACGCATTATTCTTGAACTGTATCCTTTGAGATGCTTAACAATCAAATGAGGGGAATGTATTGGTGAGCATTTAACAAAAAGATGGACATGATCTGGCATGACCTCTATGTTCTCTATGATGATAGAGAATTCTTTCGCCTTTTCATAGAAAAGTTCTTTGAGTCTTTTTTCAACATCCCCCACTAAAACCTTGCGCCTATACTTGGGACACCAGATTAGATGATAGCCCAGATTGTAGGTAGCCTTGTTTGACTTTTTCAATCTTGGCATATTAGATACCTCCTACTTATCTAATATACATCATTTTAAAAGAAGTGTAGAATTTATTTTGTGGCACGGCTCGCTTTCATCCCACGGCTAAAGACGCTCGAAGACTCGCTCCGTGGGCTTTCCCGCTCGCAGGATTGTAAAATTTGCAATGTCCTTACCATTATATGCCACTGTACAATGTACTTGACTATAATTCCTTAATAAATAATTTTGTACAATCTTCTTAAATTTTTTTATTGCCTCATCGTGGCTGTTAAAATCTTTAGCAGAATATTGAGTCCTGTGCGATTCTAAGTTATCGATCTTTTCAATGTACAGTACATATCTCATTGCTCCTCCTCTAATTTTTTTACTAAGGTTTTAAGACTTTCATTAATATTAAATGAACAATCAATCCAGTTACACCATTTACAATTATCACTTTGCTTCTTTTTGAATTCATCAGCCTTTATTGCTTGAAATATCTCATCTACTTTTTTCTTAACATCATAGTAATCTTCATCTTTAACATGTACGTCGACTATTCTATTTTCTTTTTTTGATGGATACACGAACTTAATACATTCTTCTACTATGTCGAATTGTTTATAGAGGGCCCAACTATAAATTAACGCTTGCAACCTGTGTTTTTCTTCATTATGTTTTCCTGTCTTCCAATCTAATACATAAATCTTGCCATTGACTTCAGTCACTAGATCTATATAGCCATGAACATCAATTTCGAATTTATCATTATTATATGCCTGTTTAAATTCAAGTTCAGAACCAATCGCTTCATGTAACCAATCATTAGCTTTTGCCATTGAAACCCAGTTTTTTATTATTGTAAAACCAGAAGCCCTAGCGTACTTCAATTCTATATCTTGCGCATTCTGCATTTTAATTTCTATATCAAAAAACTTTTCCCAATTTTGAAATAAATCGTGAGTCTGAAACGTACGCTGATTATAAAATGTCTGGAGTAATTTATGAAATGCTTGACCTAATACTAATGCAGCGCTCGGTGCTTTTATCGCAGTTCGTTTAAGTATTTTATCTTGTTTAAAAGCCCATGGGCACGTACAAAAATAGTTGATCGTAGAAGCAGACAAATTGAAATCGAGCTTAATCATTTTCGTTCTTTTACTGTATTTACTAATATTTTTGTCGCTTTCTCGTGCTTAACAGCTGTTTCGCTAGCACGATAATTATTTCCCTTCTTTAAATCTTCAATAATTTGGTCTATTTCTATTTTATTTTTATTGAGTGTATTTGCTCTATTCAAAACAAATTCTTCGACCTCAGCGCTTGTCGCTGTTATATTATTAATCTGGCAAATGTGATCTAAGAAAATTTTAACTTCTAGAGCTTTTTCGACTCGAGGTCTCTTTTGAGCGTAAAATACGTCTTTACCATTTTTGTTCTTTTTCACAAATTCTTCTTCGGTCGTCCCCATCCGATACAAAAATTGATTCCATTCATTTGCTAATTCCCACTCAATCATTGCATTCGGTATGCACTCTATTTTTGACTTGGTCACACATTGTGTCAAAATGTCTGATTCAAAATTCTCTTCATCTATCTTCTTGTAATCTTCGATTAATTTATCACGCAATGTTGATCGAAATTGATCGACTGTCTGATCCTCATCAACTGCTAATTGTTCGACAGTTTTAATAGTTTTCGATTCTATTTTATTAATGGTAACAGTGAATTCAGCTTCTTTATCCTGCAAATCTTTTACTTGGTAATCTGTCGGAAATCTCGTCACCACTTTACCAACTGTGCCCAATTTCAACTTGACCATTTGTTCTTCGAAACCGCTAATAAATTTTGTTTCACCGACTACAAATTTATAATTCTTAGCTGTACCACCAGAAAATGATTTGCCGTCGACTTGGCCCATAAAATCAATTATTAACACATCACCTCTTTTGATTTCATAATTTAGATCGAGCATATTAGTAAACAAGGCTTTTGAATGCTGTAAAGCTTTAACTTGGTCGTCAACCATTTGTTCAGAAATAATCGTCACATTCTTGACTACATTCACGTCTGCGATATTAAAATATTCGACTTTTGGTTTTAAGTATACTGTAGCCTGGATTGTTAGCGGTATATTATCTTCAAATGGACCGACGACTTCAAAATCAGTCGCGTCAACTACTTCTAACTTCTCCTGTTCAAGAGCTCTCTTATATAATATGTCAAACACTTCTCGATAAGCAGTGAACCTGTTAAAATGGGGTTGTTTTTCAGCTACTTCACGAGGTACATGGCCCTTGCGAAATCCGTTAGCATAAATTTGGTCTTTAATCTTTTCATATTGTTCTTCGACCAGACCTTTGACCACTTCTACAGATTCAACAAATTTTAATTTGTACGGTATTGACAACTTCTTCAACTTAATCTCCATTGCGTCCTCCTGCACATAAGAATTTGAATTTAGCAATCTTGTCTTGCAATTCTAGTTTATTAGAATTCACAGGCAATTTCTTAATTTTAAGTTTATCTAAATATCTATTTGTTAACACAATCGCATTAGCTTGTTGAACTAGTGAACGTTCTCCGCGATTATTTAATTCATTAGCCATCGCAACTATCGCCGGTATAACTATGCGTCTCTTCGGCATTTTCTCAATCTCAATAAATTGTTTCTAAAAGAATACTTTATTGGTACGACACCCAATTTTACAAGTTCTTTGAGCCTCTGCCGGGGATAAATCCCCGCAGATTCCTGACTGCAATCATGCTGCTGCATGTAGCACCTCGACGGTCGCTCCGACCGCAGCATTTAGAACATTAACGGCAGAATTTATATCTCTGTCGTTTTGTGCACCACAAGCACAGTTCCAGTGCCTTACCGAGAGTTGTGCGAGACCGCTTGGCCCGGTTAAGGCCCCGCAAGCCGAGCACATCCTCGTGGAGTTTTTTGACGGAATTTCTAAATACTTTCGACCGCACGAACTGCTTTTGTACGAAAGCATTTTTCTTAACTGGTAATGTCCAGAACTGGACACAGATTTACCGAATTTCTTGGCAATACTATTAATATTATCAGAGCTAAAAGCAATAAGAACATTTTCCTTGACAAGACGAAGTGACAGCTTGTGATTTCTATCATTGACGCGGCTTGCTCTGCGCTCAGAAAGTCTGGCGGCAAGTTGCTTATCATGGCCCCGCTGCGCTTGTCCTATCCGTTTTTCAATAGCTTCCAGTTCCCTCGGATGTTCTATCTTTTCTCCGGTAGAGAGGGTCAACAGAGTTTTAAAACCGGGATCAATCCCTATCTGCCCATTACCGGTACAAGCTATTGGTTCTCTTTTCGCATCAATAAAAAGGCATAAGTACCAACCGGAAGCACGCTTGATTATGCGTCCGTTTTTAATAATTCCTTTAGGCAACTCCTGTTTGTGGTAGCGTATTTTACCGATACCAGGAATACTGATATGGTTTTCTTTTGGGGGATGAATGCGGTCTGGAAAGGATATGGAATTTAATTTGTTCCGCACACCTTTGAGGCGCGGTTTTCCACTAATCTTTTTAAAGCACCGCTGCCATGCCGTATAGACCTGAGACAAAACGCCTTGAATAGTGTGTGAAGGAATTTCCAGTTTCTTTCCATGATCAGCGAGAAGATTTACAAAATCAAAAGCAGAAAAATATATTTTATCTTGTGCGTTAAGTTCTATTTTCCGTAATCCAAAATTATAAATTGCCGTCAGATTCCACAACCAATTATCAAGCGTGGATTCCTGCTTTTTATTGAAGTGAAGTTTGAGGGCAGATGTTATCATGATTGCTGGTTAATATATCGTTGTATGGTTTGCCCGCAGACATTAGTGAGTTATAGAGTCAATTATGTGTGAAAAATTCTTTATGACGAAGTCCGCGACTTCATCTTCATTTATCTCTTCGTGCTTTTCCATTAAATACAAAAGGATACCCGCAGTCAAAATATCTTTAACTATTCCACTGTCAAACAATTGACCTCGTTCGTCTGTTGCCATTTATGTTATCCTTTTCGTTAACAATGTTAACACAGACAAAATATTTAAATACAACATGTCTGAGTGATATATCGTACACATTTTTAGTTACTATTCGCCAATTCTATTCAGGGCTACTTTGACCTGTAATTTCAGCCATTATCTCGTCGTGCGGATTGTAATCGACATCATATTCTACTTTCATTACATCAAATTTTCGTTTCAGGAATAATGTAGGACCCCGACCGTCTCGATACTTGACGATCGACATTTTTAGCCACTGTGCTTCATCTGAAAATATACCCAACATAATATCTGAATTTTGACCTAACCTATCAGAGCTCGCTGAATCCATAGCATCCATGTCTCTACCTTGTAAATGTCTCTTGTGACCTTCCCTGTTAATTTGGTTCGCATTTATCACTGGCACGTCCAACTTTCTTCCCAATAATTTCAAATCCCAAGAGATAGCACCGACTGGATCATCGTCTTCTTTATTAGGCTTCATCAAATAAATAGGATCGACGATCACTAATTGAATTTTTTTACCACTTGATTTCTCAAAATTATTAATTCTAGATTCAATAAAACTCGCCTTACACATTGACGGTGCATCTAAAATTAAAAAAACATTTTCGCGCTTATCTCTTTCTTCCTTAATCTTTTGCTCAATATAAATCAATTCTTCGTCTGTCAATAAATCTGCATTTTTCATTTTAAAATAAGGTATACCGGTCATCCTCGAGTATAACCGCCTTTTTTGTTGCAATATCGGCATCTCGATTGTCACGTACATTACATTAGATCCAGTTTCCCAAGCCGCATATGCGAAATTCAATAACACGATAGACTTACCTTGTCCGGTCCTGCCCATGACTGTTATCAAATCGCCGCCCGTCCAGCCGCTAGTCGCTAACGTCAATGGCTCGATACCAGTGTCAATGCCTTTATACTTTTCTGGATTATTGTGCCTGTCTTTTATTAACGCAATATCTTCATCTATATTCTGGAATGCGTCTTCTTCAATTATCCTCTCACGAGTATTTTGATCATTTAATTGTTCTAATGTTACTTCTAACTTTCTTATTAATGGCGCAGCACTTACGTCTCTGGAGCCTTCTTTAATAGATCGAAGTTCGTTTAATATGCCTTGTGTGACGTCAAATATTTTTCTAATGTTAGATAAATTCTTTACGTCATCGATAATCGGTTCCAATTCTTGCTGCTCAAATTTCCTATTTAATATCTTTTCGAATAATGCTTTTGCATCAGCTATCGATTGCTCTTTTTTGTACTTCTTAACGATTTTTTGATTGACGAGATCAGTGGTTAAAGCTGAAGAATACGAATGATAATGTATCACTATTGCAGAGAATAACCAACCCCTAAAATCAGTCGTAAAACAATCAGGAGAAATATTACTGTTTATAGCTTTTTCAATGTTACGATTAGCAGCTTGTTGATCGATCACATCGTGATTAATCAGACTTTTAAGTAATTTATTTTCGCCAGCTATAGATGTAAATATCTTCTCAGACACGGTGACCCTTTTTCCCATTCATAGGTCGCTTCAACTGTTCAAGTAAGACTTTCGACTTTTCCTCTCGAATGTCAGAACCGACTATCCTAAGTTCAATCAAACTCGATTTCAATAACGTCACTAATGAGTCGTTAAAAATTGTCGATGATGCTGTAATGTCGTGCATAGATGTCAATATAGTACATTTCTTTTGATTGCAGCGCGTCACAAATAATTTATCTAAAAATTGTGTTGATTGATTAGTCTGTATATGATAATCGCGACCAATGTCATCAACTACTAAAAAATCAACACTTGTCATGATGTATTGATATTTTAATTTTAGATTGTATTCTTTCCAACCTGACGTTATGAAGTCAACTAAATCAGTCATCGATATAAAATAAACAGTAAATTTTTGTTCGATCGCTTTCTTTAATACGACGACGGCAGCCGTTGTCTTTGCTAAACCATGAGTACCCGATAAAAATAGCCCTGTACCATTATCTTTTGCTTTTTCAAGATTTTCAAAATACAACGTAAAATTTTGAATAGACTCATCATTTGCGACATCGTTACTCCAAGTGTCAACTACATCATTAAAAGTATAAGAATAATAATTAGCAGGAATATTAGCTAGGAGCATGTGCCGCTTGAGTTCATTATTTTCTTCTTTTAAGACGTGCCTGGTGCCGTCAAACTCCGTCATCTCGTACATGCGAAAATAATGATCGAGGAATTTTCTGTGTTGATTCATAATGCATAATATACTTTTTTATTCGTTAGATTTCAACCAATTGTATCCATCGTAAATTTTATTTTCTCGCTGTTCGTCTCGTAACATTTTACAGCCTAATTTCCACAATCTGCGTAATTCATCAACATTATTATTAAGAAATTTTGCATAAACAGCATTACCGATTATGTTGCCGATCGCAAGTTTTATTGCGAACTGTTTTTCGCCAGATTGTTTTTGTTTTTCAGTGTCTCTTGTGACCTGTTCTTCATCAATATGGGGTTTATTTTTAGTTTCCACCGATATGCCTTCAGCCATCCTGACGACATATCTAAATCCTCGTAGTCCGGCTATCTTAAGGTTATTATTATATTTGTAACAAACTTCTTTTAAAGTAATTTTATCGAAATTTGAGAGGTCCAATAAAAATTGAGCTATCGTACCAAGAGTAAAACGTTTATCTCGTTCTCGACAATGTTTTTGTATCAATTTAATCGTTTTAAGTAGCGAGTCGACTAATATATTATCAGGTTCAGAAATCACTAATTGAATCTTTTGCTTAATCACTTCGTCAGATATCTCTCTTTGCTCTTCTTGCTGTTGTTCATTAGCAAAAACTGTCACTCTAATATTCCTAAGCTGATCATTTTCTGAAAATTCAGCATTATCTTGTCTAATTTTTCGACCGTTTAATACATACGTTATTGAATCTTGCCGTTCTTTCTTAGTTATTAAATCACTGTCAACCAATTCTTTCCAAATGCTATGTGCATAAGCGATATTAATGCCTACAGATTTTCTCAGTGCTCTAGCGCTTCTAATATGCATATCATTATCATTAGTGCGAGCAAGATAAATCATTTTAAGAAGCACTTTAAACGCATCGCTACTTAATTCATCAATGTACTTTTCAAAAACAACTTTTTCGACTTCAAAGTAAGAGTTCATGATCAATTTTTAACAAAATTTTTCGTCAACTTTACAATAAAAAGGCACTCAATTTCTTGAGCGCCTCTTTAATTTATAAAAAATAGCAATTTTTTATATCTTAGAATCTTCAGGCTTCTTTAACACTTTTTGCAAGTTTTCAATAGCACCGTCATGATGTCCGCCCACATGCCAGTTCCATTCACCTTCTGCTGTTTTAGAACCATTATAAATAGTTACAATCGCTGAACCTATGGCCAAAACCCATTCATCACCATGTTTTTTAGTTCTAAAATTCGGCATTCCAAATAGTTTTATTAAATCTCTCTTTGAAGCTGAAATTTCGCCTTTATATGACGTATCCATCGCTGCATCGGGACGTATTCTTCTAACTCTAACATCATTAATCATCTTTATAGGATATATAGGTCGTAACGAAGTGTGAGGATGTGAAGAAATATATCGTTTCTGATCTGCTACAGATAACTGTCTCCACCAATCAGGGATCGTAGCATGTTTTACAAATTCTTTTTGTATTGTTGCTACATGTTTCATAATGCGTATATTCCTTGCCATGTCTTTATGTTTATAGTCTGCAACTTTTAAGTGTTCTTTATCCAACAATTATACTCTCAGGCTCATTCTTTGTACGTTCCTGTAATTTATATGTGATGCCCCTTTTATCTAATTCATCCATAAATTTCTGCTTATCAGCATCAGGTGATATCACTAACGACGGTTTACCCTCAATATAATGTTTAGCTGTCGTCATGTAATAACCCGGAAAATATTGCCAAGCTATGCCTCTTTCAGTCCCGTGCGCTATCGGCGACTCCGACATCTCTTGTATATCTAAATCTTTCAAAATATTCTTGACATCATCAGCTGACACTGTAGCTAACATACCTTGGTCTTTTAACTCCTGCCGTACCTTTTGATCTCTTTGCGTTGTGCGTTCCTTGATAATCTCATTGACAGCTTGTAATTGTTTCTCAACCCAATCTCGTTGGTGTAGTGGTTGCCGTCTCCTATAACTAGCAAGACCGAGTTTCAAGCCAGTTATCGTCAATCGACTACGTTTTAATTCAAGCTCGCGATCATCTAATTGATTAAATTTTCTTTTCAAATCTTCGACTGTAGCAGTCAATTGTTTCCTACTTGCGGGATGTTCTTTCAAATACTGCTCTTGCTGTTCTCGAGACAATGTGTCCCAAAAAGCCAATTTTATAAACTCAGTTTGAATTCTTGCTAAATGTTTCATAAAATACTTGCTTTCTTTTGAAGAACTTAAACCTTAGATTTGCTAAACATTTCATAGACCCTCTAATTGATCAATAGTAACTTCTCTAAGACCATCATCATACTTACCAAGAGCATGGTCAAACTTACTATCACGGTACTTCTTGTCTACTCTCACCATGACTAATTCATCACCTTTTTCGATAGTCTCGACTTTACCAAATTCTTCCGGCCATCCTTCACGTTTATTCGGTTTCAAGCGGACCCGTTGACCTTCTACAATTGCTTTAGTAGTCTTTTTCTTACCAGACTTGGGTTTCGCAGTGATACGTCTTTTTGACTTTGGATGTCGCTTGAGGTAAGCTTTTTGATCCTCAATCGATAACTTGTCCCACTTGCGAGCTTCTTTAAGAAACTCTACCTGGATTTTTGCTACATACTTCATAATTAGTTTTCTTTCTAATTATCAAATCTTCTTGTCATTATTAGTCGTGATCATATTGCTCAATATATAACGGTGAGATGCCCAATGCATCTTCGGTCCTTTTATCAGCTCTATTTGAATACTGCGTTTTATTCATACTTACATGATATCCAATGCCCATACCGTGCGGTGCAAACGTGTGTGATCTTCCCATTCTTAGATCTTTCTTAATCTGTTCAATACCTTCAGGCGTCACCTTCCAAACGCCACCCGCGACAGGGACGTCTAACGATCGACCTATTTTATCTTGTTTTTGTTTAACTTTTTCTGCCGTGTCTTTTATGACTTCAGCAAATGGTCTATCATCGTTCCAATCCACACTCAAACCGACATCAGTCCCGCGAGCACCTAAACTATAAATACCACCTTTACCCGGCACCCTATAATAAATTTCTCCACCATATTTCCCATATTCACCCGGCTTACCGAGCGACAAAATCATTTCCATAGTATCATCGTCATCACTGACTACAAAGTGATCTGCCCATTGTTCACCTATTGTAGCTCTATCTTTAAATTTAAACCCTTCAGGCAATTTCAAATCTTCTTTCGATTTCTCATAACCATGCTGGTCCATCAACTTATTAATCAGTTCTACTTTCGGTACGGTTTTTTCTAATACACTTTTAATTTTGTCTTCATATTTTAAGAAACTTTCTACTTCTTCTTGCTGATAACCGATTAAAATATCTTTATTCGACTTAACATCTTTTACAAACGCATCAAAATCAGCTACCGCTTTCTTAAGATTGTCTACTGATAATCCTGACGGACCACCTAATGCATTAGCTATATTTTTATGTTGTTCTGGCGTCAAATTAAATTTACGACCTTTTTTATAAAGATATTTACTCGACTTACCTTGCGCGTCAATTCTTTGACCATATACATCTTCTCTCGGAAACTTCTCAAAAGCTTGAGCCAAGTACATGCAAGTCTGGGGCGATATCCGGAGTAAATCTGTTGCTGCCGCTGAATCAGCAATGTCTCCCATAGAATCACTATAACTCTTGTGTATATTATCAGCTACTCTCTTGATTTCTGCTCTTAATTTTGCTTTCTTCTCGAGTTCAGGTGCTTTCTTAATATAATCTTTAGCATCTACAACTGAATCAAACGTTGCAAATTCTAATCCACCGACGCCCATATTTGTGCCGCGAGGTGCCGAAAATCTTGTGGATGTTGGAACATCATACCTAATCATTTGACCAAAATTTGGATGATTAAATTCATTTTTAATAATCGGTCTATCACCGCTTGCATCTTCGATCGACCGTTTTTCATGCATTTCGCGTCTTGAATGTGGAATTAAATATTTTGCAAATTGTTTTTGATCGCCGGGTAACTCATTTTCAATTCTCTTGAGTTCGATTATTTCATTTGAAAGCAACGGTTCTGGTAATTTGTATTTTTCCATTATTTCTCTATTCGGGTCTTCTTCACCTTCGACTTTTGGTAATTTACCATCATTACTTATTAATACATCTTTTGCTATTTGAATAAATTCGTCTTTTGAAAGAGGTTTACGTCTTGTGGATTTAAACCGTCTTGTCCTTGCTACTAATCCTGCATGACGTTCAATCTCATGAATAAGATCTATAGCGTCGTGATGGCTTTCACCTGGAAATTCTTTTTGCCAAATTTTATTTAATTTTTTAGCATCTGTAGATTCTTCTTTATATTTATCTTTTCCGGCTGACGAATAAACATCAAAAAGATTACCGAGCTTACTATCTAATTTCGGAGTGTTAGACTCGACTTGTTTTGTTTCGTGAAGTTTTACGTCTGTATCCCCCCCTCGCAAGTCGTCAACGCTCTCATTACTCCTTAATTTCATATACTGATCCCAGTGATAATTTTGCATATTATCGTGATGATTAGTTTTGTTAAGAATATCTTCTCTATCAGGAGCAGCATCATCGTATTTACTATGATAATGTCCGTATAATTGATGATGTATCTTGTAAGCATCGTGATGTGCGTCAGATGTTTTTAATTTATTTGCTCTTGTAGTAGCTTCTTGAGCTTCTTTATCCTCTTTTACATTCTCATCCAGATCTCTTTTTACTGCGCCTTTAGGCCTGGCTGTTAATCTTCTTTTTGTTCTTGGATGTCTCGAGAGATAGCCCTTCTGTTCTTCATAAGAGAGATCGTCCCACTTACGAGCTTCTTTCAAAAATTCTGTCTGAATCACTGCTAAATATCTCATAAAACCCTCTTTGTAATTATTTCATTCACTCTTGCAAAATGCATCTTGCATACCGTTTCGTTCTTCTTAATAGCTGCGAGAGTGATCATTATCTACCGTATTGTTTGTGTGGCCACTTAATACACCTATGATTATCGAGACAATTTGCATGCTTCGCAAAATAATATTCTGAGCACCACTGACTGTCATAATTTAATCTTCTGCGTTTGTGTAGCCACCAATGCAAGCACCATTTGAAACGACATGCTTTGTGTTTATTACATCGATACACTAATCGCACCTATACAGTTTCAGTTTCGGCTTGTGTTTGTTATGCGTTTGTATAACGTTTTGACCATTAACAAGAGATTTGGCTAATTTTTGCTAGATTTTTATCTGACATATTCATATATCTTACAGACTGAATCGCTGCTAAATATCTTATAAAACCCTCTTTGTAATTAGTTCGTCATTCACTCTTGCAAAATGCATCTTGCATTTTTCTATAAAATTCACCCGTCGATGCTAGTGTTCCACCGTGATCTGGATGACTCCAAACTGTCACATTTTTAAAAGCATCGCGAGTGTAATCGTCAATCCTTTCTTTAATTTTTGCTTGATTTTTATCTGGCATATCGTCCATCATATGTCTTGCAGAACTTGACGTCAACCAATAAGCAATTCCATTATTGCCCAATCCTTTTTCTCGCAACGACTCCTCAACCATCTTATCTATCTCTGGAGTCCTATTCGATGTTCCATAATATCCGCTCGGTGTCGATGCCCTAATATATTCTAAATAATGTTGTGTCTGTGCAATTTCGTCCGATAATCCACCTTTATATTTCTTCCTGTTGATAATTGCCATTGCTAAATCTTGTGGAGGCTTTGTCGTAGGACGAAGTTTTGTGCCAGGATGAGATTTCATATAATAGTATTGCTCTTCGTACGACAACTTCGACCACCAATGAGGTTCGATCTCTTTAGCGTATTTAGTAAACTCTCTTTGAACTATTGATAAGCGACGCATAATTTATCCTTTCAATTAGTAGATCAAAGACACAGTAATTAGAATTAGTTTGCTTATTAAATAATTAGAACCCATCTATTATTTCAAATTCGCTCTCTTGCTCACAGATTTCTCTCCTCTTCTTATAATGACCCAACAAATATCTAACATTATCTTTAAAATCTATCACTATAGCTTCTGTCTTACCATCTGATGGTCGTAATGTCCTACCAATCCTTTGAATCATTCGTGTCGGTGATTTACCAGCGCCCGCCAATATTAACGAATCAAGTGCTGGGATATTCAAACCCTCATCTGCCAAAGAATTATGACACAACACACCAGGACCGTTAAAAAATACTTCAGTATCTTCAACTGAAATATCATAAACATATTTTGGTTGACTTGTTTGATACGGATATAAATTTTCAATCTTAGTTATCGGTACATTAGCGAACTTATCATTTACTTTTAATTTTAAATAACTTTGTCCAGGTCTTGTATTCATATCAGGCGTTCGTCCCAAATCAAACAAATTATGTTTAACAGTTAATTGATACCCCCAATTTTTAGATCGTATTCTATGCTCAGACTTTAATAAATTACCTTCTAAATCTACATTCGGTTTACGACATTTAAATGAAAAATTGTTAATATCATTATTTAGTAATATTCCAATCACGCCATCTAGTAATTGTTTACTTACTGAAACAAATGTAAAACTGTATTTATTATTAAACGACCCATCAGTCAAAAAATAACCATACAAGAAGCCCATTTGAATCTCTTTTGAACTATTGAAAATAAATTGTGGCACTTTCTTAACTAAAGCGTTGCCCAACATTCCAAATATATCAGCTATCAAATAAGCCATTAACTTACCAGCAATTTTTATTCCTGTTGTTCCACCATGACCTCGTTTAAATTTCAAATCAGGAAAAATTGTCCTTAAGCACTCTTCCATTAACTCAACAGATTTTTCCTTAACAAACTTGACTCCAGCAGTTTGTCCCTTAAAACATAAACAAAAACTACCTTTTGTCATGTGACCATCGCCGATTAACATGCCACAAATCTGACCCAATTTTACAGAATTTTTCAAAATAAATGGTAATCCAAAGTCACCCTTTCTACTTCTTTTGTAAAATATCTTAGCTTTTAACTTGTCTCGATGCTTAAATTTTAAAACACTATCAACAGAACATCTATATTTCCGTTTCTTATACTTAACATTTTCATTAAACCATATTACAAAATCTTTATAAAATTGATCTTTATTTTCTAAACGCTTTACTGCATCTTTTTCAGTATCACCTGAAATATCTCGACATTGTTTTTTTAGAACTAGATATTCAGACTTAATAAATCTCATTGTTGAATTATTGAATTGCATGAAACTTTGATTCCTGTCAAGTCGGACTTCTAACTTTTCCACAAATGGACATTTTGAAAATTCATACAAAAGATCAAATTTATCTACTTTAACAACTTGATTTAATGGCAGTCTCAAAGCAGTAACAATGTTATTACCTAATTCAGGCAATACTTTCTTCAATTGTCTATTGTCATAAGATATTAATGAATGATTTTCAGTTACTAAAGCAATTCGTCCTGACTTGAGTCTAACTCTTAACACATTATTTTTACATTCATGTCTATGAACATGCGTAATTCTTTTCCATACAATTTTATTGTTCAAAAATGACAGAGTCTCATATTGTTCATCAAAATGTGTCAAATATTTCTCAACAAAGTCACCAATTTTTACTAAATCAACATGTCTCTTTGAATTTCTAATCCATATTGTTTCATTGTGATCTAAAGAAGTACCCACGAGCACATCTAGCTGTCTATTTCTCACTTGATTGATATACTTTTTCCTCACCATCTTATCAACATGGCTGTATATAAACTCGACAGATATACCTCCGACTTCATTTATCATTTTTGTCAGTAAATGACCATGTTTTTTAGTTGTGACAGTTATCAACACAGACTTATTCAAACTCTTTAATCGTTTAACACAATCGACAATCAATGTATTACGATACAAATTATTTACGATATAAGTCTTATAAATCGAATTATATCGCTTGCGGCTAAATTTATACTTAGAATTTTTAGAACCTTGCAAATAGTAAATCTTCGGCCTAACTAAATACTCGTTCTTAATCAAATATGAAGCCGACACTCTGCTAATAATCTTACCGGCATATGCCTGCAAAATCATGTCCTTACCTTGACCAGTTTCGGGGGTCGCAGACATGGCTATCTTGAAATACGCAGACCTACAAGCCTTTATCGTCTCGATATATGTTCTAGCAGAGATATGCTGACATTCATCGATCATCACACATTGAACAGATTGTATGAATTTTTTTACATTCTCATCTCTGATAAAACTCTTTTTTACGATTTCATCTTCTTCCATCTGCTCTTTTTCGATCTCATCAAACGGTATATATTTCTTATCTAACACTGAATGAATCGTCTGTATCATACACACATTTATTTTCTGAATATCACAAGTTCCACCACCAATCTTACCAATCGGCACTCGCAATAATTCTCTCAAATCGTCGTAAGCCTGCTCAAATAAATCACCCGTATGCACTACGAATATCGACGAAACATTTAATTTAGCTAAAATAGCACCTGCAATAATTGTTTTCCCACCACCAGTAGCAATCTGGATTACAAATCGTTGACTTTCATCAGACGTGTCAACGATACCTTGTTGATAGGGTCTTAATTTTACACCATACAGTTTTAGCGGTTTATTAACGGCGGGTTTTATTCGGTTGTCCACGACATCATATGTAATATTATGGGCATCAAAAACATCAGCAGCTTTTGAAAATAATCCTGTAGGAAATGACTGTTTTAATTTATTAAAAAGATGATGTTCTAAAGTAATAAAATTGAAACCATTAAACTCTAAAGTCTTATAAGTCATTGCTGTCGACAAATCATAGATAATACTATTATCTAGATCACCAATCACTTTGATATTTACATTACCGACTTCAAGTCTCATAATTTTAATAATCATATAAAAAATCTATGATTCTAAACATAAAAAAGCTGGTTTTTAAACCAGCTTTCAAATCATTCACTCTAATTACACTTTTCTCTCAACTGGAACAATAATTGTGATCGGTGCTATTCATACCAATATAAAACAGGATGTTACGGAAATTTATAAGAAAGCTATAGCTACTGGTAAGGTACATATCCTCGGGCATTTAACCGGACGATTGATAAATACACGACCCGGACACGAGATGGACATCGAAGCTATTTTGCAAGAGTGCAAGAAACGTAATGTAGCGATCGAGTTTAATTGTCAGCCGAATCGGTTAGATGTCGATGAGAATATAATGATGAGGTGCAAGCAATTAGGTATCAAAATAGCGCTTGGGTCAGATGCACACGAGAAACACCAGATTAGTTATGTAAAAAGTTACGGTGTTTGGCTCGGTCGCAGGGCATGGTTGACAAAGAATGATTTATTTTCAAAGTGAGAAACGTCAATGACCAAAGAAACTCGTTGCTCATTAAAAAGAAACCGTATTTCTCCAGATTGTTTTCATTTCAACAAGGAACATCATGCTTACATACAAATTTGATCGATCTTGGCCTAAAACAGAATTAGAAATTCTGAATAGATGACGGGCCGCAATCCACGGGGTTTTAACCCCAGTGGTTAGGCCTGCAAGATTTTTCGTTTTGTTGTTGACAACGCTAATGTGTCAGCAGAAACCATACAACGTTACATCAAAAACCAATCATGATAACTTCAACCTTAAAACTTCGTCTCAACAAAAAGCAAGAAGCCACACTCAACGGTTGGCTGTGGAATCTTACGGGTGTTTATAATTGGGGCTTGCGGAAGATAGAGCTAAACGCGCAAGACAAGATTTACTTTTCGGCTTTTGATTTTGTCAATCTTCTCGCGGATCACGGGAAGAAATTAGACATTCCTTCCCACACTATTCAAGGAACTCTATCTCAAGTCTATACGGCATGGAAAAGATGTTTTAAAAAGATTAGCGGGAAACCGCATTTTAAAGGCGTGCAAAACAAATTAAATTCTATATCCTTTCCGGACCGCATTCACCCGCCGAAAGAAAATCACATCAGCATTCCCGGCATCGGGAAAATACGTTATCACAAACAGGACCTTCCATCGGGAACAATTAAGAACGGCAGAATTATTAAGCGGGCCTCTGGCTGGTACTTGTGCCTTTTTATCAAGGCACAGCGGGAACTTATTATCTGCACCGGCAACGGAGAGATAGGAATCGACCCCGGCTTTAAAAGCCTGTTGACTTTATCAACTGGCGAGAAGATAGAACACCCTCGGGAACTGGAGTTGGCCGCAAAAAGGCTGGCGCAAGCGCAACGGGGACACGACTTAACTTTAGCGGCACTAATTCATGAACGGGTTGCTAACCAGAAGAAAGACCGCAATCATAAATTGTCCCTGCGGCTCGTTAAAGAAAACGAGTTAATTGCTTTTAGTAAAGATAATATCAAGGGCATTGCAAAGAAATTTGGCAAATCCGTGTCCAGTTCTGGACACTATCAGTTGCGACAAATGATTTCCTATAAGAGCAATTCCTGCGGTAGGAAATACGTCGAACCTGATTCGAGAAATTCCACCAGGATGTGTGCCGCCTGTAAAGCCTTGACTGGCCCTACAGGCTTATCACAACTGTCGGTGATAGAATGGGTGTGTTCGGCTTGTGGTGCCGTATTGGATCGAGATGTAAACTCGGCCATAAACACCCTTATCGGGGCGGGTGCCGCCTACGAGGTGCATCATGCAGCAGCATGATTGCAGTCAGGAATCTGCGGGGATTTATCCCCGGCAGAGGCTCAATCTCTTTTCTTGATCAAGACATTCTTACCGGAAAATGCTGCTACGAGCATCATGAATCTGGAGTCTTGGAAAAATGATATCCCGCAGCGAGAGTATGACAACATGCGTAACTGGTTATTGGCGTTATGAACAGGTTCATTTCATCATTAGAATTGCTCCAGGAGTATCGAAAAATCAAACCGTTCGCTATTGAATTTCGTGAGGGACTTAATGTGCTTGTTGGAGAAAATGGAGCCGGCAAGTCTACAATCTTTCATTTGATGATCGAAGAAGCTGCAAATAAAAGTCTAGTACGAATAGATTTTCGTCCAGTAGAGTATCGTTTCTTTGATACTGAAAAACAAAATCCACGAACTCGAGGCGAAATCAAAGCGGAATTCGATATTGTTAGTCGTTTTTGTTCGCACGGTGAAACTATTTTTGCTATCGTAGATGAGTGTAAAAAGTTCAAAGACACTCTTTTGTTGATCGATGAGCCTGAAGCAGGAGTTTCGATACGTAATCAAAGAAAATTGGTCGATGCATTTCAAGAAGCTATAGTTAATGGATGTCAGGTAATAGTGGCCACTCACTCGTTCGTAATTATCCAAAGCGTTCTGACTGTTTTTAGCCTTGACTCAAGAACTTGGATGACGTCGAAAGAATATCTTTCATTATGAATATGAACCGTGAACAATTCTGCAGTGAATGTCGCGATCCAACAGGTCGTGCTGGTAATTTTCACGAATCGTTGTTCGTGCAAATTCCCGGAGAAGATGAACCAAAGGGACCGTTATGTGACACATGTGCAGATGCACTGTCTAATGAGTACAGCGTAGAGATTCAAAGGATATAAATATGAAAAAATTTGAACAAGCAATTTTTATACTCCGTCGTAGACAAAAAATGCTACAAACATACATTAAAATTCAAGAAAAGAATGCAGGTCGTATTGAATCTTGGTTTCGAGACAGTCTTCTAGCTGAAATTAATGAATTAAAACAAGCAATTAACGTACTTAAGAAATATTAAATTTCATGTCGACAGAAATCGCAATCATCAATTCATTGGAAAGCAAAAAATGGACGCGACAAAATTAGTCAGTAAGCTTGTCGAAAAATTTGGTAGTGATGTAGTTCGATCAGCATATCACGTACAAATCTTGTCTAATAAAGGACCTCACGATATTTGGATTAACAAATTCAATGAGATAAAGTTCAAACTTGTTGGAAATAGAAATTCTAAAGATAACGTATCGATAGATTTCATTATACAAAGCGTTCAATCCACACAAAAATCACATTTTGACAAGATGCGAGAGATGCTAGATTTAGCTAAGTTCGTTAATGAATGCGAACAACGAGCAAGAGGAGAAATTGCTATTTTTACTGATGCAGGATTTAAAGGCGGCAATGCGCGAATCGCTGCAGTATTTGTAAACGGCGACAATATTGAAGCGAAATCTCAGTTAATTGAAGCAGTAAACAATAGTATTGCAGAGTTTAGTGCGATTAAACTCGGTTTATCGATGCATTCTGCTGCTCCGGTTTATAACGATAATCAGAGCATTGTTTTAACTATGCAGAACGAACGCGTGAAGTGGCTGTCGAGGACTCAAAATAAGGCAGCTGATCAGATAGGAAACATGAGACAATGAGAATTTTATCTATTGATTGGGACTATTTCTTTCCTGACATCAATAATTATGATTGGTGCGCAAATGAAGAGAATTCATTATTTTACGAAGCAATTTGGTTCTGTCGTTGCTATTCTCATAATTTGGTCACTAAAAAAGAAGCATTATTCGAATACATTCCAACAATTCCTGAAAATTTTTGGTCGATAGTTAAAAATCGACCTAAATTATATTTAGCTGACTCTCATTCACAAATTTGGCACTTAATTTCGCAATTATCTGGTTGTATTGTCGACAGCTTCGATGCGCATCATGATTACGGGTATAAAAATAAACCTGACGTCGTCGATTGTAGTAACTGGGGACAGCACGGTTTGCGTTTATGTGATATCAGCGAATTAAATTTATACTATCCTGGATGGCGAGAAAAGTACAAAGAATCTAAAGGCATTATTGGGCCGACTAACACACATTATGGTTTGCCAGGACCGAATAATTACGACGCAGTATTCGTTTGTAGGTCGAGCTGTTGGACACCGCCGTGGCACGACGTTAGTTTTAAACGATTTATCAGCCGGTCAAATCTCGATAATAATCTTATGGATCAAAAAGTTTGGAACAGACGATCGTTGACGATGAGAGAAGCTAAAAAAATAAGGCTTATCGATAAGGCGCGCATTGAACAATTGATGAAAGCTAATCATGTATAACATCGATATTTGTTGTGATATCGGCAGACAAATGAGACAGATTCGTCAGCACTTGAACATGACTCAAAAAGAAATTGCAACTGCTATTAATGAATCTGCTGCATTACTTTCTTATTATGAAAATAATAAACGACAGCAAAGTGTCGACGTCTTGCGTAAATTTTTACTTTATTGTCGCAACGACGTCGTGCCGGTGGATTCTTACAATAATGTCTGATGTATAGAAAAGCTCGTCAATAAATTTGACGAGCTTTCTGTTCTTCTTGTACTAATTTCTGTTTTACTAATTTGTTCTTCTTGTACTAATTTCTGTTTTACTAATTTGTTCTTCTTGTACTAATTTCTGTTTTACTAATTTTGTACTGTTACCAATTTTGTACTGTAACATCTAGTATAAGAAGTGGTTCTCCCAGCTTCCATGCGCGCATTTGATTTTTAGTAATGCTTTACTATGTGAGGGTTAATTACAACGACCTCAGCGCGCCGTGCTAAATAATCAACTTTTAGTTCTTCACTAATTTTAGTTCTTCACTAATTATAAGTTTTTTGTTACGTCATAATCTGCCTCCTTTTTCTATCTCCGGTCATACGCACGATGAGGGTCTCAACCTCACCGGCACATATTATTGGGCCTCAGCCATTTAGCGAAGTGCGGGGTCTTTCCCGGATGTCATCGTTTTTCTGGACCGCTGTCCGTATAACTTGCTGGTATCTGCTGTGAGTCTTTATCGATGAAACTTGATAATATTGCGGCGATTGTCTGGTTAATTTTCTCCTGTGATGCCGATTCAGGAAGGAGATGTGGTTCTGCCACAGGCTTATTTGCTACTATAGACCAAAAAGCATCTGGGATGTTTGGCTTAGTAATCGTTACTTCATTCATATTACCTCCTGAGCAATTTTACAGCGCTGGTTTCCCTTGACTACTTATTTCAACAATTTAGTCCACACAATAAAGAGATTATCATCTTTTTGGCCACACAGGACATAATTTAGGATTATCTTTATCCTGTGCCTTATCACAGTCTTTTAAAGCTTTCTTAATCTCTTGTGCAGACTTCATTTTGTTATTTATATATTATTTTATTTTAGAATCCGGATCACCAGTCAACACCCATCTGAGAGCATTCCGACAAGACGCTGTCGATTGGGCAGCAGCACCGACAAAAGTCGTACAGTCCACACAATAAAGATTATCATCTTTTGGCCACACAGGACATAATTTAGGATTATCTTTATCCTGTGCCTTATCACAGTCTTTTAAAGCTTTCTTAATCTCTTGTGCAGACTTCATTTTGTTATCTCCAGGCTCCAAAAGGAGTATTCGGACGGACGGTCACGTTACCGTTTGGGTTGAGTTCGACGAAATGATCGTCAAATTCTCCCACACCGACATCATAATACTGAGACAAAACTTCAAGAGCAAAGTCTGCAGCAGCTTGTTCCGGAGTTCGCTCAAATCTTCCGAGAGAAGGGTCAACGTCGGCTGTACCTTCTCTAATATTCTTATCAATCTCAAAGATAAATTCTTTATCGTTCATAAATTAAGTCTTAATAGTATAATCTTTTGAATTATCATAGATTTGAGTAATTAACCATTTTTTTGCGTCTTGTTGATTTATAGCATTCTTATCAATTATTTTACAAAATTCATCGTATGTGATCTTTGGAAATGTATGAATTGCTGAATTAGGTGAAACGTTGTAGATTTTAGTCAAATCATCTTTGTAAGCTTCGAAATATTTATTGCCCTTTAAATAAGCGACTTCGTTTTGCATACCGCGATGTATAATATTATGAAAATGACTTTTATCATTCAAAAATTGACCATCGTATCCCAAAAGATAAATTTCTTTGAAATGTAATGCTATTCCTAACGATAATGCGAATAATCCAACTAAATAAGGATGATATAAACCAAATATTAATCCTCGAGAACCATAATATTTTTTTGATGCAGATAGTTGCAAAATATTGACAGGAACATCTCGACTATCTCTTGTTATTTTAATAGAATTTTTATTATCAATCATTTGTCTGTTATCTTTATAAAAATTTCGATCGATCCAGATAATAGCTGTTGGTTCATAAAAATGACACACATAATTAAGACCAAACGTAAATAAATTATCCAATTTATGCAAATCAAAATCTTTAATACTAGACCCGCCACCAATGATAACTAATGTGTCATTCATTTAATTTTATACTTTCTAGATGCTTGAAAATGTTCGATCACAGGCGTACCCTCATCTTTCATGATGTCAAAAATTTGGCAGTAAGTCGCAGGTAAGTGAAACACTTTCAAACCTTTTAATAAATTCACAGCTTCGTGTAAGAATGATTGGTCTAATCTATATTTCTTGCGATCTTTATTAACCAATTCGACCCATTTTGTCAAGAGCATAAAGACGTTGTTAGTATAATTAAAGTACATCGTGCCACCGAGCAATTCGCAATTGCCATTTCTTCGTTGTCGTAAATGATATGCAAAATCATACTCGATTAATGATAAGAATAACACTGGATCTTGTTGAACTATTGCGTCGCAGTCGATCCATATTACGGGTCTTTTATACTTATCTAACATATCTTTTACGAATATCGATCTATAAAAACAATTTGCAAACCAGTCGCCTTGAGACTGTATACTAACTATTTCATAATCGAGATTAAATCGTTTTAATGACATTTCTAGTTTAGGATATTCACTTTCATATCCCGTATTTTTAGTATAATAAGATATGAATACGGGTCTAATTATCTTTTTAATTTCGACAGTTGGTGTAGACATTTGTTTAGCAGGTGGTTTAGTGGGTACTGGTTCAGTGATTAAAGGTGGTTGTTCGATGCATGCAATTGGTTCAATAGGTTTTTCTATTTCTAAAAAATTGATTTGTTCAGTTTGCGCTTCTAAATTTTTGAATACTAGTTCTTTATAATTTGGTAATGACTGCATAAAATTATCGCTTAAAATCTGTATGTCTTTTAATCTATTTTGTACGAGCAATTCGAACGTAGTGTCCCATAATTTTTGATTTACAGTCCAACTAAAAAATTTTTCAATATGTTGTCTATTTCTATTACCGACAATTTTTCGTAACTCTGGATTATTTTTTAATAATAATAACTTTTCATTCATTTCTTTAATCACTTGTTCATCAGGCAACGCAGACACTATCCAGTCTTTCTCTAACAGTATGCTTATACATCCGACTCTTGTCGATATCACTGGCAAGCCGCAAGACATGGCTTCTAAAACTACTCGCGGCATACATTCGCTAATACTAGTCAACACTAATACATCAATAGACTGGTAAAACGCTTTCATTTTATCTAATGTTTGACCGTCTACAAAATATTCTCTACCCCAGTCGCTCTTCTTGATGACCTTAAAGATTAATTTGTCTAGTAAATACGGTCGTTTGACTTGGCGTGCACAACCCGCCCATCCTACAATAAAGTCATTGTTTGTTTTATTGAATTTAGTGAAGAAGTTCGTGTCTACAGATTCTGGTAAAAATACGACAGTTTTGTTAGGATAAATATTCTTTAAGTAATCTAAATGTCTAATGGAGATCGAGACAATTATGTCAGGATCAGTTTCATATTTTAGTTTTGATTCTCCACCATAACCACCGATAATTTTAATTCCTTTCTGCTTTAATTTTACAATTAATTCATTGATTTTTGAAAAATGTATATTTGGCGCATGTATATAAACTACATCAGCATTAATGTCAATCACATCAACTAATCTCTTATAAGTTATAATATTAGAGGTATATAACTGTTGTTCTTTTGCTACGAAATAATAAGCCCAACCGTACTGGTCTATTATCTTGCAAATTGTTAGTTTTCGTTTAGTGATGATGCTCTTTTTCGGTTTGTACTCATCCCAATTTCTAAAACATAATTTGCACGTATCGCTCATGCTTTTAATGTCGCAAAAACTGTCTCTAAGTTTTCTAGCATTGTCGTTTTGCCACACGTTTTCAAAAGTTTTAAGAGAACCAATCTCTTTATTCGGCGCGTAGACTGACCCGCAAAAAGTGACACTGTCATCACCGTTTATGCCAATCGTCGTCCACGGGATCTGACAATTACAACGAACTTCATTATATCTCATTAAAGTTGGATATAATTTAATAAGATTTGATTCTGGTAAATCTAACAGTGCGTCGACGCTGTTTTTGTCATCGTATGTCAATACTTCGCGCCAAAATGATTTATCATCATAACTGCTAGCTAAATGCGGTAGTAAATTCAATAGGTGCACAGTTTTTACACCTAAAGAATTAACTAAAGTTAAGAATTTTGGTACGTATTTCAAGTTACTCTTCGTGCAGACATAAGAGCAATAAGTTTGTAAGCCGTTATCTACACAATGTTTAATGCCCTGTACGACTTTAGAGAAAGTGAATGTTTTATTTATCTCATTATGTAACTGTTCGTTTGGTGCGTTCAAGCTTATCGAGATATAATCGGGACGATTTGCTAACAATTTGTCAAGGCAGTCTATTATCAATGACCCGTTCGTTATCAGGCTTACCATTTTATTTTTAGATTTGATGAACGAAATTATGTCAAACAGATTATCACATAAAAAAGGTTCGCCGTAACCAGCACAACAAAAACTATTAATAGAAGGAAATTTTATTAATAAATCGTGCACATTTCTTATTGTCATATCTGTCGCTAGTTCAATTGAATTTGTATTACGGTAACAAAATTTACAATTAAAATTGCACTTTGATGTCAAATACAGATTTGCACTTACCGGCGGATTCAAAAAGCTCTTCATTCTCTCAAATGACATATGCCTATTCCTAAAGTCTTTTTCACCGGTCTGAATATTATCAGTGCTTAGACTAGTATAAGCTCCAAGAAGTGCATATAAATTATTTTCTGTGGGTTCTTTTTTTAATATCGACCACAATTTCTTGGGCAAGTCACTCATCCATATATATTTGAATTGTTTAAACTTGTCTAACAAATTTTGATATCTTTCAAAAATGCTTTCGTTTGACCATTTGGGTGCATGCTTTCCAATTACATCATTCGATAGTTTGACCTCGAATCCATCTTTTTTCAGTCTATCGAGTTGTTCTACTTCGCACGACATTGATGACAAATCATACGGATATTTTTTAAGCACAGCATGTTTATAAATCTTGACACCATAAATTTCAAAATCTAGATGCATATCTATAAGTTTGTATGCGATCATTGCGACCATCGAGTTTGAATTTTTAATCGAAGTATACAGCGTCTCAATACCGTTGTAGTTAATTATCATATCTTCGTCAATTTCGACATAATAGTCTGTTTTGCAATCATCAATCATAATCTGAAAAGCTTTTGACATCGGATAAATGTTCTTAATAATTTCTATTTTAAACGACACCGTTTGATTATCAAGTGAAGACAGACAATCATTATAACAGGGATTATTTCCGCTGCTTATTACGAAGACTGTTAAGTCTGACAAGAAAGGTGCATTCATTTTTCAGCTTCTACGTTTAGACTTATAAGCGTTCCGTTTATTTTATCTGCCGGAATATACGCTTGACTGTAGTCGTCTACGTTGGCATGCTCTGTCGATCGCCAATCGTAACGTCGTACATTTTTTGCGCCCGCTAATTCAAGCGTATTTTTTAACGTGTTAAAATCGAATCCAGTGTAATGAAAATTATAGAGATAATTACAGCGACCAAAAATAGGCCCGAGTATAAGAGAAAGATCGCCTGTTTTTTGGTATACGCGTAATAGGCTTTCCATGTCGGGAACAGCTATCCTTAATATCCCTCCGATTTTTAATACTCTTAACCACTCATGAATAACATCAATTATATTTTTTTTATGGAAATGCTCTAAAACGTGACAACTATAAACTAAATCGCAAGAATCACTCTCAATCATCGGTAGTCGATCGACGCTATTGACTATATCAATGTGTGGAAACTCTACTACGTCTATATGCACAAAACCAGGTATGAATCGCTTTCCACAACCTAGATGTAATTTCATCATTCTGACCTGGATGCTAAAGTGCGTGACAATGCTATTACATCATCGTAATAAGGCGCGTCGCAATCGAATCCTAAATCTTTACATAAAAATCTCATACATGATTCGAAAGTCCTCATTCCAACTAACACTCTTTGGTGTTTGGCAATAGCCCGTTGATATTCTTGTATTTTAGCTTGAGACATGTTTTTAAGATAATTCATTAAGTCGCTTTCTGACCAAAAATCTCTGTAATCTATATAACAATTTTTAGGAATAAACGTTGATGTATCTTTTGGACCTAAATAAACTAAGATACATCCTGCAGCTATTGCATCAAATGGTTTCTCTGTCAAATGGCCCAAGTCTAATTGACTTTCGATTGCGAATGCGAATGTATAATCTGATAATAATTTAATTTTAGCAGAATATCTCGGTAAATTTCTTTCGTATGTATCTGATGTATCATTTTTTATTTCTAAAGGTACAGGCTTACCGGCTCCACCATAAACTTCCATGCCCAAAGCTTTAAGTTTATTTATTATCACACCTCGCGGTTCGCCATCCCGAAAATGATTAGTTATAACAGTACTAAAAAAATTTGTACGATTTCCTGTAGGATAACACTCTTGTTCTGTGATCCATAAGGGAATCGGCATATATTTAACAGTATCATTATCTATATCGGTCGAGTTATAAGTATAAATTCTGCCAAATTGTTGTTGGTATCTCAATCGAAAACCATGAGGTTGGCGATAACGACCCTCATAATGTATCAATACTCTTTTGGAATAATCGAACCTATTAATGATCGATGAGACTAATTGACGACGATCAGTACTATATGGTTGAAAAACTACTAACCAATCGTCTTTAGTGGGCGATATACTCATTGTTGCATTTTGCACTGGAACATTTATATATTTGTTCCAGCACCAATATGTCACTGTGTAAATCATAATTATTGTTTTTCTAAGTCTTGCCACTCTTCTATGGTCATTAAATTTAATATTTGCTTTCTATATTTACAAAGTAAAGAAAAATCGATAGGTTCATCACATTTGAATAAGTCTTGCTTTTTATTAGGCTTAATAATGCCGATGCCTTCGTCTATATCGACCGTACAAATAAATAAGTCTGGATCATTTTGCCTGAAATGTAGGATTGCTTTCCACACTGATCCGTTCCAATGTTGAGTACTGATATTTTCTGTTTGATGGATTTCTAATTGTGGATTACAATCATGTAATAAGATTATTCCTTCAGCATCTAGACATTTTAACGAATTGATGACGTCTTTAATGACTTGAACAGCTTTATGATCACCGTCTATAAAAACGACGTCGTATTTTTGAGTGTTATTAATAAAAAATGCATCTGATTTCATTGGATAATTACAAGGGTTAACGGGATCGACTGCGTCTTTATACGCAGCTTTTATTTTTGAAAAATTAGCTGACGGATGGCCGATACCTATTTCGAGATAATGGCAGTCTTGCTTTCTTTCTGTATAAAAATTTATGATGTCTGTCCTGTTCATGATTTTTTCCAATACACTCCCCAAGAATCTATTACGTTTATAAGATCTTGTATGTTATTTTGTCTCCTGAAATTTTCAACAGCAGTTCTACAATTGACCCAACTATAATCGTCGATGATGATGTACCCGTTTTTCACTACTTTAGAATATAACATCGTTAATGAATCCCATGTCGATTCGTATAAGTCTCCATCTAATCTTAAGACTGCAATTTTTCTTATTAAATCATTTGCGAGAGTGTCTTTAAACCACCCTTCAAGAAATATAACATTCTCGTCTAATAATTCATATTTTTTAAAATTATTCTTAACTTGCTCGACGCTGACTTTTAAAAGATCGACTGAATGTAATTTGCTGTTACTATCAATAGGATACTTGTCACTCGGTACAGGCACGCCTTGAAAAGAATCTGCTACAAAAATTTTTTTATTAGTGATTCCGTAAGCTTTTAAGATGCCCTGCATAAAAATCACTGTTCCACCTCGCCATACGCCAGTCTCTATTAAATCACCGTCTACATTATTTTTGATGACGTCTTCGACGCAATATTGTACATTATTAAGACGTTTATGACCTATCATTGTAAATGCCCTCTTAGGCCAGCATGTGCCATTTAATATACTGTCTGTTTCTTCTTCATAAATAATGTCCAATAAAGATTTTTTTAGTAATTCTAAATATAATTCTTTACACATTTTAATTCTCGAATTTATTTAAGATATTAATGTTAGCATAGATTTGACACGTGTTATTAATAGAGCCTCGAAAAATGCAAGTCCATAGGCTAGCATTATTGGTGTCAAAAATTACATATTTACATTTACTTAGAATAGAAATGACGGCTAGATAATTAACACCCAATTCGTAGTTACTAATCGCATTTTGTTGTAAGTGCATTGCTCGATCTAATTTTGCCAACGGCATCTCTTCAATATAAAAAGATTGGTCCTTTAATTGGCGCTTGAAATAATCTAAGACTTGTTGTTCGTCTGTCTGTATTAAAATTTTATAGTTAGACAATCCATTGATCAAATTGATGTTTTTTAAATAATATTGTGGATGAACTTTAGGCACTTCTAGTAATTTATCTGTGCCTCGATAAAGAATACTAATTGTATGTTCGAAATCAATGTTATATTTTTGAATGAATAATTGCAGTCTATTGTTTACTTCATCAGCTAAATTAAAATAAGTATCTCTTATTGGTGCTAGATCAGAAAAATTGAATTTACTACATTCGCCGATCATTGCATTGAAGTAAATGTTTTGCTTATTGAGCTTTACGTCATTATTTATGGTTTTAAAATATAAATCATACACATTTCGTTCTAATCTATCTGATTTATTCCAGGTTGACGCATGGGGCCAAAAAATTTTTATAGGCTTGACAGTACTTTCGTGTATTGATAACAAGCTTTTAAATGTGACGCTTGCATTTGACAATAAGCCGCAATCATGTTTGTCAAGGCTTAACGTGTTATTTTCTTGATTATAAGTTACGCCGTACATTACATGTTCTTTTCTAATATTTTAACGTCTCTTGAATTTGTTTTAATTATTTCTTTAGTTTTGAAATTTGTCGTTTGTAAGATGTATTCATCTATATTACTTCTTTTAGATTCATATAACCATGTAAATTGTTCTTCATTTGGCTGCGGAAGTGTATAAATCAAAAATTTAGTTTTCTGTGCCACAGTGCGTAAAAATTCATCAAACACTTCTATCGGATATAATCTAGAAATATGATGGAACATTGCGAGACATAAAGTACAATCGACGTATTCACTGTGTTTTATATAATCTATCGCATTATTATTATAACAATCAAATCCTATTTTCTTTAATAATAAATTGGCGATTTTAAACCTGGTTATATTGTCTTCTATACCGATTCCTTTTTTAATTAAATCTTTTAATTTATATAGTGTAAATCCATGGCATGTACCAACGTCTAATACACTGTCAACTTTATTTTTCTTGAAAAAGTCACATATAATTTGTTCTTTTCGTCCATCAGTAGAAAATGTCCAATCACTAAAATCTGGATGTAATATCGGTTGGTATAAAAATTTATTCGGGTACAAATCTTCTAGTTCTTTGTATAATGTGTTCCATTCCAGTAATCTCTCACATATCGTGACTTCTATTGGCAAGTTTTTAGAAGCTAGTAAGCTTATTCTATGCATTCCATCCCAAACATTTATCATACCGTCGTTATGTACTTTTACTGGTCGATATCCATAATAATGATCTGAATTTTCTACTTTTTTATAAATTTCACGCGATTCATCCCATTTGGGCGTCACTAGATACATTTTTTTATATTCTATACATCTATTAATAATGTCATTTTTGTTTTTTAAAATGCCATTCCACACAGTACCGTCTCGATCAAACATTGTCATCAACCACTTAAAATAGAATGTAGATTCTAATGACGTGTCTATATTTTCGTCCCATTGCTTAGCAGTCAAAAAATGAGGGCTCAACTTAATAAAATCTAATAAATTTGTGCTCCATGGATCGTTACTGAGTGTTATTATTTTTCCGGTTTTAATTATTCTCATAAGTATTTTTGAAATTCATTGTCTATAATATTAACTGCATCGATCATGTCAGTGCAATAATTAATTTTTTTATTCCAGTTATTTTGATCAATCGGCTTCTTAATCTCATCAATTAATTGTTCTATACTTTCTACAATTGGAAGCTGAAATAGATCAATATTATATTGTGGTATAAAAGGCACGATCACTTTTAAAGGTGTATAGTATACTTGCGGAATAATGACTTTTGAACCGAATGCTAGCATATCGACGACAGTACTGTTATAGCTTCCACAATGGGTCGAAATAAAAATTTCTTTGTTTTTAATGTTACTTAAATAATCGTTAAAATTGCTTTGCTTAATTATTGTGATCCATGGATATTTTTCGTACCATTCTAATTGTTCATCACTACGAAAAAGCTTGTAAATTTTATACTTGTCTTTTAATTTTTCTAATACATTTAAAATTTTAAATGTCCAATCAAATTCAGAATCTATATTAGGATTACCCTTAAAATGTGCTCGCCAAGCATGATCTAGTAAAATTGATTTATTTTCTTTTGCTACATTCGTGTACAAAGATTTTTCAATCGGTGCATTTATTAAAATGCTATTATCTTTTTTAACGTATGTAAAATTTAGATCGATCTGTGAAATTGCTATTTCCAAAAATGATGCAGTCTTGATTGAAGTAGCAACTGAAATTTTATGATAGTCTATAGACAATTCACTTAACAATGCATGTATTAATGAAAATTGTGCAGTAGGAATATCTGTTAACTGTGATGTTAATATTTTTTTGACTGTTATATGCTTTAAATTGCAAAAATGCTTTGCAAGAAAATATGAGTACATCTGCGAACTTGTATAAATAGTATTTAAAGAGAAATCTCCAGAAATAATTAAATTTAATGTGTACGGTTTCATTATCATGCTTGTCTTCTAAATGGCTGTATAAACGGTGAAGGCGCGCTAATACTTGCTCCCATTGGAGCAGATCTTGTCATTCGAGGTTTCGGCACGACATTTACGATATAATTATAAGCATCGCTCCAAATTGTACTGTCGTTAACTCTAATCGATATTGATCGTGTCAATACATTCGGACTACCCTCGATCTTTATCTTGACGCTGCTATCTGTTGAAGAATCAATACTATAACCAGTGCCGGCTGATGCAATCATTATAAATTGTTGTGGGTACATCTTTGTAGTCTGCACAATTAGTGTATCGAGCGTGATTGTTATGTAAGAACTAACATACACTTTTGGAAAACTTTTTTGATTTGTAATTATCGGCACTTCGACTACAGACACGTTAAGACCGAACCAACCACTTACAGGATCAACGCCATCATCTACTCTAGTCGCGACAGACAATGAACCGACATAATCTGTCGCAGATATCACATCAAATTCATCTGTTATGCCAGAACCTTGATCTACAGTATAATGTGAACCTGCTTGACCCTCAATTGACCAATCATAACCGCTACCATCTGGAAATTCAGGATTGTCTACAAATAAATCAGTCAAATGAACTGTCAAGATTTTGTTTTTACCAACAATCATCGGATTAAATCTTTGACCTGTAATAATAGGGGGTGCCATAATTTACCTTTCGTTATAGTTTTTTTCTTATTACTATAATAAAGCTTAAAAATAAAGCGATAATAAATGTAGTTTATTGATAATAATACTCTTTGATCCATGTTCAATAATTTTTGATAATATGGTAAATCTATGACTATAATTGTGATAATATATTTATAACTTAAGAATATTTGATCTTTGAATATGGTGCTATGAATGAAGGTTCAGAATATTACATTAACTATGTAAATCAACTAAAACGACCATTTATCGTTTTTTTCTTTCACTTCATTCGAATTTCATCTATTCAAATATCTTAAAAATGATACATAATTGAATGTGGTGCTTAGGATGAAAGTACAGGATAGCTCAATGGTAGAGCATTAGTTGTTGAAACTAAATGTTAACGGCTCGAAACCGTTTCCTTTAAAAACTTCATTCGAATTTCATCCATTCAATTTTATTAGAAAGTAATATGAAAACTTCCATCAAACACACGAGTAATAATACGAGTAATTGCACGTGTAGTTTTTGCTTTAATAGCAAAAACGAACTGGTGGAGTTTGCATAGATAGATAACTCAAAATCTTTTACAAAAAAGCTCCACTGGCGAAAGTCAATGGAGCTTTTTTATTGGGATGAAGACAATCTAAAGTATTACGAGTCACATGTAAAGATTTATATCATAACACAGAGACAGTATATGATAGTATCAAAGACATTTTAAGTAATTCACAAAACTGTGAAATAAAGATAGATTTGTTTACTAAAGCACAGGCTAGACGGTTACAATTATTAGCAGAATTTGAAGAAAACCGACGTCGATTAAAAATTGAAAAACAGCAAGCGAAGAAGTTAGATCGACAAATTATAATTACACAACGAACTAATGACATTTTGCATAGTGATTTTACAAAGCGCGGTACAATTGAAAATCTTAGTAATAAATGGGGAGTTTCACATACACGAGTTAGACGATTTATAAATGAACATAAAGATTTGATTGAGCCGCTTTAGCTGAACGGTCCAGCGCAGGTTTGAAGCACCTGAGTATCCAGTTCAATTCTGGGAGGCGGCACCATTTTTTTAAGGAGCATACTTTGCGAATATTTTTGTGTGCGTGTGATCTTTACAGTTTTTTTGGATGTGCTGTTCAAACTTTTGTTCTTGATCTTGATGAATGAAGTTCTTTGAAATTACTGGCAAGTAGTTCAATTTGGCAGAACACCTGGCTGTGAATAATAACGCAGCTCTAAATGGAAACATTTAGATGAACACGCCGCTAAGTCGGGGAAACCTAAAGAGCAATCCATGGCAATCCCGAGCAAGGAAGATAAAAATCTTCTATGCGTAGAGACTTTACACGGCGCACCTGAAATGGTGAAGAGAAAGTCCACGCTATATGGAAACATATAGATAAGTGTAACCAGGTAGTTGGGGGTTCAAGTCCCTCCTTGCCAGCCATTCCAGAAAGGAGCTCATAATGACAGCCAGTATCATGCACCAGTGAGTGGTGCTAACAAAAAGGAGTCATTATGTCTCATCCTGTGAACAAGAGAGAGCGTTTTCTTGTCGGAGTTAAAAAGAGTAAAAAACGCGTTAGTCGTTTTTATTCTTATTTGACTAAAATTCAACATCCTGATTGGGTTGAAAAATCAGCACAACGTCGTAGGAATTGTACTAAGACTTGTTCATGCGCAGGTTGTGGTAATCCGAGAAAATATTTTAATGAAGAGACGATACAAGAAAAAAGATGGAAGATAGCCGGATAACGGTTAGCCGGGACTGTTTGCTACACAGTTGCTCAGTGGTACTGAGTTGGGAGTTCAACTCTCTCATCTTCCGCTGTTTTGACGGCGTAGCTAAGTGGTAAAGCACTGGTCTGCAAAACCAGCATCAGCAGTTCAAATCTGCTCGTCGTCTATTTTTGCTGGCGTATTTCAATTGGTAGAAAGCCAAAATCGTAATTTGGCAGTTTGAAGTTCGAATCTTCTCGCCAGCTTTCTATGCTAATAAACATGATTATTTGCTATTATTGGGAGACTAATGTGACTATTTCTAAACATTTAACAAGAAAACTTCTTTCTGGAAGAATAGTTAAAGAAGAACTCAAACGGACAATTGTCATCGATAGTAAATGTCCCAAAAAATGGGTATGTATTGATTTAGAAAATGGTAATATCTGGGTAAAAGATCGTAAGTATAGACGACCAAATTCTATAGAGAAAAAAGAAGCATTAAAGATTTTAAACTTAGTAAATTGATACGACTATATTATTATGATGCACACGATGAAAGCCTTATTCGAATCATTGCAGCATCGATTGCGACCAGAAGACGTCGCTGAACTAGTGCTTGCAGAATTAGATGATTTGACGAATCATGAACGTCAATTATTGAAAAACGTAGCTCAGTGCTCTTTAAAGCGTGGTGTTTTCGCAATGACTTCTATGGCTGCAGACTTTCAAAAGCCGGTCGCACCGATAAGACAAGTAAATAAGGCTCAGGAACTTTTTAAAGACGCGTATAAACTGTCAGAGGTTGACTGTGCAAATCCAAAAATAGTATTAGGCTTAATTCGTAGAATTTCTCTAGAAATATATAAGCAAGTCGGCAAGAATGATTTTAAAGATAACCGCCTTAATAAGCTGGCTAGAAAACAAAGGAAATTAGATATTTCTCGTCGTCGTTATAATAAATTATTTCGATTCCTTGCACGATTTGAACAAAAGGTTGATAAGTATATAATTGAGCAAGATAAATTCCAAGCGACTTGTATATCAAAATCGGGCTTAGCAAATCAAATCGATAATGACGACTTTTGTAAGTCACGTGATGCTGCTTGCTTTGTCGCATATTTTACTGCGAGGCGTAATCGCAGGAGTGTATTTACTAACGAAAGTCAAGACAGAGCATTTGATGACGTATCGAAAATGCTTTACGATCGTTTTACTAAGAAGCCACGTCGTGCAGGTTGGAGGATAATTGCTCGCGTGATGCCCGATTTCGAAGTGATAAGTAAATTAACAGACAAAGACAAGATGGAGTTACTTATAACGTGGTTGGACGTCTTAAGCAAGATAGCTTCTATGTTAGCAACGATATGGATCCAGAGTAAATTTGATCGCGCCACAATGATTGTTTCGAAGGGCGACGACTCGACAACGTGGAATGCGCTTGCAGGTGCGTGGAACACTGCACGACAAAGTTGGATGAGTTTAATGTTCACACTAGACATGCGAGACGAACTAGATAAAATTTGCTTCGGTAAAGTCATGAGGTTAATGGCTGCTGATGTGGTTGCGTGGCATCGTAGCAGTGGTGGTAATGTCGAACCTGACACGTTAGTGTGGGCTGATTTACCGGCACCATGGGACGTGTTTTCTGGTAAAGCTATTTGCACGCGGTCAAAAGTCGAAGATGCTTGTAATAAATATAATGTTGATCCAATTAAGAAAAATTGGACGTATCCAATACAAAAACGTGAAGCAGTCGCTTTTAAACCGACGCCGGAATTAGTGCATGGCGTTATGGTATCACATCCTGCGCTCGCTAAAATAATTCGAAAAGCAGGGTGGTTTTCAGGTAAGAAATCAAGGCCCATAGCTGAAAACGTGATAATACATAGAGAAAATGGGTTTGCTACAAATGTCGAATTGGATTCGATGTAGCTCAGTGGTAGAGCACGTGGCTCTTGGACCGCGTGGACGCAGGTTCGAGCCCTGCCATCGAATCTTATTTTTTACAATCAACGAGGAGAGTGCGTATGAAGATTGTCAGAGCAATGAAACAAATTAAGAGATTACAGGGCGAAATTAAAGAGTTGCAGAAAAGAGCATCGAGTTGCCTGAACACGATCGAAGGCAACGAGTTCTCTGAAAAGTTTGATGAACTCTTGACAGAGCTCTCTGAAAAAAAGCTGAGACTCAGGACTCTCAAAAATGGAGTCATGGTCTCTAACATCCAGAGAGGAATGTTCGAGAAGATCCTGGAGCTGGGAGAACTGAAGAGTCATATCGATTTTATCAGAGAACTCGAACCAAAAACCGGGCTTGCAGAAACTAGTTATGGAGAGGCAGCTCAGAAACGTATCTCTCAATGGACTATAGTAGCTAAGAATAAAGCAGTCCAAGAGATCCAGAATAAAATCAATGAGCTCACCGATGAGCTCGATGATTTCAATGCGAAAACCGATATTGTACAATAGAAATAGAAGCAGGGTTGTCCAACCGAGATAGATCGGAGTCTGAGAGCCGGAGCAATCCGGTTTGAGGATGACGAATCTGTTTCAACATGGTATAAAGATATCGATAAACCCTTTATGTCATTGGTTTTCTAGTTCTCTGTTATCTGTCACCTACGGCTCGGTTTCGAGCTACGGTTATTAGTCTTAGTGACGACCCTGCTTTTTTAATTATATGGCAGACACTGCACTCATTTATAATGAAACTGCAAAATGCGACGATTGTGGCAATTCTCCTATAGTGATTCAACATTGGGGACCAATAACTAATGGAGAAAATAAAAAACTTTGTCAATCGTGTTGGAAAAAAAGACTGGATAAAAAAGAAGAAGAAGATAAAACTCGTAGACTTTAAAAAAGGATCAATCGATGTTATAGGTTTTTAGACCTCCTTGACGATACTCTTTTGTTTGAATTTAATCATAAAACAAAAACAAAGGAGTATCAAATGTTATCTTTATTATGCCTCAAAAACTATCTAAAATGTCAAGCCTGTACGATTCGAATTACTAAGCAGGAACTCAAAAAATATCAAAAAGATAATAACGGTTGGGACGGCGGATTTTATGCTAAAATCCGTGCTCTAGTTCATGATTACCGGCATAAGCATATAGCTTATTGTCTGTTGAAAGGAATTGTTTATGAATCTATTGAAAAACCTCGCGAAGGTAATGAACCGAATATGGCCCTTATCCAGGAGATACAAAATGAGTACACCAAAAATGTACCTTCTGGTGCGTAAGGATCTTGAACAGACATACAGATGTGTTCAGGCGACACATGCTCTAGTACTGTTTTTTCAAAGATATCCAGAGCTTTTTAATGAATGGAATAATGGATATCTTATTTTTCTGGGAGTCCAAAATCTAAAAGCTCTTCGCGTATGGGCAGAAAAACTTTCTTATGTAGGAAAATCATTTGCTTGTTATAAGGAATTAGATCTAGATGAGCAGATGACTGCAATAGCGTGCTATGATACTGGTGAGGTGTTTAGTAAGTTGAAAGTAGCATAAAAATTGCTCCAGTAAGTTAGTGATTAGACGCAATGTCTCTAAAACATTGAGCATGGGTTTGAATCCCATCTGGGGCATAATAACATTTTGATAATTCCAATATATAAAGGAGGTATTTTTATGAACTATACTAGTCGAGTCTTGTGTGAGTTTAGTAAGAATGCTGCGTGGCAAAATTTACCATATAAATCTCAACGTAGATATCTAAAACGGCATCCTAAATCGCGTTTTCGACCGACAGCATTACCTGGATCTGAAATCGAGAGGAATAGATTTTATGATGTGCCTATTATGATCCTGCGAGCGAGAAAACCCACGGCTTTAGCCGTGGGATGAAAGCGAGCCAGCACATACAAAATATATAACACTCTTTGTGCAAAATGTTGTATATTACATCTAATGCGCAAAACTTTCAAGTACCGCCTATACCCCACTAAACTCCAGACTACCAAGATGAATAACATCTTGGAACAGACTCGTTGGGTCTACAACGAAACTCTTGCGCTCAGAAAGAACGCTTGGGAAATTGAAAAGAAATCTATATCTCTCTACGACACCGCTAATAAACTTCCTGAATGGAAATATCAAAAACCTGAGTTGAGTGACGTGTACTCTCAAGTGCTTCAAAATGCTCAAATCAGAGTAGACCTCGCTTTCAAAGCCTTTTGGAGACGCTGTAAATCTGGAGAAAATCCTGGATTCCCTCGATTCAAAGGAAAAGGATGGTACGACTCTATTACGTACCCGCAGTCTGGATTCAAACTTCATCACGGAGAAACATATCTCTCTAAAATAGGCTCTGTTAAAACTATCTTTCACAGATCGTGCGAAGGCACTATAAAAACCTGTACTGTTAAGAGAACTCCTACGGGTAAGTGGTTTGTGTACTTTTCTTGTGAGGTAGTACGCCCGGAGCCTCTTCCAAGCACGGGTAAAATAGTTGGATTTGATCTCGGACTCCTCACCTATGTCCAGTGCTCTGATGGTACTAAGATTGATAAGCCTCGATTTTTCAAGCAAGAGCAAAAAGCTCTTGCTCAAACTCAGAGGCGCTTTTCGAAAAACAAAAGTCATAGAAACAAGCAGTCTGTAGCTTTTGTGCATGAGCGCGTTAGAAACAAACGTGAGGATTTTTGTCACAAAGCCGCTAAATCTCTCGTGGATAAATACGATTTTATCGCTCACGAAGATCTGAACGTCAAAGGAATGTTGGAGCAGAAAAAGTTCAGTAAAAGCATTTCTGATGCTGCCTGGAGTACACTGATACAGTTTCTGATCTACAAAGCTGAAAACGCTGGTAGAATCAGAGTAGCAGTGGACCCAAGGGGTACGAGTCAGAGATGCTCTCAGTGTGGGTCGGTGGTGAGTAAAGATTTAAGTGTTAGAGTACATCACTGTCCTCACTGCGGTTTCAAAACGAGCAGAGATATGAACTCTGCTTTAGAGATACTCAGACTCGGGCTGGAGTCTGTTGAGCGACCTGTGCCCCGCCGCAAGGCGAGACACGGGTGAG